TTACAGCAGCTTGTAATGCTCAGCCAACAAAAAGCGGACGTATGTCGGGCACGCGCGCTTCTCGCCGCACCAGTCCTGCACCGTGCGACGCGGGACACCAGCCCCCTTTGCAAATGCGGTCTGGGACAGACCGGTGCGGGCTACCAGCTCGCGCATGGACAGGTGTGCCATCTCCCAGATGGTGGACAGTCTTGCCTTTTCGGCATCCAGATCTACGCACCCGTCGGCATCATCCGGGATGCTGAGGGTGACATTGTTGAGGAATGCTGCCCGGGATGTTTCCGGGTCGGTTGCCATATTAAAAAGTTCAGCTGTGTACATTGCCTTTCTCCTTCTTAAATCTCCTCGGTCGATGTTCGCGCATCGGCTGGGGACTTTTCTTTACTCCATATTTTCCAGAGCTTCGAGATACTTCGGGTAAAGGTCTTCCACGACGGCCTGTCTCTCAACGTCATCCAGATTGCCGTTCATGAGTGCCTCGCCCTCTTCATCGGAGAGTTCGATGCTGGTAGTGACCATCAGGTCGCAAGCGTCCAGATGAGAGGTCTTGACGTCGCCATCATCGGTGAGGTGCGCGTAGATCATCCAAACGCCGTTGTCATACTCGATTTCGGTACCGGTGGCCATAACCTTGGTTGCGAACTCGTCAGCAGTGAGCTTTTTCATAATTGTTACCTTTATGTCTCTATGTGTTTGTGCGGAATCTTTCACTGTTTTTATTATACACGCATTGCGTGTAGTTGTCAAGAATTTTTTGAAATTTTATACGCGTTGCGTGTAAAAAACTAGGTGCTCATGCGGATTTTTCCGTGTGGGCGCTTTTCTTTTTTGTCCTTCGTTGCACCTTCGTTGTCCTTCGCTTTTTGTTGATGCGGTACACTGGGAGCAACAGGAGGGATGTATTATGAGCTATTATCCGACACCCGGAGCGCCCTATGTTCCGCAGCAGCCTGTCAACCCTTACGGTGGTATGAACACGGTAGGCCTTGCCACTCCCCTGCCAAACGCACAGATGCAGCAGGCACAACCGCAGCGTCCGCAGCCGATGAATGGGCAGCAGCCTGTTCAGCAGTCGGCACAGGATGGCGGTTGGCTGCTGGGCAGACCTGTTTCCAGCAGAGAAGAGTTTTTGGCGATACCGTCTGACCTGTACGGCAGACCGACCTATTGCCCCGACCTGCGCAGCGGTGTGATCTACTGCAAGCGGCTAAATCCTGACACCTGTGAATCCTATGTACAGGAGTTTTACAGCCCGGAAGCGTGGCGGCAAATACAGGCACAACAGGCACAGCAGACCGCTGCACCGACACAGCAGTATGTGCCCATTGAAGAGTATAGCACTCTCGTCCACAGGCTGGATGAGCTGGAAAAGTGGCAGAACGGAGACTGGGACAAGCGGTCTGGACAGTATGAGCATGGCGGTGCAGACAGCCGCTCCATCAAGATGCCACGCCAGCACCTCACCCACGATGAAGCGGAGGAATGGTGCGACAACATGGTGAACGCTGACGGCACAAAAGGCTGTCACTGGACGCTGGAACAGACACAGGACGTTGCCAAACAGCGCAACATCACCTGTGACAAAAACGATTTTTGGGCTGCCATGAACATGATGTACAGCGATTACGGAAAGGTTGCCAAAATGTACAGCGTGGACAACACCAACTTCTACGCTGACATGGCCGCAGCGTTTTTGCAGGACAAAGACGCTGTGGATGGCAAACTGGTCGAGTACTGGGAACGCATTGTAGAGCGCGGATGATGCCTGCAGACTTTTTGCAGACTTCTGGATGGCAAATAAGTGCAGATATCGGTTAGTATTCGATAGTATCCGAACTACTGCAAATACAAAAAATCCGCATGAACACTGGATTTTCCAGCATTCATGCGGATTTTCATTTGGTGCGAGGGAGGGGACTCGAACCCCCTATATATCGCGTCAAGTCGTGTTTTTCTTAGCTTTGCAGACTTTTTGCAGACCTACTTTTTGCTTTGGACATACGCATCCAGCTTTGCAATGTACTGTTTGTCCTCTTCATCGCGCAGCTGCTGGTATATCTTTCGGGTCGTCGAAATGTCTGCATGACCCATAAGCTTCTGAGCCACCATGTCCGGGATACCGGCGTAAAAAAGGTTTGTCGCATAAAAATGCCGGAACTGATGCGCAGTTACAAGGGCTTTCCATTTGTAGTATACCCTGTACTCGCCCGGCTTGTCCTTTATCCTGGCACGCTTCTCCTGCTTCTCGCTCAGGCCGAGATCCCGGCAGTAGATCGCCCAGCGCCACTCGTACTGCGACTGCGAGAGTGGCTTTGCCTCGCCGGACATCACATAATCTGTTTCTGCGTGACCGGCTTTCTGCTCCAGCAGCATCGGGCGAAAGGTCGTCAGAATGGGCACATCTCTGTATCCCTTCTCTGACTTTGGCGTTTCCTCATAGGCGCGGTTACGGTCCCACGGCATTGCAGAACGCACATGGATCACATTCTGCTCAAAGTCCACGTCTTTCCATTGCAGCCCGTTCGCCTCGCCGAGACGGAGCCCGGTGTACTCAAAGAGCTGCGCCCAGAAACCGCACCCCTCTGGATGTGCGTCAATGATATCCCGCTGCTCTTTTGTCGGCTCGAGACGCTTCCCTTTTTTCATCCCGGCGGGTGGTTTTGCCAGAAGAACCGGATTGCTGGTACCGTGATAATTTGCGCACCAGAAGGTAAAGATACAGGACAGCACGCTTTTTGCATTGGTGATAGTATGCAGCGCCTTGCCGTCCATCTTCATGCGCTCCATGTATCCGCAGACTGCCTGCGTGTCGATGTCAGCCATCGGCGTGTCGCCAAAGCATTCCAAAAGCGGAGGGATATTCTTGATGTAGGCATTTATTGTACCACGTTTTACCGGCTTTGTCGAGCCTGTAATGTAATTTTTGTACGCTTCTGCCATTTCCCGGAAGGTAGCACCGCCGTTATTTTTGCTTTCTTCCAGTGTTGCCTGCCGGTAGGCCTCTTCATACTTTGCAGTTGCTTCGGCAACCGTGGCGCCCAGGAAGTGCTTATACTTTCCGTCCGGCATTTTGCGCTTGATCTCGTACCGGCCGTCAGCGCGTTTCGTTCTTTTTCTTGGCATCCTCTATCGCCTCCTTGTTTATGGAGTAGACATCTTCCGTATTTTTTGCTGCCGCCATTCCGCAGTCGCGCGCCTGACACAGCATTTCAATATTCGGTTGCAGCCCTTCTGGATCTACGTCCGTTTTTGTGGCAGTGGCAATCTCGTAGTGGCTCAGGATCGTATTGACCACGGCCACCCTATCCCGCAGCGGCGTGTGCAGGTTGGCCACCATTTCGGTAAGCACGCTCAGATGGTCCGACCCGTGCGCGCCGTAGCGGATGTACAAGAGCGTGTCTACCTCGTATGCGCTGCATTCTTCGATGGCCTCGTGCAGCATTCGACGTTTTTCTTTGTCGGTGGGGTCATCTTCCAGCCGTTCCAGCAGCCCCGGGTGGATGCAGGAATCCAGATAGCGCTCCAGTGAAACCCCGCAGCCCACGAACCATTGCATCATCATGGGAAAGGAGATCGCGTTGATTCCCTGCTCCCACTTAATTACGCTTTGTCGGCTTACGCCCATTCGTTTCGCAAGTATGGCTTGGCTGATTCCGGACTCTGCCCTTGCTTTTTCCAATGTTTCCGCAACACGCAAAACCCAATCATCCATTTCCAAACATCCCCTTTTTTCGACAATTACACAAAATTCGACTGTTTTTCTGTCTTTTTTGGTTTACCATAAACTTCCAAAATTTGATGTCGAATCTGTTCCTTTTTCCGTGTTATAACATAATTGTCAAAAAAATCCAGAAGGAGTGTAAAAGTAATGGATAACATCAAGGTTCTGAACGAAATCCCAGAAGATATGGTAATCATTGACGGCATGCCGGCATCCAAACCGCAGAACGCTGATGGAAGCCGCAAACCGTGGGAGGGTTAAGCTATGATCAACACAAATACCAAGGAAGCTATGCTCTACGCCTACGCACAGGACAACGTGCGCAAGCTTGTCTATCACCTCTCGCAGGCCGGGTCTGATGGGTCTGCCTACAATGCCGCCCTCCAGATCCTGAAAACTGCTGTTAAAGACCACAATGCCGGCCACGACCCCGGCGCACGGTATCGGAATGTCAACGGGCGCATCGTTGCAGTGCCGGCAGTCTCTCCTTGTCCGTGTGATCAGGAGCGTTAACCTCAAAGTTAATTTTGTCGGGCGTTCAAGGTGTCCACAGTGGACACCTTTTTGTTAATTGCCCCCGGCGGGCTGGTGCAAAAGCTCCATGAATTTTTCACCGCTCATAAACTCAATGTTTGCACCTTCGGCGTTCATCTGCTCCGCCTTTTTTATTTTGGAGGACTTTTCACCGAAGCGTTCAGCCCATTCTTCTTCCCTCTGGCCGCAAACAAGGATCTGCGTGCGTGGGCTTAGCTTTATTCGTACCTTTGCACCCAGCGCAGCGGCCTGCAAAGACGCTTGCTCTCTATCAATCGGCAGCTGACCTGTTATCACAAGCGTTTTTCCATACAGCGGATGCTGCGGGTCTGCCTGCTTGTTTTCAGGGTATAGCACATGACCGGGACGGCTTTTCGGCTTTGTCGGCGTGGGCGATTGTGTCTTGATTTCTTTGTTTTTTGTGGCAAAATTGTGCACCTGTAAGGTTGCCTTTACGTCCTCCAAAGCATCGTGCGCGTTGTAGTCGTACCCGATTATTCTGGCTGCGCTTTGCAGTGCCATGCGTGAGCGGTGGCCACCGCTGGATGCATTGCAGTAATCCACGATTTCCTTCATGGGGTCACACCAGAGTAAAATGTATGGGTTTATTCCGTTGACCATTAGAAAGCCCTGCTCAAACGAGCAGTTATAGGCCAGAACTTTGTCGGCGCGGAAAAGAATATCCTGCACATAAGGTACCACCTTCTCAAACGGCGGGCAGAACGCAACGCGGGGCGGGTATATTCCGTTTACGTTAGAAGCGCTTTCCCAGCTGTTGTGCCGCACTGCTCGGCAGTACTGGTTCATCAGCACGTTTTCGTCCTGGTCGATGATGGACACTTGCAAAATTTCATCTGTGTCGCAGTTCAGGCCGGTGGTCTCGAAGTCAATGACGACCTCTTGATAATGCGAGTCTGCGGCGCGTCTTTTGCCCTGATCAGCAGCAAGTTTAGCCAAATGATCCTGCTCGTACAAGCCATCTGGCGGCTGCGGCGCTTGGTGCGGCTCTCTTTTTACAGGATCAGGGTAGTCCACCGTGCGCTGCAAAACGGTTTCAATGTGGTTTTGCTCTGCTTGCTTTTTCTTTTCGTGCTTTTTGTAAAGGGTATATCCGGCAGCAGCTACAATAGCTATAAGAACCAAAATTAAAACTGCCGGGTGTACCTTACTGCAAATCGTAAACAAAAATAAAAAAGCAAAAAATATCAGAGCTACCAGAAAAGGCATCCAGACAAAAACACAAAACAGAATGTGCAGACAGCCGGGTGATTTTTGCTGATTGTTTTTCATAATACTTCTAGGCTCAATATGCAAACTTCATAAATTTACTTCCCTGTTTGTGCGCTTCTACCTTTTCCAGTGCTCGCGCACGAACAGCCGGTGATGCTACACTCATGCAATCGTAAGCTTCCATAATCTGAGATATAGCGTTTCGGTCATTTACATAAGTGCTCATTTTATAATCGAACTGCGCATTGTCTCCTTTAAATCTGTATGTAACCTTTTCTGCGTTGATGGATTTTTTCAGCATTGAGATTTCCTGCTCATCTGCAATATCATCGCCAAGCTCCCAGACGTAAACATTGTCGGTAAAAATCTCTTTTACTACTTTTTCGCTTTTTTTAGCTCTATCAATTTCTTTTTTGTAAACTTCACCATCCACTGAATAAACTATTTCATCCCAGAAAATCCAGTTTTTTGCGTAATAAGTGTACATCAACCGTAACGGTTGAACATTATTATCAACAACGCAAAAATACGGAAGAATAAAATTTGTCTGATTCAGTTTGGGGTAATCCTTCCAAAAGAAAAAGTCCACGTTTTCCACATCATCATGTTCGCGGTAAACCGTATTGTTTAACTTCTCGGCAAGTGCATCCACCTGAAGATCTTCCAGTTCTTCCTGATACAATTTCAGCTTGTCGTAGTTAGAAACCATCGACTGCCATTCTGTCGGCATGGAATTGAAAGCCGCCTGTGCGTTATTGATTGCAGTCTCACTTTCCAGAGTAACCGGGGCAATCTGGCTGATCAGTGCTTCCACCTGCTCAGGGGGCATAGCACTATTCTGCTGCGCAAGCACCGCAAAGGGAACGTCCCCGGCGGGGCTGGCGGCCAGTGTGGGCAATGCAGTACCCGCCATCAGAGCAGCCACAATTGCGCCCGCCACAATAACTTTGCATTTTTCCGCAATTTTCATTTGAAATTCCTCTTTTCTCTTGATTTTTAACGACAACAGTTGTAACATAGAATTACAAAATACAACAAAAAGGAGTGTTACTTATGCATGACGCTGAATTTCTTGCCTACCTGAAAGAGCATCCCGCACTGTGGGGCATTGTAATGAGCGTTTTGCTGGAGCATTCCGAAACCGAAGATGCTGCACAGGCGTCCTGAAACAGCCACCGCACAAGAAAGGAGATTTTTATGTTTGACTTTTTCAAGAAAAAGAATCCCCCGGCACCCAAACCGTATGTACCGAGGTGCCTTGTAGGAGCAGAAGGCTTTGGTAAATACCAAATAGAGTTTAACATCTCCGATTCTGACCCCCAAGTTGAAGAAGTTGTGAATAAACTTCTTCAAACCATGGTGGAAATGAAAATTTCCAACGATGTCGCCATGCAGGTTCCGGCAGCTTTGCACACGGCTCTTGCAGAATCGTATGAATGGTGTATTGCTAAGACCATTTACAAGCCACTATCGTACAATGGAGACGATCAGAGCGATGAAGGAGACGATAAAGGCGAGAACTGACATTGTATTTGCAAAATGCATCTCGCTTTTACGGCGGTCGATATAGCGCAAATACAATTTCCCGTCCATGGTGATTTGATACACATGCCCGGGTATCTGCATTTTAGCTGAATCAACTACAGGCTTTACAAGCTTTTTCTCGTACAGCGTTTTTACTCTTTCTGTCCACTCGGCGGTCTGATCCACCGGTCCTTGTGCTATCACACGCAGGGTGTTCAGCTCGTCGGTGGATAGCACCAGCTGCTCAAAATCCATTGCGGTCACTCTTCCTTTGCTTTTCCGTTTTCCAGCACAGCCAGCGCGGCGGCTTTTGCGGCTGCACGCGCTTCCGGCGTTGCATTTTTATAGGCTGCTTCTACATCAGCCCATTCCCATTTGAGTCCGTCCATCCCGGCGGGCTCTTTTTTTGTGCCCATAAGCTCGTCAACGGTAACACCAAAGTAGTCCGCAAGCTTTTTACGGCTGGACATTCTGGGCAAAGAACCATTTTTCCAGCTTGTCGGCATAGAGTTGGAAAAACCAAGTTCTTCTGCAACAGCAGCAGGAGACTTTTTCTTTTTTGCACACTCGACTACAAAATTATCCCAAAACAAAATTTCCACCTCCTTTTTGGTAAGATTGACGAAATCTAGAAAAAACTTGATATTGCCTTGAAATCCAGATAAATCTAGATTATAATACAAGCATACCGAGTGGCTGACCAGAAGTCCCCATACTCTCCGATCGCTGCCGGTACTTCACAGGGCTGCCACGCCGCGGTGAACCTTCACAGCTAAGCGAGGAATTTTCTTATACCGTCCTGTTGATCAGGTGCCTATGCGCGGGCACCGGGTGCATAAAGCAGAGGGTCGCGCGTACCTTCCGATCTGCTTTCTGCCCCAAACCCAAAAATGTTGCCAAGAGTAAAAATGATAACCGCAATATCATTTTACACCATCTTGTATGGCTTGGCAATGTTTTTATAGCGATATTTTGAAATGATTTTCAACCATGGAGGTGGAAAACTTGCCGACCATTGAATGGAAAGCCGAAGTAGCCAAGCGAAAAATGATGCTTGGCTGGGGCAACCGTGAATTAGCCTTGCATGCGGGCTTGTCGAAAGGCGTTGTGGACAAGTACATGTCCGGGCACTACCCCAACGAAACGCCCCGGGAGCTGATCGAGACCGCTTTGGGAATGAGGTGACGCGGATGCTGGCTTGTCTGATGTGCTTTATAGCAGGCTGCTGCCTGATGGCGTTTTTGTTTATCTGCGCCACAAAGCCGCCCCGCAAAATGATGTGGGTCTGGCTGGCGTATTTTAGTTTGATCATGGCGCTGGCATGGCGCATAGGAGGTTTGATGGTATGAGAAGTTGTGCATTTATTTTGGCTGATTTGATGGTCGCCCTTGGCCGCGACCCCTACCACGCAGCCTGCACCGAGATGTGGCTGATGGTGATGATCATCGCACCGGCGCTGGTGCTTGCCCCTTACCTGCTGTGCCGCTGGGACGAGTATATGCGTGCCGAGAACGCCCGGAGAATGGCGGCGCGGAAGCGGATCTATGAGAGGGCGAGGAACCATGAGTGATGTTATCCACCGCTGCGAAATGTGCGGCGCGGTGCTGCCGGAAGGCACCGGAGTTAACAGAAGGTACTGCGATGCGTGCCGCAAGCTCAAAAGAAAAGAAGCAAATCACAGTTACAACATGAGGCGCAAAGGCGAGAACTGCGAAAACCCTTCGGTTGTGCGGTATTGCAGCGTTTGCGGCAAGGCGCTCCCGGCGGGGGCTGCGGCAAACCGGAAGTATTGCCTTTCTTGTAGCGAGAAGGTGAATTTGGAAAAAGCAAGAGAACGCGCCCGGCGGGCGTTGGCAGCTAAGCCGAAGGTTGAAAAGCCTACGCCGCTGCCAAAGCCTGCACCGAAGGAGAATCTTTCTCGCGGCAGGCACCGCAAGGTGGACAAGCCCTGCAAAGAGTGCGGCACGATGATGTACGGCGTGGACCCCGGCAAAATGTTTTGCGATGCCTGTAAAAAGCGCAGATACGGGAAGTCCAGCGTGGACACCGGCACGCAGCCCGGCATTATAAAACCCAAAGAAAAGCCAAAAAATAACCACGACAGGATCGTGGACGACAACGCTGCTGCCGCAGCTATGGGTTTAAGCTACGGCAAATTCAAGGAATGGCAGCGCAGACAGAAGGAGTTGAAGGAACGTGGCGAAATCTACTAGAAACGACGCATGGCACGACAGCTACAAGGCTATTTTCAGCAAATTTGGCTGCATCCGGCTGACCATCGAACAGGTTTCCGTGTGCATGGGCATCCCGGCACGGTATGTCCGCAAGCGCTACCCGGACGGATGGGCGAACATGGCGGGAGAGGACGGACGAGGACGCAATAACACCATCCGGCTGGACACCCTGCTGGATCAGGAATATAAAACTCACTGAGGTGCAGCCATGAAAACGGAAATGGACAAGCTGGATGAAATACTTACTGAGCGTGGTGTTAAGCACACATACGACCGGAATTATGATGGCGGAGCACAGATTGTTGTTTATGAGGATGGTCTGCGCGTTTGGGATGCAATATGCACTAAGTTTTCTTATGGCGGTGCACATGGACTTTTGGAAATCAAGCTTGAATTTCACGTCCCGAACGTTTACGGATGCCTTACTGCTGAACAGATCATTGAGAAAGTTTATGGAGGTAAAAGATGATGGAAATATTGGGAACACCGTTTGTTTGCACCAATGGTGCCGATGACTCACCGCCTTTGACTTTGATGCCTGACCCGCCAAAAGGCGTTGATCGCAGCTTTGCCCCGGCGGGTAAGCTGATCGACCCGGACAAGGCGGCACAGGCGGTGAAAGACAGCGTGGATCGCGGTGCACCGACCCGCGAGATCGACACCGCAATCCGGTATCTGATACTGGCTGCCATGAGCATTTGCAACGACAGCATGAACGCTTTTGGGCGATTTTTGAATGCCAACGATGATTACCAGCGGGAAAACGCGGAGTACATGGTGCTGGATGGTCGCAAGGCTGCTGCACAGATCCAGAGCATCCTCGGCGTTATGTCTGAGCTGGAGGGGCTGGAAGAACACTGACCCCGGCACACCAATGGCGGCAGGTGGATAAACAAGAGCCGCTGCCAGCGCAATGCGCAGAATAAAACTATGGAGGTATGTATTATGAGTTACGAACGTAAAGGCGGGCATTTCCGCCGCCAGTACAGCGCACAGGCCAAGAAGGCCGGCGAAGCCATGATGAAGGTGATGCGGGACTTTGCAGAGCCGCTTAGCGTGCAGGACGCGCGGGATGCGTGCACCTTCTGCCGCAGCATTCTGGAAAGCCAGGTGCGCGGATGCCCGTACAATGACGCAGCGCTGGAAGCGGAGGAGGATCTGAATGCGGTTGCAAACGCTGATGAGCCCGATGCCTAAATCCCCCACCTACGAGGAGACCGCCACCGGCTACGCCATTGCCGCTATGCGCGTGGCAGAGCTGCCGCCGGATACCATCCAGCAGGTGGTTACGGAGATGCGCGTTATGATCGACAAGTATTCACTGGGCGAGGCGGCGCAGATCGCCACCTCCAGCCCCTATTGACGGAGGTGGTAAGGTTGGCAACGCCAAAAGCTTCCGGGCGCGGCAGACCGCAGAAGAACGCTTCTGCGGCTGTTTGTGCCCCAGACGTCAAGTTCCCCGTTGAAGTGCCAAAAGCCCCGCAGACAGCCCCGCAGGCGGTCTCAGTGCTGATTAAGGCCATCAGCGAGGATGCAATCAAGCTGAAGCTGCTTCCCGGTGCCAATGCCGTGCGCGATATGATGGACAAAACCTTTGGCGCTGCGGGCTGGACCATGCGGCGCTATTTTGCCGATGGGCGGCTGTGGTGTCAGGTGGGCGTATACTGCCCGCAGGAGCGGGAGTTCGTCTACAAGGACGCGGGCGGACTTTCTCTCCCCTGCCGTGACCCGGCTCTGATGCGGGAGGTCACCAGCTTTGTGTCCGCTGCCTCCTTCTGGGGTGTCGGCAGGGACGTGATGGAGCTGGAAGACATCGTGCTTAAAAGCACGCAGGTGCCCATCGTCAAGGACGACAAGGGCGTTTGTCGGTTGCAGACCAGCCTGAAGGTAGACCGCTTTGCCTACGATGACGCCGGCAGCATTACCATGGTGCAGTTTATCACCGGCGAGGGTAAGAAGGTCTTATGGCCGGAGGCATGATCGGCAAGCTTCCGGTGGTATATGACCCGGTCGCCCGGCGGGTTGCCGTGGAAAACTCTGCGGAATTTGTGGAAACACAGATCCGGCAGAAGCTGGACGAGCTGGCGCACGGCAAGCCGCTGCATCTGATTTTGTCGGTAGACCTCGAACGCAAAAGCCGTACCCTGCCCCAGAACCGTATGATGTGGGCGCTGCTCACCATTATGGCAGACCACTACAACGGCGGGCGCACCGGCGGTGTGACCCCGGAGGACTGCTACACCGAAATGCTGGAGCAGTACGGTGCGGCGTTCGACTACTTGGAGGTACCGGTGGGTGCTGTGCCCATTTTGCGCAAGTCTTACCGGCTGGTGCACGTTGTGGAGCTGCTGGACAACAACCGCTGCACCGTCAAGTGCAGCCAAGGCTCCAGCACGTTCAACACGCAGCAGATGGGGCAGCTTATCGACGGAATATTTGACCGGCTGGCGGAAATGGGCGTCAATGACCCCAATGTTACCGCCTACTGGCAAGAATGGCAGGAGGTGCCGAAAAAATGATTGACCGAACATCTTACGAATACAAGCTGCTTGTGCGGCTGTACCAGCTTTTAGAACGCGGGAAGCGCTTGAAAGACAAGGAGTTTATTTTGACTGTTTGGCCAAAACTTTTGTCTGTCACACAATTGTACATTCAGTATGCAAAGGATGCATTTACTTTTTCGGGGATGTCAGGATGCGTTTTCTCCAGAAATCGTAATTTTGGTCTGCCACTACGGTTTACTAATGAAACAATTTTTGATATGTGCATGTTGGACGAGGGGGAGTGAGTATATGACGCAGAAACGTTTTAAAAAGCTGCTGATGGCGCGGGGTGTCTGCGCGAACACTGCGCGCGGCCTTGTGGAGTATATGAAAGCTGTCAGATACTGCATTGAAAACGGAGAAGAGGTAGTCAAACTTGCAGATGCTGAAAACGTGACGTTTGAGTGCGTGAAGATTTACCCCTACGCAGAGACCTACAAGCGGATCTTGGAAGGGCGTGATTTCCTTGTCTGAATCCATCATGCAGTCCCGGCGGGAGTGTTACGTTTGTCGGATGAAGTACGGCGTAGTGACCGTTAAGGACTTGGAGGAGCACCATGTGCTCAACGGTCCGCTGCGCCCGGTGGCTGAGCAGTACGGCCTGAAGGTCTATCTCTGTCACCGGCACCACAACGAGCCGGGATACAGTGCCCACTTTGACCATAAGCTGCGCTTGTACCTGAAAAAGCAGGCACAGCGCAGCTTTGAGGATGTGTATGGACACCGCCAGTGGATGGCGGTGGTCGGAAAGGATTATTTAAAATGCTCAACGTTGTAGCGATCATGGGCCGGCTTGTCGCTGATCCAGAGCTGCGCACCACCCAAGCGGGGCATAGCGTGTGCAGCTTCCGCATTGCGTGCGACCGCAGCTATGTGCAGCAAGGTCAGGAACGGCAGGCAGATTTTATTGATATCGTGGCATGGCGGCAGCAGGCTGATTTTGTGTCCAAGCACTTCAAAAAGGGCAACATGATTGCCGTTGAGGGCAGCTTGCAGACCCGGCAGTATCAGGACAAGAACGGCAACAACCGCACCGCTGTGGAGGTCGTGGCGAATAATATCAGCTTTGCAGGTGCAAAGACGGCAGACAAGCCCGCTGCCGCGTCTTACGACCAGCAGACAGGGAATTATGTGCAGCAGGCAACAGCCGCGCAGGGCGCGCCGCATCCCGCCTACACGCAGGGCAGCATGGATGACTTTGCTGTGATAAGCGATAACGACGATCTGCCGTTTTAGGGGGGTAAGGCGTGAAAGGTGTAAACAAACGGTGCAATTACGTCATGGTCATGGACTGGATGTATGACAATTTCGACCTCAACGTGGCAGAAGCGAACGCCCTCGGTATTGTTTATGGGTTCTGTCAGGACGGCGAAAGCTGGTACAGAGGCGGCTCGTCTTACATAGCTGCACGGCTTCACATCTCCCAGAAATCGGCCAAAAACTACTTGAACGATTTCACCAAAAGGGGGATCCTGACCATGAAAAAAGTCATGGTCGGAAACATTGAATGCAATGCTTACCAGACCGTGCCGGGCATTGAAACACTGGTGCTTCGGAAGGACGCAGACCAGGGAAAAAATTTCCCCGGTGAAAATTTTTCCCCGGTGAAAAATTTTCCTTCAGACCCGGGAAAAATTTTCCCTCAGACCCGGGAAAAATTTTCCCACAAGAAAGAAATAGAGAATACTAAGGGGAAATATACTCCTTCGCGTGCGCGAAGCGATGGGGGCGAAACTCGCACTCCGCTGAATGTATTTTCGGCATGGTGCAGCGGTGCTGTACCGGAGCAGGAGCAGCCCCGGCTGATGGAGCAGCTGAAACGCTTTGACGCATACCGGGCTGCCCGGCGGGGCAAGGCGTGGGATGCACAGGCGGCGCAGGCCGTGTGCGATAAGCTGACCCAGCTGGCGGACGAAGCTAAGACAGCCCAGCGAACGGATTACATGGTCGCATCCATCCGGCAGAGCATTGAGGCGGGATGGAGTGTGCTGGATCACCCAAAGAGCTGGGGGCACGCTGCCGGACAGCGGGCAAAGCCGAGCAGCCTGCGTGTGGAGCGCAGCCCGGAAGAGATCGAAGCAGCCGGAGACTGGATGCGCACCGCACCGCTACGCCGCCCGCTGATACGCCAGCAGAAAGCGGGTGCGGGAAGTGATTGATGAAATCTGGAACGAGGAGCGCTACCCTCTCCCAAAGAGCAGCCCTTGCAGGGGCTGCCCACTGGAACGGTGCTGTGCCTCGAGCTATTACAAGAAATGCACAACATGGCTTGCGTGGTTTGCAAAAAGCTGGGACAGCATCCAGCAGCAGGCCGCAAAAGCCGCAAGAATCTGAGAATGGGGATATCGTCATGAGAACAATGGCAAAAATCGCGATCATCAACCTGAAGGGCGGCGTGGGGAAATCCGTCACCGCCTGCAACCTCGCCTGCCTGCTGGCAGAGATCTGGTCCCGGCGTGTGCTGGTGATGGATCTGGACAAGCAGGGCAACACTACCAAGTTTTTCAACCGCTTTGCTTATGGCCGCAAGACCATGGGCGACGTGCTCACCCTGAACGCCAAAATGCAGGATGTGATCATGCAGACGGATTTTGAGCACGTCGATCTGGCACCCAGCAACATGGAGATGCTGCTGGCCAACAAGAACGTGATGCTGGATGTGCTGCGGCCGCAGTGGGACAGGCTGGGCAAGGCGCTGGACACCATCCGCAACGACTACGATTACTGCATTATCGACTGCCCGCCTGACATCGACATGGCCACCGTCAATGCGCTGGCTGCCGCAGACTGGGTGATCATCCCGGTGGACTGCGACGAGTGGGCGATGGACGGCATGGACGAGATCCGCGAGCAGGTGGATGCCATCCGGGAGAGCTACAACCCGCAGCTGGAAGTGATGGGCGTGCTGGCAACCAAGTACACCCGGGGTAGGTACAGTGTGGACACCATCAACGAGATTGCCAACATGGACTTGCCTGCCTTCCGCAACCCGGACAACAGCATTTTGCGCATCGATTACAGCGTGAAGGTCAAGGAAGCCAAGGCACGGCACTTGCCGGTGCACAAGGTCTGCCGGAACATCAAGACCAGCGCCCAGTATAAGGCACTGGCGCAGCTGGTAAAAAAATGCGTGGAGGGCGAATGAATGAGACTGATTGATGCGGAAAAAGTTGCAGAAAGTTGGAAAGGCACCGGCCAGAACTACAAAGATGACGCCGAAAAGCTCATGATGTCCAACAAGGCAGAAGATTTTATAAAGGGCGCAATCGAAGAAGCGTGTGCCGAAATGCTGATAGGTCTTGCAGATTCGCTGCTGAAAGATGTTCCATCTGATCCGATTCATGAAGCGTTTTTTGAGTGGCACAATCCTGAAACGGACCCGCCGAAGGTCGAAGAAGATGTGCTGATTTTGTTTGAAACCGCCTGCGGTGGATATGGGATTACGACGGCTCACTACGAAGATGGCACAGTCTTGTCCAAAAAGAGCGCTTTCTACTGGGAAGACCTTCCCGATTGGGGAACATACGACGAAGAGCGGGACGACTACAAAATCCCGAAAGGCTGGTGGGAATACCGCTATTTCAACCCTGACGATGTTTACAATAACCAGATAGATCGACCTGTTGTGGGCTGGATGCCGCTGCCGCCGAAGGAGGTATAAAAACAATGAGTGCTAGTTTGTTGAAAGGACTAATGAACGCCCAGAGCCAGACGGTCACCCCGGCGGGGCAGCAGATGCAGGTGGTGATGATTCCGAGCCGGAATATCATCCCGAACCCGGATAATGACGAGATCTACACCATCGGCAACATGGAAAGCTTGAAGGACGACATTCAGCAGAACGGTCTCCGGCAGCCGCTGGAGGTTATTCCGGTGGAAGATGACCCGGATCGCTATATGCTGATCAGCGGGCACCGGCGCTGGGCTGCGTGCGGCATCTTGTCGGCGTGTGGCGATTCGCGGTTTGACGTTCTTCCTTGCCTGATCCGGGAAAGCCACGGCAAACTGGACGACCGCATTGCACTCATCACGGCGAACGCTACCGCCCGCGACCTGACCGACGGCGAGCGTCTGGCACAGTACGAGGCGCTGAAGGATGCGCTGACCAAAAAAAAAGCAGCCGGACAGCTGGAAGGTAAGGTGCGTGACGAGGTTTGCCGCATTCTGGGCTTGTCCACCGGCGCTGCTGCCCGGCTGAACGTGATTGCCTCCTGCGAGAATGAGGTCATCAAGGAGCGTTTGAAGGCCGGAGAAATCGGTTTGATGGAAGCATACCGCAGCGCACAGGATTATGCGCGTTTTATGGGCGCTGCACCGGAAGAACCGGAGCAGAAAGAAGAACCTGCGGAAACGGTACCGAAAACTGCGTACCCAACATGGGTTCTTGAATGCGCAAAAGAGGTTTGCGCATCAGATTGGGTTAAATCAGTTCAAGAATTTACAGCGAAAGCTCTTATGGATGCAAAAGGCGACCTTTGCGGACAAAGCTTAAAAGATGGGTTTGTTGATTATAGCTACGGGAAAATACGATTCTGGGGCAGCAAAAATGGAGAGTTTACGTTTACATGGGCAAGATTTGTGAAGGCGTGCCTGGAAAATGGGATTTACAGTCAAAATCGGGGAAGGTTGTCTTTGGATGCTGCCATTGCTGTGGAAAACAAAACTGCGGATATCCAGACAGCGCAGGTGGAGCAAAACCGTGGAATGGAACCGGAGAATGCTGCAGCCGCACCCGAAAAAACGGGAAATGCAGAAAAAGAATGTCCTGCAATCTCGAATACCTGCATTTGCGAAAATAACACGCTGCACAAGCTGGCAGAAAAAACGCTGGGCGCAAATGCAGCGTGGGAACTGGAATGGGAAGATGTGCGTTTCCGGCTTGCGTATTACAAGCAGCCTCTGCCCGGCGGGGCAACGCTGTGGAAGCGGATAGACACCACCAGAGAAGATGCCGGACAGACCTGTGATGACTACGCCATCATCCTGCAGGACAACAGCTTTTTTACCTGCGGCTGGATAGGTTTCTACTCCGGCATCACGGATATTCTGACAGATTACTTTGAGCTGAAATAAATTTTGGGAGGTTGCCGGATGAAGCCACACGAATTTCGCCGTCTGTATGCGATACCCTATGACATTGCCAAGCGTCGGCAGCGCATTGAACGACTGGAGATTTTACAGGCAGATGGTCCGCAGGCTGCCTCGGATGTGGTAAAAGCTTCTCACGGCGAGGGCAACAGCTGCGTTCTCGGTCATGTAACAGTGACCGGGACCGCAGATTCCTCCTACAACCAGCGCGCTGCGGAGATCCGGCGGCTGAAGGATATCAACCGTATGCAGAACAAGCTATACAACATCGGCGTGCACATGGTGGAGGACTGCGATGACCCGGAGCTTCGGGCAATGCTCTCGGCGATCTGCGTAGAGGGCAAAAAGCCGCAGGACGTTGCCGTGGAGCTTACCGAGCGGGGCTTTGACGTGGATGCGGAATCCATTCGCCGGAGGGTTTACCGGTGGATTCAGAAGAATGTGGGGTGATCTTGTGGTCGGAAGCATGCTAACAGACGAATATTTTAAAAGACTTGCAAGCGATTTTGAATCGGGGCTGATTACTTTTGAACAAGCCCGTGCGGCCGGATTAGAAGCTGAAATAGGGCGTTACCTAGACGCTGCCAGATATGCAAACTATGCGACTTTTTCGCAAAATTGTTCTGGACAAAAGAACGCTGAAGTGTTTAACCAGTTGCACTACGAGATGGGCAAAAGCAATTTCAACGCATGTGATGGATGCTCGAAACTCACTTCGCTTTATGCGAATGACACGATAGTTGAACAAATATGCGAAGACCATACATGCCCTATCTGGATTGAAAATCACCCAGAACATAAAAATCGAAGAGTTAAAACCATAACGATCGAAGAACTGAAAAAGAAAACAGAAAAAGAAAAAGCACTTGAAAATCCATGTGCAGGGTGCGAATTCAGGAAATACCATAATTGGCTAGAACCAACTTGGACTGGTCCTTCTCAGCATCACTACGATTGCAAAAAACCGGGTTGCCCGATGTGGAGCCGTCTGTGGTGGAGAAACAACGACGATGGGACACCCCTTATGGATCAGCAGCCGATAAGGCTAACAAGAAAATTTCAGCACGCAGTATATGAAATTGTTCGATTTCTTAATGAAATTGTTGAGTTGCTGTTGAATTGATGGATGGAGGATGAGCAGTGAAAACGCATATTACTACAAAATGCAAACCGTGTCCGTTTTGCGGAGCAAGAGCGGATGAAATTGAAAGCATCACCGGAATGGACTTAATTGCTTGTTCCAACTACAACGGCTGCGGCGCAATCGTCAGCTTTAACAACAGGGACTGCGATGAGCGCGGTGTTTCTCCGGTGGTGTATTTCAACCGGAGAGCCGGACAGGAGGATAAAAATGGATGAAACAATGACCGGCGTTTTCAAGTGCCGTTGCTGTGGAGCGGAAATCAAGGAAACGACGAGCATTACAAGGCCTGTTGCTTGGGCAATTAGAGACATGATAGACGGACCTTGCGACGCTCAATCGTCTACTGCTATTCCAAAATCGTCCCTTCCAGAACGGTTTATCGTTCACTGGTGTGAAAAGAAAAGATTTTGCATCTGCGACCTTATCGGATGGGAAGTGAAATAAAAAACTGTGACTGTTAAACGAATTTCATGTTAGGAGGTTAATTTGTGATTATGGTTTACTGGCTAGCAGCCATTGTACTTATGGCTTGCCTAAGCATTCCGGTGTGTATGCTTTCCGTGCGGTGGGCATGGAAAAGCGGGTGGACAGTGCGGAAGATACTCATGGTATTCACACCGGCATCTGTCGTACTTGGCGGCGTTCTTGGGTACACAATGGCGGGTCTGATGCTCAAAATGACCGGTTTTTGCTGATTGACACAAAATTCACATTGTGCCACTTCTCTGCGTAGCTACGCAAAAGCTGTGTCACAAAATGGTCGGAATGTCACAAAAAGGTCGAAATGTCCAGAATGTCCCATTTTGATGTGCTAAAATTATAATGCAGACATTGACGGAAACGTGAATGACCTGCATCCTCATGACGAGACCCGGCGGGAAGCATAGCACAGGCTTTTTGAATCTTCCTGTGCTCAATGGATCACCGCGCCGTCCGCTTCAAGATCCAGCGGCGCACACAAAACAAAATCAAACCCGGCGGGTGTCCACAGTGGACACCTTGGAAAGGAGCGCAATCCATGTTTGAGCTTTTCAGCAAACTGTTTTGGTCTATTGCAAAAAGCTGCGTGCTTGCACCTGTGTTCCGGGAAATTTTTCAAATAGCATTCAAAAGTAATTTTGTGCGCATCGTCTGGAGTATCGGTTTTCAGGCGAGCCGCACAAAGCGTGAGCCGAGGGCAGAGATCGGAGGGCGCGGCTGTATGCAAGGGGCGCGGCCTGTTATCCGCGCAGATTAGCAAAAGCTGCTGATACAATTGATCCGAAAATATTTTTACCCGCCTGTTATGCATGATGTGCACCGTGCATTGCAGGCGGGCATTCTTTTACGCTGCGTTAGCTCAACCGGCAGAGCACCTGGCTCATAACCTGGTCGTTGCAGGTTCGATTCCTGCACGCGGCATGATATATTCCCGTAGCTTAATTGATAGAGCACTGGTCTCCAAAACCAGAGGCTGCAGGCTCGGTCCCTGCCGGGAATGCCATTTGCGTACCCTGTGAGGGGGCTGCGCAGATAGCCGGGCATCTGGCGGCGAAAGTTCTGGATGCAGCAGCACTCCATCCGTTTACGTTGTCCGAGAAACTGAATGTATACCGGGAGTGCTGCTTATATTTTGTAAGCAACTTGATAGTACAGATATATGACCGATAAGTTTTACAAATGGCTCTGCGCTTTGATAGCATCGGGTGATGTGCATCCGTTCTACTGCTCTTCGCAGTGGGTGCGGTTGTCACACAAGGTACTGGACATGGACAAGCACGAATGCCAGCTGTGCAAGGAGCGCGGGCGTTACCGGCGGGCAGAGCTGGTGCACCATGTCAACCATGTGCGACGCGCGCCAAAGCTTGCGCTGGATATCTGGTACACGGATGCAGACGGCAACCAGCAGCGCAACCTTATCAGCGTATGCAAGGACTGCCACGAGACTGTGTGCCACCCGGAGCGGCTGCGGAAATGCAGCGGCAGTGCACCGCTGACCCGGGAGCGCTGGGATTGATAGGTACACCCCCCTCCCGAAAAAACAGGCTGAGCGGGTCAAGCCCTTATTCGGGGTGTCCCCTGATCGGCGAGCTAGGCTTGCGCGCACGCACACGCGCGAGGATGATATACAGATTGCACAAATATGGATGAAACGGAGATCGTGATGGGAAAAAGGAAAACACCGGCCACCGCCAGCGAAAAATACCGGACGGAGCTGGCGGAGATCGAGCAGGCCGCGAAGGCAGCCAACTGCGACACAAACTTTTTGTATCGCTCCACACTGGACCGGTATGTTACGCAGCTGAACCTTCTGGATCAGGCACAGAACGACATGAACGAGCGCGGCCTTACCGTGGTAAAGACCACCCCGCGCGGCGCGGAAATTGAAGTGGCAAACCCTTCCATTCAGGTTTACAACCAGACTGCCAGCGCAGCCAACTCCACCGTATCAACGCTGCTGCGGGTCGTGCAGACGTTTAAGTTTATGGCGGCGAAGCCCAGCGAGGACGATGAGCTGTAACATTCCCCCGGAGATCTTGGAGTACATTGAGCAGGTGGAGAACAATGCTCCGCGTGCTTGCAAGGAGCAGCACGCCCTTGTTGCACTGATCCGGCGCGTTTTTGCAACTGAAGATATTTATGTAGATACCGAGCGTATGCGGAAATATTTTGGCATCGCCCGGTATTTTCCTTATGACCGCCTTTTTCCGTGGCAGACCTTTGCGCTGGGGCTTTGGTTATGCACCTATCGCAAGGATGGGAGCCCCCGGTTCAAGACACTGTTTGCCATGGTCGGGCGCGGCGCTGGCAAGGATGGCGTGATTGCTATTTCCTCGGCGGCGCTCATCAGCCCATACAACCCCGTGCCGCACTATAATGTGGATATCTGCGCCAACAACGAGGAGCAGGCTGTTACCCCCGTGAAGGACATTGTGGAAGCACTGGAAAACCCGAAGTGGGAAGCCAAGCTTTCACGCTTCTATTACCACACAAAAGAGGTGCTGCAGGGACGCAAGAATCTGGGCGAAGTAAAAGGCCGCACCAATAACCCCAAGGGGCGCGATGGTATGCGTTCCGGCGCGGTTATCTTCAACGAGGTACATCAGTACCAGAATTACGACAACATCAAAGTGTTTATCACCGGCCAAGGCAAGGTTGCAGAACCTCGCGTTGGCTTTTTTACATCCAACGGTGACGTGTCAGACGGTCCTCTGGACGATTATCTTGCTCGTGGGCGGCGCATTTTGTTTGAAGGTGAACCGGATGAGGGCTTTTTGCCGTTTATCTGCTGCTTGAACACCAAAGATGAGGTGAACGACCCGGAAAACTGGTGCATGGCAAACCCTTCCCTGCCCTATCTGCCGCACCTGATGCAGGAGATCCACGATGAATACCGCGACTGGAAAGAGCGCCCGGAGCAAAACGGCGATTTTATCACAAAACGCATGGGCATCCGGGACGGTGCGAAGGAGATCTCGGTCACGGACTACGAAAACATCAGAGCAACAAACCGTCCCCTGCCGGATATGGCTGGCTGGAGCTGCACCGTGGGCATCGACTACGCGGAATTGGACGACTGGGCGGCGGTAGATCTGCATTTCCGCAAAGGAGACCAGCGCTATGATATCAATCACGCATGGATTTGTGCCAACAGCAAGACCCTGCCCCGGGTAAAAGCCCCGTGGCGAACGTGGTGCGAAAACGGAGACTGCACCTATGTGGATGATGTAAGCATCTCGCCGTATCTTCTGACGGATTTCATCCGGGATGCCGGACGGAAATATACCGTAAAAAAAGTGGCGCTTGACCATTTCCGTTACACCATGATGGCAGAAGCGCTGCAAAGCATCGGTTTTGACGCAAAAGATAAAAACCGGGTGAAGCTGGTACGCCCCAGCGATATTATGCAGGTTGACCCAGTGATACAGGATTGCTTTAACCGCAACCTGTTTACTTGGGGCGATGTACCGCATCTGCGCTGGGCAGTCAACAACACAAAGCGCGTGCGCAGCAGCCGAGCTCAGGGTGTGGATACTGGAAACTTTATTTACGCCAAAATTGAGGGCAAAAGCCGAAAAACAGACCCGTTTATGGCGCTGGCGGCAGCCATGACGGTGGAAAGTGATCTGGGCACCGGTCAGGTGCAGCTGCCAAAGATCGGAGCATTTTGCTGGTGACTTGCCGGTAACTTGCCGGAAGGAGAAAAATAATGCCTTTTTCTGAAAAAATCAAACGGTTTTTCGGGTTTTCGCCGCCCGAGCAGAAGATTACCGCACATGATTTTCTGCTGAACGGCGATGACCTGACCTGCGAAATGCTTGGCTACTGGCAGGAATACCAGTTGCGTGACCTTGCATTTAACTGCTGCGTAAACCTGATTGCGAACGCGATTGCAAACTGCGAGTTTAAGACGTTTGAGCGCGGAAAACCGGTCAAATCGGATTATTACTATCTGCTGAACGTAGAGCCAAATGTCAACGAAAACAGCACAGCCTTCTGGAAAAAAGTAGTCTACAAGCTCTATGCCAAAAACGAAGCGCTTGTTATCCCAATTCCGCGCGGAGGCAATGTTGAGTTGGTGGTCGCAGACAGCTGGACAAAGCCGGAATACATCCCCACACAGGAAAATGTATACCGCCAGATACAGGTCGGGCAGCAGTCGTACACCCGCGACCTGAAAGAACGTGAGGTACTGCACCTTACCCTGAACAGCGATGACGCAAAAAAGGTTGTAGATGCGCTGTATGAAAGCTACAAAAAGCTTGTGCAGTCCAGCATCAAGAGCAACGTCTGGAACAACGGCCAGCACATGAAAGTGCACGTCACACAGGTTGCCAACGGTCAGGACGATTTTGAGAAAAAGTTTTCTGCCATGCTGGAAAGCAGCTATAAACCGTTTCTGGAATCCGGCACCGGTATCTTGCCGGAATTTGACGGCTACGAGTTCCAGCTGATGAACAGCGGCACCGGAGCAAAAGACACGCGGGACATCAAAGCGCTGCTTGATGATATCTTTTCTTTTACTGCGCGCGGGCTGGGCATCCCGCCCGTGCTTGTGCAGGGGGATGTGGCTGGCATCAACGACATTATCACCCACTGGCTGACCACCGGCATCGACCCGCTGGCGGCGCAGATCAGCAAGGAGTTCAGCCGAAAGCTCATCCCAAGGGAGGATTGGCTGCGCGGAGACCGCGTATATGCAGACACCTCCACGATCCAGCACTTCGATATGTTCTCCAACGCCGCGAACATTGAAAAAATCGTTGAGAGCGCCGCGTACAGCATCAACGAGTTGCGCGAGGCCACCGGCGTCGCACCGCTGCCTGATGAATGGGCTAACATCCACTGGATGACCAAAAATATTGCTACCGTGGAGACCGTTGCAAGAGATGCCGCCACGGAAAGCAGAACAAAGGAGGAATAATATGCCGAAACCCTATTTTGATATCCAGCAGTTTGGCGAACAGACGGATATCTATATCTTTGGCGATATTGTAAGATACGCCGATGAAGCCAGCCAGGAGACCAGCGGGTACAGCCTTGTCCAGCAGCTGAAGAAAAATCCTGATGCTGCCGAGATCAATCTGCACATCGACAGCTTCGGCGGCAACGTTTCCGAAGGATGGGCAATTTACAACGCGCTGAAGGACAGCCGCGCACGGATCACGTCCTATGCGGATGGCTTTGTTGCCAGCGCTGCCATTTACCCGTTTTTGGCTGGTCAAGAGCGTATCGCCAGCAATGTGAGCGCTTTTTACTTTCACCCGGCAAGCCAGCTTGCAGCCGGTTACGCCGAGGATCTGCGCAGCGCGGCGGATGCACTGGACCAGCTGACCGAAATCGGGCTGGGCGCATTCACAAACGCCGGCATGGAGGAACAGACCGCCCGCGACCTTGTAAACAGTAAGGCGTGGTACTCCCCTGCCGCTATGCTGGAAAAGGGTATCGCAACCAGCATCCGCAAAACCGGCGACGCTTCCGGCGTGTCCCAGAGCGTGCGCAGCTTGATCGTGCAGCAGCTTATGGTACCGCATAAGGATGTAGAGCCGCCCCCTGAACCGCAGCCCGAAGAACCGCCCGCAAAGCGCAGCCTGATGCAGATGCTTTGCAATATCTGAAAATAAGCCGTAAAGCAGCGCTTCCTTGTGGAGGCGCTGCTTTTTAAATACCAAAAAGGAGAAATCAATATGAATCTTTCTGAACTGTACAAAAACAATCAGAAGCTGAACGATCTGCGTCAGAAGCTGCACGATGCTTATAAGAGCAACGACGAGAATGCTGTGACTGACACCTTCCTGCAGATGTTCCAGACCGTGGGCGACATCAACCGCGAGGAGTACCAGCAGCAGCTGAACGGCATGAAGCAGGAGCTGGACAATTCCGTTCTGTACGCCCGCGGCGTGCGCCAGCTGACCAACAACGAGCGCGAGTACTATCAGGCTGTGGAGAAGGCCATGCGCGCCGACAACCCCAAGCAGGCGCTGGAGAACGTGACCGTTGTGTTCCCGCAGACGGTTATCAGCCGCGTGATGGACGATCTGGCATCCAAGCACCCCCTGCTGAGTAAGATCCAGTTTGCCCCCACCGGCGGCGCGATCCGTATGATGCTGAACACAGACGGCATCCACAAGGCCAAGTGGGGCAAGATATGCGCCAAGATTGTAGAAGAGCTGACCTCCGGCTTCAAGGAAGTGGACGCAGGTCTGTACAAGCTTTCTGCGTTCATTCCGGTCTGCAAGGCACAGCTGGATCTGGGTCCTGAGTGGTTGGATCGTTACATCCGCGCTATCCTGGCTGAAGCTCTGGCGAACGGTCTGGAAGAGGGCATTGTCATGGGCGACGGCAATGACCAGCCTATTGGCATGGTGCGCGATGTGAGCGATGATGTGGCTGTCATCGGTGGCAAGACCTACCCGGAAAAGGCCAAGATCAAGGTCAACGATTTTGAGACTGTCACGATGGGCAAACTGACCGCTCTTCTAAGCAAAACGCATACGGGCAAGGATCGTGACCCGGAAGATCTGATCCTGCTGGTCAACCCGCAGGATTACTACTTGCGGGTCATGCCTGCCACCACTATGCGGGCCCCGGATGGTACCTACCGCAACGACCTCTTCCCTGTCCCCTTGTCCGTCATCAAGACCGCTGCGCTGCCTGTTGGTCAGGCTGTATTTGGCATTGGCCGTATGTACTTTGCTCCGGTCGGCATGAACAAAAACGGGCGCATTGAGTACAGTGACGATTACCATTTCCTCGAGGACGAGCGCGTTTACCTGATCAAGCTGTACGCCAACGGCTTCCCGGTGGACAACAATTCCTTCCTGAATCTGGACATTTCCGGCCTGCAGCCCATGACCTACCGCGTGACTACCGTTCCCGCTCCTGCCGCATCTAATGATGCAAGCCTGAGCGCCCTGAAGCTGGGCAGCCTGAACCTGACCCCGGGCTTTACCTCCAGCAATGTGACCTATACGGCGACTACCTCGGCGGCCTCCAACACCATTACCGCGACCCCCGCCAACGCTGGCGCTAAGGTCAAGGTGGAAGTGGGCGGCAAGGAGATCGAGAACGGCAAGCCTGCGACCTGGAGCGAGGGCAGCAACACCGTGACCATTACCGTGACCGCAGCAGACGGCGAGACCGTCAAGACCTACACTGTCACGGTAACTAAGTCCTGACCATGATCGGGATGCATGATACCGAGCTGCTGCCGGATGTCAAAAACTATCTTGATATCACATGGGCAGATGATGCGCTGGATAAAAAGATCTGGGGCATCATTGTTGCCGGTATGCTCTATCTGGATAGCAAGATTGGCACAGCGCAGGACTACACGCAGCCCGGGCTTGCCCGTGCGCTGCTGATGGACTATGTGCGCTACACCCGCGACGGAGCAGCAGATATTTTCGAGCACAATTATCTGCACCTGCTGCTTGCGGCGAGAAACGAAAGGCTGGTGAATGATTTTGCAGAGAACGCGCAAAAGCCCGACCCGCCCTGACACGGAGATAAGCCAGACCTTCAATAGCGGGGTCGTGCAGATATTTTCCACGCGGGATGCCGCACCGGTCGGGCACTCCCCTGTTGTGGAGTGCACGGCAAAGTGCACCCTGCGGTACGAGGAGCAGCGTCTTGGCATCAATCGGCTGTATCTGAGCCGCCAGAATCAGGCAGAGATCGTCCGGGTAATCCGCGTGCCGGCACCGCAGGGCATCGCTATTTCCAGCCAGGACGAAGCACAGACCGAGGACGGCAGGCACTACCGCATCGACACGGTACAGGCCCTCCGAAGCTGGCCGCCTGCGCTGGATCTGGCGCTGCGTGCCGTGGAGCACGATTTTGACAACAGTTTACAGGAGGGCATCAAGAATGACATGGTATGAGTGCATCATTGCTGCCCACACTGCTGTTACAGACCGTGTAAGCCACGGCGGCCGGATGAAATCCAAGCGATACTTTGTCTGGCAGGAAGAAGCGCCGGACGACCTTATTGCGGACGGCAAGCACATCGAACGCGCCATGATAGGCACAACAGACCTGTTTACCTCGATGGAGTTCGACCCTTGGTGCGATGCGCTGGAAAAAGCGTTTGACGCTTCCGAGCATATCACATGGGAAAGGCTTCAGCCCATGTATGAAGCTGATACAAAAATCTGGCATTACCGCTGGAGGTGGGAGGTGTTCGGCTGTGGCTAGAATCGAAGCAAAAGGGCTGGATGCATACCTGAAGAAGCTTCAGAACCTGAACCAGAACACCGATGATGTATGCAAAGCGGGCGTTTATGCCGGCGCAAAAATCATGGGTGACAAAATCAAAGCCGCCGTTGACACAATTCCGATTCATAGCCTGCCATCCGGGCAGGAGCAGTACTATGCCCATCCAAATGGTCCGCCTATGAACGGATTAAGCCAGCAGCAGGCTGATGACCTGAAAAAAGGGTTCGGCATTGCAAAATTCAGCCATGAAAACTATGCGTGGAACACAAAGCTTGGCTTCAACGGATACAACAGCATCCAGACCAAAGGACATCCGCAAGGCCAGCCAAACGCGCTGATTGCCCGCTGCGTAGAAGGCGGCACAAGCGTGTGGGTGGCAACTCCGTTTGTTGCTCCTTCCGTCCGAAAAGGACGAAAAGAAACGGAGGCAGCCATGGGGCAGGCTGTTGAAAAAAAGATAAAAGAAACGATTGACAAATAACCTGCGCAGGGTGTCCACAGTGGACACCCTGCTTTTTTGTATGAAAGGAGAAAACACATGGTAACTACTGGTTTTTCCAATGTGCATATCGCCACTTACGAATCTGATGGCGGCACCGTGTCTTACAGCGGCGTGCGCAAGCTGGGGCGCTCGGTGAGCATGAGCACCGATATTTCCACCAGTGACGACAACAAATTTTACGCCGATGACCGGCTGGCAGAAACCGAGACCGGCTCTGCCTTTACCGATGGCAGCGGCACCTGCACCGTGGACGGCCTGACCGCAGAGGAAGAGGCTTTCATCATGGGCCTGAAAACTGGCAACTCCGTAACGCCGGACGAGGGCACCGCGGTGGAGACCTACGAGTACGGCGCATCTATGGAGCCGCCCTATCTGGGGCTGGGCGCAGTCAAGAAGGTGCAGAAGGACGGCAAGAGCATGTGGAAGGCAATTGTCCTGTGCAAGATCCGCTTCAAGGTGCCCAAGGACGATGCCGAGACGCAGGGTGAGCAGATCGACTGGCAGACCCAGGATCTGGACTTCAGCATCATGCGCGATGACAGCGCTATGAACCGGTGGAAGATCATCCCCAAGAAGGAGTTTGACACCGAGGCAGCGGCGGTTGCGTTTATCAAGAAGGCATTGGGAGGCGCGGCATGATCGAGGACAAGTACATCGTATTCGCGCACGTCAAGGATGATGAGTACCCGATGTGCATGACCATCAAGGCACTTTCCGTGCTGGAGGACACTTACGGTTCTGTGGACAATGTCTTTGACGTTGCCAAGGAAGCCACAAAAACCAACCACGTTATGGACCTCGCAAAGACGACGTTTGCCGTTGCATCTGTGCTTGCGGATGCAGGCCGGGACTATGTGCGGGAAATGGCGGCGATATCCAACGACAAAAAATTTCAGGACGGTGTGCAGAGCCTGCCGGACTTCCCTGCTGCTGCGGAGCTGGAAAAGAGAATGACGTGGGCAGAGTGCCGCGCACTGTGGAACGACTGCGTTGCCGCAATTGCGCGCGGCTCCGGCCGCGAAGTGGAGGCTGAGCCGGACAACAGCGCAAAAAACGCGGAAAGCGCCATGTGATACAGCTTAACAGAGCATGGTTTCTGTTTTACGGCAGAAAACTGGGCATGAATGAGCATCAGGTAAATTCATGCCCGGTTGGCCGTATGCTGGATTATATGGCGTGTATGCAGATAGAAAACGGCGCAAACCAGAAGCTCTACGCCACCGTGGACGATCTGGAAAAAATACGGTAAGGAGGTGGAACGCATGGCAAAAACGGACATTGGCCCCAAAATAAGCGTTGAAGGCGAAAAAGAATATCGGCAGCAGATGCAAAACATCATTGCCCGGCAGAAAGAGTATGCCGCTGAGCTGAAGTCCACCACGGCATCTATGGACGAGAACACCTCCGCAGAACAGCGCGCATCCTCGGTGGCGGCGGTGCTGCGCAAGCAGATCGCTGCGAAGACAGAAGCTATTTCTGCACAAAATTTAGTTCTGCAAAAAGCTGTTCTTAAATATGGCGAATCCAGCACAGAAGCGTCAAAGCTTCGGACGTCAATTTACAACACCAACGCAGAACTTCTCAATTTGAAAGGCCGCTTACATGATGCCGAAAACGGCCTTGGGGAGTTTGCGTCTAAAGCAGATGACGCAAAAGGAAGCTTAGAAGGCCTTGCAAGCACAGATACCGGTAGCGGTATGTTTGACGGGCTGCAATCGGCAGTCACAAAGGGAAGCATTGCGGCAAATCTGTTCAGCGCAGTTTCGGGGAAAATCATTGAAGCGGGAAAGCAGGTCGTGTCTACCGGCGTGCAATACAATGCACAGTTGGAACAGTACCAAACTGCACTGACCAATATGCTGGGCAGCGAAGCGCAAGCCATCGCCCTTTTGGATGAGATCAAACAGGATGCCGCAAAAACGCCTTTTGATACTGCCGGTCTGGTAAAAGCAAACGAATTGCTTATTTCTGCTGGCATAGATGCGGAAAGTTCTCGCAGGACCATTCTTGCATTGGGCGATGCAGTTTCTGCTACCGGCGGCGGAAATGACGAGCTGAGCCGCATGGCGCAAAACCTGCAGCAGATCCGGAATGCGGGCAAAGCTACCAGCGCTGACATCAAGCAGTTTGCGTATGCCGGCATTGATGTGTACGGCATTCTTGCGGACTACACCGGAAAAAGCGCCGAAGAAGTGCAAAAAATGACGGTCACCTATGACCTGTTGTCCAATGCACTGATTTCGGCGGCTGATGAAGGCGGTCGCTATTTTAACTCCATGAATACCCAAAGCGAAACGCTGAATGGTAAGTGGAGCACGCTAAAAGATAATGCCACGCAGCTTGCCGGGCTTATGACAGGCGACCTGACCGACGGAGTAAAAACCGTGATCGGGCACATGAATGACCTTACTGTTGCCGCGTCAGAAGCGTATGACACGGGTGGATGGCTTGGTCTGGCGGATGCGATTGCCTCTAACATCCCGATAGTCTCGGAACTTAAAACCGGATTTGAGAATGCTACAACTGCCGCGATCAATTTTTTAGATCGCGGCAGCTATGGGTTAAACAAGTTGCTCGGGAAAAATGCTTATGCCGGGTACGACAACTATGATGATTACTATGAAGACCGAAAAAAGAAATCGAGCCAAACTGAAGAGGCTCGGCGAAAAGCGAGAGAAGAACGCGGAAGAAAACACGCCAAGCGCGTTCGGCAGGCACAAGCATCAAAATATATTGTCCCTACTTACAACGATTCCGGCGGCGGTGGTGGCAGCTCTGGCGGCAATTCCAGCGGAAGCTCAACCGTAAAGAAAGACTTAAAGAAATTAGTTGATACCGTAAACGATACAAACGTTGAGCTTGTAAAAGGAAACGAAAATACAGTTGGTGCCGTAAAAAAGACCATCGACACTGTAAAGAAAACTTATGACGTGTACGATGGTACAACGAACAAACTTAAAGGAACGACAACCGAAACCCAGCAAACCGTAACCGAAAGCTGGAAAGAGATGGTAGACGGCGTAGAAACAAGCTACGAGCGTATTCGTGTTTTGGACGAAGCCGGGAATGAAATATCTTCCAGTTTAAAAGTTGGCGCTGAGAACATATTAAGCAATCTCAAAAATACTACAACCACAAAAACAAGCGAAAGTCTGACCGCGCAAGAAGCTGGAATTGAAGACGCTATCGGCAATATTGAACGCGCAAGAGAGAGCACAAAGACCACTCAAAAAGTCCTGAACGAAGTAAGCGGTCAAATGGAAGAGGTTGTAACCGGAACAGCTGAAACCATAACCGACAGCTATAAAGTTATAATCGACGGTCAAGAATATGCTGTTCAAGCAGTCACAAAATTTATTGATGGCTATTCACAGGGCACAACAAAAATTCTCACCGCCACAACAACAAACATTAAGTACACCGAGGGCGTTCTGGGCGGCTTCTCCAAGTTTGTTCTGGATCTGGATACTAAGCTGGGCGGTCTGGAAAAGGTTGCAAGCAACCTGACAAAAAGCCCTCTGGGGCAGTGGTTCAGCGATCTGGCGCACGGCTACCGCGCAAGCGACAGCTTTTGGGATAACATCGACGTCGTAGGCTTGCTTGTTGGAGGCGTAAAGGGATTCGCTACCGGCACGAAAATCACGAAAAACGTTTGGGGAGGAATTGCGGGTTCAATCATTGGTATTGCTGGGAATCTGCTTGGCACATCCATCAGCACCGAGGCTGGCAGCTGGGGCGCGGATCTTGTGACCGGCCTTGCAAAGGGCATTCTGGGCAGTGGCGGTATTATCGCTAAGGCGGTTTCGTGGATCGGCGGCATTATAAAAGGATTTTTGCATTTTTCTCGCCCAGACGAAGGACCCTTGCGGGAGTACGAGAAGTGGATGCCTGATATGATCCAAGGCATGGCGGACGGCATCCGCGACAACGCTTACCTGCTGCAGGAGGCTGCCGCAGACCTTGGCGGAAAGCTAAAGATGCAGCTGCAGTACGATGTGGGCAGCGCAAACGGCTTTGCACAGATGGCAACCAACTCCCGCACGGTGAGCATGGGAGGCTTCAACGTCAACGTTTACCCGTCTGAGGGCATGGACGAGGAGCGCTTTGCCCAGTACACCATTACACGACTTACACAGATGATCAACGAGGAGGCGGCAGCCAGTGGAGAAGTACCTGTATTTTAACGGGCACAGCAGCACCGAGTACTGCTGCCATATCGAACACAAGCCCAGCATCCCGACCCCGAACCGCAAGTATGAGGAGTACGAGGTTGCAGGCCGGAACGGCAAGCTGCACGCGGATCAGGGACAGTATGAGAATATCACGGTGTCGTATCAGCTGTATTTCCACGGCAGGAGCCCTACCCCGGAGCAGTTGCGCAGCATTAAGGCGTGGCTTTGCGGTACTCCGGGTGCGTATCCCCTCTCGGACGGATACGACCCGGAGTATTTTTACAATGCAATTGCAAAAATGGGCGATACCAGCAATATTTTGGAAAAGTACGGCAGATTTACGGTCACATTCGATTGCGACCCCCGGCATTTTTTGTGGTCCGGGCAAGAGCTGCAGGACATGACGAACGGTCAGGTGCTGCTGAACCCGCTAGATCAGGCGGCACTCCCCTATTTTGAGGTGACCGGAAACGGACAAGAGGGCGAACTGCTGATAAACGGAAAAGCATTCGGCATGAAACCGCCTGCCGGCAAGACCATGTGCTGCGAAGCAGAAACGTGGAACGCATGGCTGGAGGACGGCACCAATGCAAACCCGGTGACCGGCGGCATCTGGCCGGAGCTGGCAGCGGGTGAAAACCTTATCCAGTGGAACGGCGGCATCCAGACCGTGAAGATCATGCCAAGGTGGTGGACGTTATGAAACCTGTATTACACGATGAAAATGTGCTTTCTGCGGAAAACTACGGCTTTGGAACGCTTTCGGACGCGCTGGAGTGTACTGTCAGCTGCGAGGAAAACGGAACGTATGATCTGACCTTACAGTACCCGGTGACCGGCATCCATGCGGAGGATCTTTTGGAGCGGCGCATCATCAGCGCACGGCCTTCCAGCTACGAAAACCGGCAGCTTTTCCGTATCTATCGCATCAGCCGCCCGATGAATGGACGGTTTCAGGTTTCGGCGCACCATATCTCGTATGACCTCGGAAACTGCATCGTGAAGCCGTTTAGCGCAAAATCGCTCAGGGAGACCATTCAAAAGCTGAATGCGAACATCGTGGGAGACTGCAAGTTTGAGATCTCTGCAGATTACGACAACGAGACCGCGTTTTCTGTTACAAAGCCCATGACTGTGCGCGCTGCGATGCTCTCCAACGGCGGCAGCAGCATTGCAGACACCTACCTTGGCTACTGGGAGTTTGACGGCTTAAAGTGCACGCTGCGGCTTAAAGAAGAGGTAAACCGGGGTGCGGTTATTGCATACGGTCTGAATCTGGTGGACGTTACGCAGGAAAAGAACATCGACAACGTATACACCCACGTCTATCCGTACTGGGCGAACGCACAGAAGGGCAAGTTTTACGCGCTGGACCCCATAAAGGCGTCTGATATCGAGGGATACCAGAAAATTTACCCGTTGGACTTGAGCAGCTACTTCCAGAAAGCGCCCTCTGATGAAAGTATGCGGAAAGCGACCACTGAATTTTTGTCCAAAAACCAGATCGGAAAAATAGAGCCGAGCCTGACCGTAAGCTATGTGCAGCTGGAAAAAACCGTAGAGTACAAAGACCAGAAAAACAAGGTGATCCTGCGCGGCGATACGGTGGAGGTGCGTTATCTGCGCCTTGGCGTGAATGTGCTGGCCAGAGTGACAAAGACCGATTATGACGTTGTTCACGACCGGTATGCTTCAATTTATGTGGGTAAGGCAAGTGAAAAGCTTGCAAGAACCACCGTGAAAGACCGCAACCGCATGAGCACCACGAACGATCGCGCCGTTGACGCAAGTCGTGTGGCCACAGACTACATTGGCGAAACGAACGATGGAAGCATCCAGTTTGGACCCGGAAGCTTTAACTATACCATCAACGAAGATGGGCTTGAATTTAACGGCATAAAAAATAAGGAGCCCATCCTTATCTGGGAAAACCCGGAAACCAAAGAACCGCTTAAAAGTCTTGAAGCGCAAACGATTTATAAAGATCTTACCGGTTACTCCGCTGTCCTGATCACCTACGAAAGCACAAAAGGCGCTACATGGTTCGCGGGCGGCGGCAGCGGCGGCAGAGTGTCCAGCATCATACCCGTAAATGGAAAAACCTACACACTTATGTACGCGTGGAACACGCCGCATTTTCGCAACATAACGGTTTATCAGGACCGTATCGTTTTTGGGCCCGGAAAGGAACGTGAATCAAAGTATACGATTATATCTACGGTGCTTGTCGTTGGCGTAAGTTACACCGGCAGTTTTAGCTTGCAAAGTCCCGGCTCTGATGGATGGGCAACCAACAACGCCGTGTGCGTTCCGCAAGAACTTTTCGGTTTTTTGTAAGGAGGGCTATCGTGAAAAAAGAAGATTACTTATACCAGTGCACCGTGTGCCCGGACGGGCGCATCAAAAACGGAGGCTGGACGCTGAAAAGCGTCATTCCCAAAACGCTGCCGCCGGATCAGCTGCTTTTTGAGGATTTTCCGGCCAACAGCAACGGCGGCAATGACTACATCTGGGACGGTCAGAATTTGATTTTTGACCCGCTGCCGGAGGAAGGCGAGGAAGCAAATGCAGAAAATCAGAATTGATTTTGATAATCCTGGTCTGCCGCAGCACATCAGCGCGGTAGAGAACGACAGCCAGAGCCGGTTTTTTCAGGCGACGCTGTACGAAAACGGCAAGGCGTATACTGCGCCTGAAGGAGCCGCTTACAGCATCATGTACCGTGGCTTTGGCCCTCAAAATCAGGGCTGGTACGATACCATCAACGACGGTGCGGGCAAGCGGGCAGCTTGTGCCGTGTCCGGCAACGTGGTCACCTGCGAGATTGCACGTCAGGCGCTGCAGGTGCCGAGTCATGTGAGCATCGTGCTTTGCGTGACGACCGGCAACGGCTATATGCTCAAAAGCTGGCCGATTGAGTGCGACTGCAAAAACGACCGCTACGACAGCACTGTGGAGATCCAGAGCTTTTTCTATGTGACCAATGTCTCTAATGCAAGCTGGATGCAGGCGATCCAGGCGGTGGAAGACCTTAAAAACACGATCGACCCCACCCTCTCCCTCTCCGGCAAGGCTGCGGATGCAAAAGCTACCGGTGACGCGGTTGGTCAGCTAAAGGAAGATGTAGATAAGCAGATGGGAGGCTATATCCGAGAAGTTGCAACTGCCGGAGCCGGAATATTAGAAAACTGGAATTTTACCTATCATATAAATCTATTAAAAGGAAAGAATATCAGATTTTTAATGAGTGGTTATGAAGGCGATGGATTCAAAAGAACACGACTCTTGGGGTATGATAGCGAAAACACACCAACGGCATTCAATAATGGCATTCATTTAGGAGATGATATTACATTTACGGCAGATAAAAATTACGAAAAATTTTTTGTTCAAATCGTTTCATCTGAAAAACAATCTGGAAATAAATGTGATTTTACAATTATTGCCGATGCCGATGGTCTTGGAGCGCAACTGTTCGATATTAAAAATGAATCTGTTTCTAAATCCGGCGACAGTGAAGTAAGGATTAACAATACACAGTTTTTCAAAACGATAAATTTGTTTGATTTATCTGAGGGCGTTGATGAAAAGACTGTATTGAATACACAAAATCCTGTTCCTAATGATAATTATTTCGTTTCAAAGAAACTTAAAAATTTTAAAACTGGTAAAACATATATCGCTAAAAACTTCAACAAGACCGCTGCTATATGGCAGTTGTTTGTTACTGCATGGAAGAATGACGGAACATTTATCAATGTTCAAAATGTTGGCACTGTATCTGGGTTTGTTAAGACTTTTATAGTTCCAAGTCAAGCTGACTATATTAAAATTTCCACTGCAAATAAAAATAAAGAAAGCATTATGATCGTCGAAGGGACTGTGGAGCCTCACGCATACGTACCGTACACAGCAGCCGAGGCAACATCGTATATTTCCCTTCCTCAAGAAGGATTTGTTCATGTGTATCACGTTGAAAAAGATGGTAGTGGAGATTTTAATAAACTGATAGATGCTATTGAATACGCAGAAAAATGGATGGACTCTGTTGTTTATATCGGAGACGGTACATGGGATTTACTTTCAGAATTAGGCAGTGAATATGTAGAAAGTGCATCCAATAGCAAACGTGGTATATATCTAAAAAATAGAATACATTTAATAGGTTCATCACGCTCTTTGATTACCGCACATTATAATGGAGACAATCAACAGACAAAAACATGGCTTGCGCCATTCAATAGCGGCGAATATGGCTTCACGCTTGAAAATATTACATTAGAATCAAGTAGCCTGAGATATTCCGTGCACGATGAAAGGGACACAAGCGCAGAACCATACACAAATAAGTATATTAACTGTAATTTCAAAACAGATAATAGCAACGGTGGATTAAGACAGTGCATTGGTGGTGGTCTTGGGCGAGATGGTCACATATTTATCAGAGGTTGCGTTTTTAATTCTGTGACAGCAAATCACAACAGTGCCGTGTCTTACCATAATACATGGTATAGAGGCGGAACGGGGAAGAGCTTCATTGATATACAGAATAGCATTGTAAAAGGAACAGGAACATTTAGATTCTCATGGTTTGGTGACAGCACAGAAATGACGCAAGTTATTTGTGCCAATAATTCTGTCGGCAGCGAAATTCAATTTGTGCAAGAGACAACTGATACGTCTCTTGGTGTTAAAACTGATATTGTAAATATGGAACTGCACCAATGGAACAACGAAGTTCGGAATTAACTAAATAAGGCTTTATTTGACTATTCACCAACATAAAAAGAAAGGACTGATATTATGCTCCCCATTATGGACGTTTCCCGCTGGCAGGGCAACATCGACTGGGGCAAGGTCAAGGCAAGCGGGCTTGTCTCCGGCGTGATGCTGCGTGCACTGGGCAACAGCGCGAAAGACGCGCCCAGCAAGCCGTACATAGACCCTTATTTTGCCCGCAACTACCGCGAGTGCCAGCGGCTTGGCATCCCCTGCGGCGTGTACTACTACTGCAAAGCGGTCAACACAGCAGAAGCAGACGCGGAGCTTGCCCTGCTGCGCAAGGTGCTTGCCGGCAAAACAGTGCAGCTGCCCGTTGCGGTGGACATTGAGGACACCTATGTGCAAGCATCGCTTGACAAGCAGACCCTGACAGACATTGCGGCGCACGCTCTGGCTGCTATCGAGCAGATGGGCTTTTACGCCATGCTGTACACCGGGCTGTATTTCGCCCGCGATAACTTGTACATGACCGGCGCTGCGCTCAAGCCTTATGACGTGTGGCTTGCAGCTTACCGCAGCAAGAAGCCTGAAACGGGCTGGCCGTTCGGCTTGTGGCAGTACACCAGCAAGGGCAAGATTCCCGGTGTTGTGGACGCGATACCGGGCAAGATTTCCGGCGTGGACTTGTCTGTGCCCTACAAGGACTATTCCAAAATCATCGCAAAGAAGAATCTGACCCGTCTCCGGGAGGGCGCATGAGCGAAAAAGAAGCTTTGCTGTGGGTGCTGGGCATCTTGGGTAGCCTGTGCGCCGCTGCTATTACGATTGATAAGGTACTGGAAATCATTCATAAATACATCAAGAAGGCACAGGAGCCGGACAACGCGCAGAACAAGCGGCTGGATGAGCTGGACAAGCGCGTTGGCACCTTGGAACAGGGTCAGCTCCAACACACGCAGGCTCTTGCAAGAGACCTGCGCCGCTTTGACGGCATTGACGAAGAAATGCGCCTTGTCCTTGTTGGCGTGCAGAACCTTTTGGATGCGCAACTATCCGGCAACAACCGGGAAGATATGCAAAAAAGCAAGACCGACATTAACAATTACCTGCTGAAAGGAGTAACCAATCATGGAAGCAATCCTTAACACCATTCTTACCCCACTGCCCGAGTGGCTGGCGCTTGCGCTCATCGTTGCGGGCACTGTTTCGCTTGTGCTGGGGCTTATCCGTCTGGGCTACGGCGCAGCGGTCAGGACGCTGGTGCTTGACCTCATCGACCAAGCAGAGCGCGAGATTCAGGGCACCAAGCGCGGCGCAGAGCGCAAGGCGTGGTGCGTCAAGATGCTGCGCACCTATCTGGGCAACAGCCGGTGGGGCAAGTTGGTCAGCTGGGCTATCACCGAAGAGACCATGAGCAAGGTAATTCAGTTTTTCTTTGATAGGGCGAGGTCGGCCCTGCAAAAGAAGTAAGGAGTAATACCATGAGCAGCACTACATATCCAGAAAAGCGGCCAAAAACGGCCATTTTAGCAAATGAATTCAACTTTTTAGCTGTTAAAAGTCGAACTCATCGCGATTTTGGTAACGTCAACAAAATCGTGAAACCTGACCATTTTGCCAGCCCCGGCAAAATGTACGCCGCACAAGAGCAATTTCGTGACATCACGAAATTGGTGACAAAACGTCACCAGTTTGCCAGCATTGGCAATATGGTGCGCAACGCTGGACAGCTGCCGCAGCCCTTCTGGCTCGGTGCTGCCTGTGGCGGCGGCTCGCATAGTCTTTCCGCCAGCGTTGCAAGGGCTTAATGCAGAACAGATAAAAGCTGTGATAAAACGTGCGCCGCTTGGGAGGTATGACCGGAAAATCGCCCGGTTGCGGTACGTTGACCAGCTATGTCAAGTTGATATTGCAGCGCGTGTGCCGTATTGTCGGACATCAATCGGCAATAGGCTGAAAATTATTGATAAAATGCTGAATGTGTGATATCATAATTCTAATTGGGTGCGATTTTTCACGAAATCGCATTGAAGCGGCAGGCTTTCGGGTCTGCCGCTTTTCTTTTTGCACGAATTGTGGTATAATTATCTCAACAAATCCACCCGGCCTCTCGAAGAAGCGCAACAGGGTGGATATCTGAACCCGTCAAGCCTCTCAACGATGCGTATCATGGCGGGTCTTTTTCGTTGATACAGGCTCACGCCCGCCTACTTATAGTGCGTACCATGCGGGAGACGATTTTATATGAATTATGGCAAATAAAATATATCACTTTTTGTCCCGTGTTTTGTTCGCTCTGATTATTTTTGGGGCGACATCAAGCGTTCTAAAAACCGTCCTTCCGTTTTGGCATAGTGCATTTATAGGCGTGGTTTTATCGGTATATGCGTCTTTGCATTATACGCCATACGATTTATGATTTGAAAGGCTCTGGCCTTTGTAGAGAGCGGCATTGCCTGTGGGCGGTTCCGCTCTTGATTTTACAAAAAAATCCCCTGCTTTGCCGAAGCCCTGCGTTCCACGCGGGTACTTTATAGGCAAAGTGGGGGATTTTGTATTATTTGCACTAGTTTTGTCAAAAGGCTTGCCGTGAAAGTTGAAACGTGATATTTTAGGCTTGCTTCCATTGTGAAGCCCTTAACAGTTAAGCGCTCATGCGGATTTTTCCGTGTGGGCGCTTTTTCTTTTTGTCCTTCGTTTGACGTTCGTTGTCCTTCGCTTTTTGCCGGTGCGGTATACTGGGAGCAATAGGAGGGATGAATTATGAGCTATTACCCAACACCCGGAGCGCCCTATGTTCCGCAGCAGCCTGTCAATCCGTATGGTGGCATGGGCACGGTAGGTCTTACCACTCCCCTGCCAAACGCACAGATGCAGCAGGCACAACCGCAGCGTCCGCAGCCGATGAATGGGCAGCAGCCTGTTCAGCAGTCGGCACAGGATGGCGGTTGGCTGCTGGGCAGACCCGTTTCCAGCAGAGAAGAGTTTTTGGCGATACCGTCTGACCTGTACGGCAGACCGACCTACTGCCCCGACCTGCGGAGCGGTGTGATCTACTGCAAGCGGCTGAACCCTGACACCTGCGAATCCTATGTGCAGGAGTTTTACAGCCCGGAAGCGTGGCGGCAGATACAGGCGCAACAGGCACAGCAGACCGCTGCACCGACACAGCAGTATGTTCCTATTGAAGAGTATAACACCCTTGTTCACAGGCTGGATGAACTGGAAAAATGGCAAAAGAGCTTTTCTAAGCCCACTGCCACCGCAAAGAAAGGAGAATAAGCGATGACCTCTCCGTTTGACATGATTACTCACAGCCCTATCATGCAGCTTGCAAATCTGGCTCGTGCCGGACAAAACCCGATGGGGCTTATCCAGCAGTTGAGCGGGCAGAATGCCCCCATCATGCAGGGTTTGAACTTGATTCAGGGCAAAAACGAAACGCAGCTCAGGACGATGGCGCAGAACCTCGCAAAAGAGAGGGGCATCGACCTGAATCAGCTTGCAAGCGTCCTGAATTTGACGCTTCCGAAGTGAGGAGACTTTGCAATGGACGATTTTGAAAACAACCATCCAGAAAAAGATTTCGACCTCAACAATCTGTGTGGCAATGACAAACTATGGGTTCCTTTGATGCTTGGCTTTATTTTCGGTGCTGCCAGCAAAAAGTGGGATGACCCGGAAGACGAAAAAAGCAATCCTCCAAGTTGATTTAACAATCCCAAAATAAGAACCCCTCGCAAGCGAAACGCTTCTCAGTTTTGCGGACTTGACAAAAACCGCTTTTGTTTGGCTTCGCCCATCGCATACGGCGGTGGGATAGCATAACGCAAAACTGAAAGGAGTTTTGTTATGGACGATTTTGCAACTGGTTATCTGGCTGGGCAGGACGGCGGCAATAACAACGGCGGATTTTTCGGCAACGAAGGTCTGTGGGCGGTTATCATCCTCGCCATCATCTTCGGCTGGGGTACAAACGGCTACGGTCGGAACGGTGGTGACAACGGCATGAACAGCTACATCCCCTATCTGGTCGGCACTGGCGCAACTGGTCAGGGCGGCGCAGATACTCGTGCGGCGCTGTCGGAGGGCTTCTACCAGCAGGACACTTCTCGTTCTCTGGCTGGCATCCAGAGCGGCATCTGCTCTCTGGGCTATGACCAGCTGGTGCAGATGAACGGCGTGAACGCCAACATCGCAAACGGCTTTGCGGGCGTGAATAGCGCCATCTGTCAGCTCGGCTACCAGAACGCACAGCTCGTGAACGGTCTGGAACGCAGCGTGTCCAACGGCGACAACGCCATCAGCCTCGCCATCATGCAGGAGGGCAACGCACGGCAGGCGGGTCAGACCGCACTTTCCACGCAGCTTGCATCTTGCTGCTGCGAGAACAAGCAGCTCATCGGCGACCTGAAGTACACCATTGCACAGCAGGACTGCGCTACCCGTCAGGCTATCGCAGACAACGCCCGTGCCATCGTGGACAACTGCAACGCCAATTTCCGCAGCATGATGGACTACTTCACGCAGGATAAGATTGCCACTCTGACCGCTGAGAATCAGAACCTGAAGTTCGCCGCTTCTCAGGATCGTCAGAATGCGCTTCTGACCACTGTGATGTCCCAGCAGACCGATACCATCCTTAATCGGGTCAATCCTCGTCCGATTCCCGCTTATCAGGTGGCAAACCCCAACGTGGGCGTGAACTGCTGCGGCTGCTGCTAACCAACACACTCCCCGATAACACCGGGTGAACCATCGGGGCAGGGGTGAGACACCTCTGCCCCTGATTTTTTAGGAGGAAAACATTATGGCTTGCAAAACAAGCTGCAAACTCTGCCCCCATCTGGTCTTGAGCCAGTCGGTGACGTTCGCCAATGACACGCTGACCATCAACATTCCTGCTGGCGCATACCAGAACGGAGAGAAGTATTGCATCGTGGTTGCCCAGAGCATCCCGGACACGACCACCATCAACGCTCCTGTGGTCATTACCATCGGTGCAGGCACTACCGCATACCCTCTGACCGACTGCAACTGCGCTCAGGCAACCGCTGAGAGCATCCACACTCGCACTCGCTACGCTACCCGCGTTGCAACGTCTGCGACCGGCACAGGCACGTTCAAATATCTTGGCTGCTTCTGCCGTTCCCACGCTGATGCGCCCGCGTCCATTTCTTGAGGAGGTGTAGATTATGGGCAAGAACAATTTTCGCCGCATGATGATGCTCCGAGACCACGACAAAGACCGTGAGCCGGAACGTGACCGCCTTGAGGAAGAGCGTGACCGCAGGGAACGTGAGCTGGAACGCCGTCTGCGTAAACTGGAAGGTGGCAACGACCGCTATCCCTACTATCCGCAGGAGGAAAACCGCTACATCGACCCCTACCCTATCCCCCGCTACCCTGACGTAGAGAATGGCCGCAGAATGCCGCAAATCGGCTTCTCGCAGAACGGCGACTGGGATAAACGGTCTGGACAGTATGAACATGGCGGCGCAGGCAGCCGCTCGATCAAGATGCCACGCCAGCACCTCACCCACGATGAAGCAGAGGAATGGTGTGACAGCATGGTGAATGCTGACGGCACAAAGGGCTGTCACTGGACGCTGGAACAGACACAGGACGTTGCCAAGCAGCGCAATATCAACTGTGACCCGAACGATTTCTGGGCTGTTATGAACATGATGTACTCGGATTATTGTCAGGTCGCAAAGCGCCAGTCCGTTGACACTCCGGGCTTCTACGCTGACATGGCAAAGGCGTTCCTTGATGACACGGACGCTGTGGACGGCAAGGCGTATCTCTACTGGGATTGTATTGCTGATAAGTAAAACAGAACCCCTGTGTAGTTTTTAACGGCTACACAGGGGTTTACTATTGAAAAAGCTAGGCGGGGTGACGGTTCCCGCATCTCCTAACGATGGGCGATAGCTGCCTGTTCTATCCTCTAGCGTTTTTCTCATTCCCAAATCGCTGATTTTGACCTTATGTCAAACAAATCTTGCGGGGTAATTACAAGGCTCTTGTCGAGTCCTACCACACTGATAATGGAAAACTTGCCGGGAACTTCTCGCTCGATTCTTGCTTTTGCTTCTTCCTTGCTGTTTGCAAACAAGACGAACGGAGCTTGAAAGTGTCTGCATTTTTCGTCATCATCGTACTGGATTTTGACCCAATAGAAATTTTCCATATATCGCTCCTTTGCTATCTCAATATTTTACAGGCGGTTCAGGCAACGGCATCCAATATGTAATGTTATGGGTTCTACCCTCATCATCCCGCCACTCTTTGAACTGCTCATCGTAATTTGCTATAACAATATCGAAGGCAGATTCATCGAATCCGATAACACGCCGGTCTGTATCCCCCGGAACACTGTTCTTTGCACAAATCCACTGGCTTGATTTTGGCGCGTTTGATACATCGTAAGCGCAATATCCGATGCACTGCGGATTGCCGTACTGCTTCATGTAATCTTCATTTCCGATTCGAGTTGCACAAACCATGTGAACATTTTTCCAACCGACACGGTCATCGTCTGTTGATTCGCTGTCGATAATAATATCTTCGGGGTCTAATACTTTTCTTCCGATTGCAAGATTCCAGTTATTTGCAACATACCGTTTCATTTGCCATTCGTTCAGAAAAGTTTTTGCTTCTTTCATGGCATCTTCCAAAAAACCACGATGAGGTCTATAAACAATCATACGTCAATCCTCCAAGAAATCCTCTTGATTCAGAACTTGATTTACAATTCGTTCTGTACATTCTTTGATAACCGTAGACGCGGGGACATTATCTTCATAAGCTATGTTTTCATATTGTGCTCTTGCATATTCAAAGAACCTTTTGGAAAGCATTTCTGCATCCGCACGGCACAACGGCTTTAATTCGTATTGCATCGGGAATCTTCTTGTAAGTGCAGGGTCAATCCTATCAAATCGGTTTGTCGTTCCAATAATAATGACATTGTTCGGCAATCTGTCCATTTCCTGCATAATCGCAATAACCACACGGTTCATTTCCCCAACGTCATCTTTTTGCCCACGAGCCATTCCGACCGCATCTATTTCATCAAAACAAAGAACGCAAGGAGCGGTTCTCACATAATCAAAAATTCTCGCAAGGTTAGATTGAGTTTGCCCTAAGTGCGAATCAACTAGACTTGAAAATTGAATCCTCAAAAACGGAAGTTTTGCTTTATGCGCGATATACCTAGCCAGCATGGTTTTTCCGCATCCGCTTTGCCCATAAAGCATCAATGCTGGCAAATAAGGAATACCCATTTCGTTCAATTTTTCAGATGCTCGATAAATAGCAACGATTTTATGCGTTATACTTTTTTCTTCGTTCCTAAGAAGGAATCTTGCTTCTGGAAATTCTTCTGTATCTTCTGCGATCAAAAGATGCTGTAAGTTATATGGCAATTCAATAAATTCTCTTTTGCTTTCCAACTTGCGAAGCATATTTTCTTTGAACTGCTCATCTTTTTTGGATGATATAGAATCCAAAATGATTTTAACGACTTTTTGCGCGTTTCGCATATCGCCATCGCAAACAAATCGAATAAGGTGTCGCTCACTATCATTCATCTAAAAAATCCTCCAATTCAATCTTCCCATCTGCCGCCGCAGCCGCTAGAGCGTATACGAACTGTCCAATCGTCATTCCGTGCCGTCTGGCTTCACGGTTGATGTACTTGCGCTCTTCCTCACTCATAAGGATGGTAATGCGCTTTGAACGCTTGCCATCACCGCTTGCAACACCCTGATGCGATTCCGGCATCGGGATTTTTTTCTTTGTCAAGCCAGCTTTAGCCAGTGCGCCTGGAATATTGCCCTGTTCAATCAGCCGTTTCGTTTCCTTTGCTTGTTTCAGCTTTTTCGGCTTACCTTCGCCTAACACGGCATCATTTGGCTGTCTTTCTATGTCTTTGGCTTGCTTCGGCTTAATACCGCTTAATTCCGCTTCACTTGGATGTACATGGCTGTCTGTGGCATCACTAGGCTTAACTTGCTCCTGTTCGGCATTATTCGGCTTTGCTTGGCTTACTTCTTCTTCCTTTGGCTCACTTCGGCTTAATGGCTGTTCCGAAAAAACAGGCTGGAAATCAAAGCCGCCCAACAAGCCGGATGTTTTTTTGCTGGTTGATTTCATTTTTCTTCCTCCATTTTTGCGCCGCATACTGGGCAAAAATTCCAAATCCACTTGTCGAAATCGCTTTCGGAAATCATACCACCACAATTACTGCATTTGATTGCTTGCTCTGCATGGCTGTTATCATAATCGTCCTGAATAATAAAAGTCAAACCCTCTGGACGTTCCCATGTTGCTTTTGGCTGTAAATCTTGCACATCAGCATTTCTTAACGCTCTTAACCTTTCTAACGCATCTTCCAACGCTTGATTGTCACCTTCTTCAAGAAGTCTGTTTCGATAATATTCCATCAAGGGAGCAACGTCTACAATCTTCTTACTCATTTTCTTCTCCTTCCACAATCATCTCTGCCAACGCCTTGAAATCCTCTGCGCTAGTGCTCTTTGCCGTGTCGCCGCTAAACAGGCTGTGCCGCTCTGCCTGCGCCTTACGAACACCCATAGACGGTCTAATCTTCACGTCCAGAAGCTTTGTTCCCATGCTCTGTGCAATTACCGGGAGCTGCTCCACGACCTCTTTTGACAGGTTCTCACGGCTTTTGTACTGGTTCAGGAGCAGACCCTCAATCTTCAAGGTCGGGTTGAAGTATCTGCGAACGTCACCAATGGTCTGCGAAAGCTGGCTCAATCCGGCAAGCGCATATCGGTCTGCTGTAATGGGAACGATGATGCTGTTGGCGGCGATCAGAGCGTTTACAAGCGCAAGACCAAGCTGCGGAGGAGTGTCAAGAACGATGTAATCGTACTGTGCAGACACGGATTCCAGCGCTTCACGCAGCCGGAAGTTCTTACCAATGTCTCGGACAAGCTGCTCGTCAATGTCCTTCAATGCGTTGTCTGACGGCAGAATGTCACCAGCTTCACAGTGCTGGATTCCTTCCTCTACCGTACCCTGCCGGGTCATTACATCGAACAGAGTACACACGTTCTCTGTCTGTGCGCCGTAGGTGTCCGTTGCGTTGCACTGGGCATCGCAGTCCACCAGCAACACCTTCTTGCCAAGCAACTGTAACGCACCAGCCAGACAGGTGCTTGTGGTAGTCTTTCCTGTGCCGCCTTTCTGGTTGGCGACAGCTATAATTTTTGCCATTTTATCACTCTTTCTTTATTCTTTCACTGGTTCTGGCATCGGCATCCAATGGGTGAATTTCTGATATTTTGTCCTCCACCAACATTTCCCATTCCATTGAGCCGTAATCGTATGCGTTCCACAGAAATAAGGCCCATTAGAAACGCAAGACACAAGATACGTTCCCGGTTCTTCTGGTAGCCTGTCTTTCATACTAATCCATTCCATTCTTTCTCCTTTCTGCATCATCTGCTCAATGTGCTACATCTGACTACTTTTGCAACGCTTCAATGGAATAAAACGCTGGCATATACTTGTCTACGATACCCGCTTTGTCTACGCTTCTAATCAGATAGCCAACAGGTCTGTCGGGAAACGGCGTTCTGTTCAAAGATAGGATGTCCTTATACGCTGCCTTCACTGTATCGTAAACCGCTTCTCTGCGTCTTGGTAGCTTGATTTCTGGATGCTCTTTCTTCATCCACTTCTCAACCACTTTTGCCACGTCAATGCAGTCTTGCTTTTCAAACTCGTCACACACAGACCAGTCAAAATGCTCGTATCCGCTTCTGCGGGGCTTTCTGGCGGCTTTTTGAGGTTCAGCCGATACTTCGCTTGCCTGAGCTTCAATCAGCGTCTCATACGCCTTAATTTTGGGCTTAAACTTGACTGCCACAGCCTTTCGTGCCACAAGAACTGGTTCATAGGTCACCACAATGTCAGACACAGCATTGATTTCATCCACTGCAACGTCAAGCACTCGCTTGCGAAGGTTCTTATAAACATCGTAGCTGGCTTCCATTGCTCCGAGCTGCTCTCTCAACTTCTTCAGACTGATTTCATGCGGTTTGCTGTCCATGTTCAGCCAGTCACGAAGAATCGAGTAAAGCAGAATGCTGTATTGTGATTTCATCCGTGACGTGTAACGCAGCCGATACCGAACATAGCCGCTTTCGGCAATATCAAAAAAGATGGGGCGAAGGTCAGGGTTGCAAGTGATTGCCACAACATAAGACCTCGTTTCGGGTACATAGTCCAGTTTTGCCCTTGTGAAAAGGACAAAGCTCTCAAACGTGCCCTTCTCTTTGTCAATGGGAATCGACACTGTATTACCTAGAAAGTGCTTGATCTGCGGCTCAATCCTTCGTGCATCAAGGCTTTTCAGCCCAAGAAGCTCCCTATATTCCGCCAACGAGAACTCCACACGGCTGCTGTTTGGGTCTCTCGGATTTATTCTTGACAAGTAAACCTCTAGCAACCGAAGCTCACCTGCCGTGTAGTCCCTGAACTTTGCCCACACAAGAGATTTGCTTTTTTCAACAAGGTTGTTGTCAGATATTTTTGGCATCTGTTCGCCTCCTTTTCTAGGCTAAAATCAGTATATCACAGGTAGGGGGACAAGTCAATACATTCTGTCCCCCGTGACTTGTCTTTTTGTCCCCCATGACTTGTCAAAACGTCCCCCATGACTTGTCAAAACGTCCCCCATGACTTGTCAAAACGTCCCCCATGACTTGTCAAAACGTCCCCCATGCTTTGTCATTTCGTCCCCCATCTACCTATTATATATTAAACAAGAAATAAACAAGAGGTTAAATATCATCGTTAAATAGGCGATGACGATAATTTTCAACAATTTCTTTGCTTTTCCATTCCAGCTTGTTGATAACTCAACTTCCCATTTGCTGAATAAAGTCTTTCCGGCTATGATTAGTCTTATCTAACGTATACAAAAAGTGGATAAAAAACTTTTGAACCGGTGTTATGGGGGACGGATTGACGAGTTGCTTAATTGCAAGCTATATATTCACGATAATCCGTTATTTATTCCGCGCGAATGTTGTCGATTTACAGCCTATGGGGGACGGATTGACAAGGTAAATTTGCCCGATAGGTGTACAAAAAGTGGACAAAATGTTCTTCAAAAACTGCGATAATTCGACAATCAGCCAGTTATATTATTTGGATTCACGGTATAAGAATCATTGGACCTCATGGCAGCTTCTGTTCCAGCGTCCTGCGCCTGATAGAGTATTTCCATCTTCGGGGCGGTTCCATTCGGGTCTGGGTCTGTTCCGGTAGCCTGCGCTATCTCATAGTTGCCCGATACCATCCGGCAAACAGAGACCCTGTCCTTCAACGGTGTGTGGAGGTTTGCCAGAACCTCCGTCAGCACACCCATATGGTCTGATCCGTGATCTCCGTACCGGATGTACAACAAGGCATCTATTTCGTAGGAAGAACATTCCATCATAGCATCTATGAGAATCTGCCGCTTCTCCAGACTAGGAAGGTCATCTTCCAAATGCTCCAGCAGCCCCGGGTAAATGCAAGCGTCCATGTATCGAGCCGCCGATACACCACAGCAGGTAAACCAGCGCATAGCCGTTGGCAGGGAAATAGCTGCCAGGCCTTGCTCCCAATTGGCGACCGTGCCACGATTTATGCCCATCCGTGCCGCCAGCTTCTGCTGGCTTAGACCAGAGTGCATCCGTGCCATCTCTAATGCTTTGGCCGTTCTTACTAAATATTCATCCATAAATTCACGCCCTTTCAACAAAATTCTGCAAAACTGCCGGATTCGACAAGCCAAAAAATGGAAAAAGCTGCTATGGAGAACCAACAGCAGCCTGTGTTATAACTATATTGTCAAAAAATTCCAAATAGAAAGGAAACACAAAATGAAAGAAACTGCAATTTGGAACCATGAACGTATGCCGATCATCGACGGAATGCCCGCCAGCGTTACCGATGGGCAGCCACACACACCTGAACCATGGGAGGAAAGCTAATGAACCGAACTGTAGATGCACTGATTGTCCCATACGCCCGCAGACGGACGCTGGAGCTTGTCCTGAGCCTTTCTGGATACGAAGCTGATAAAGATGCTTACCTCGAAGCAAAAGGCATCCTGGAACGTGCCGTAGCCGCCTTAGACGATGGGCGCGACCCGGGAGATAGCATCGAACGCATTGACGGGCAGCTCGTAGAGCTGTGATTGGAGGAAAGATGGATAGGCGTTGTCCCTTTTGACTTGAACGCTCGTGGCTTCCCCGATGTAAAGTAACGGATGTGAAGAAAACATTCGATTTTTGCGAAGTTGTTAAAATTGTATTGACTATACAACTGAAAGATGTATAATCATATCAAATGAACAATCGTATCTACTGATCGGGAGGATATGCCACAATGAGCGAACAAGAAAGAGCTAAGATTGACAGGTTTATCGCATGGCTGTTGGAACACCCTGATAAGATTCCGGCAGCGGAGCAAGCCTTAGGCCTAGAATAACAGAAAACCCCTTGCGCAGAGCTACACCAGCCCGGCACAAGGGGTTTTTATTTTACCGGGTCAGAACCATTTCTTTTTTCGGTTTCTACGGTAACGATATTTTCTGCTGTTGCCATATAGTACACGGTCATTGCTTTTTAACAAGGCCTGCATAAACCAGAAGCAGAAGGCACAGCCGCACAACAAGTAATACACGGGCTTACCTCACATCTTCTCGATCAGGTTCATCAGCGCTTCACGCTGCGCTGTCGGCATAGATTCAAGCTTTTTTCTAATCCGCTCCACTGCTGCATCGACTTCACTTTGCGGCTGCTGGGGCGGGTTTTCTTTTTGTACGCCAGTGAGAAGGTAGTCTACCGATACGTTGAAGTAAGACGCAATTTTAGAAAGAACCTCTGTGGACAGGCTTTTGGTTCTTCCAGCTTTCAATTCGGAAAGAAAACTGCGGCGAATCCCAATGTTGCCGCAAAGGGTTCCGTCTTTGATGCCCTCTTTTTCGCAGAGTGCGTGGATGTTGCTGTACAAGTCCGACATAAGAACACTCCCATATTTGTGCAAGTATACAAATGCACAGAATTTTGTACAAAAGAGTTGACTTGTACAGATGCCTGTACTATAATACAGACATGGGCAGTACAGAACACTGTACAATATAAACTCTCTACACCCTTATATTAGTACAGCTTTCCGTACTTGTCAATAGATTTTAGCAAATGGAGGTGGAATTTTGAAAGAAAACTTCCGTTCTGGCTTTGAGCTGGAAGTGAAGATGAAGCTGTTGCAGCGAGGTATGAAGCAAACGGAGCTGATTCAGGCGGTTCAAAGCGATACTGGATTGTTCCTTGATGATTCGTACCTCTACAAGATTCTTCGCGGTGAGCGAAAGCCGGAGAAGATTATTCAGAGCATCTGCAAGATTCTGGATATTGAGCAGAAGGAGGGCTGAACATGGAACAGATTTTGACATTGAAGGTAGACCTTGAGCACCCGGACGATGCGAAGTTTGCCATTGACGAAGCGGTCAAGGTCTACGAAGCAGACAAGCTCAAGTGGGCAGAAGATGAAATTGCCGAAGCGAAGCATCTGGCAATGAAGATTATGGAGCAGTTGTGCTTGGATGGGTACAGCATTGAATGGTGCAGAGTCACGGAAGCGTACTGCTACAAGGCGGTTTCTATTTGGCTTAGTAAACCGGATGATGAAAGTTTTAAGCGAAATGCAACGTGCTGCATCCCTTCTGCTTCTTTTGATACTTGGGTTGCCAAGTGTGTCTGCCTGTGTCGGGCTACCGGCAGAAACGTGCCCGCGTTCATCATTAAAAAGGCTGGTGAGTGCTGGTGACGAAATTTCGCAAGGCGCAAAGCCGCAAACGCAGACTGAAGCTGGCAATGGCTACTGGCGTATCCCGAAACGATGCCAACAAGGTGCTTTGGATGGAGAAGACCATCAATCAGTGCTTTGAGCGCCACAATCGGGAAGCCAGACTGAAAGAGGAGATGCAGCGTGGAAGAAAAGTACTGTGAGCGCTGCGGTGTCTTTCTTGGCTTTGTAAATCCGTGCAAGAAATACTGTGAAGAATGTAAAATCATTGTTCGCAGAGAACGGCAGGCTCTTATAAAGAAAGGGATCAAGGCTAAGCCGGAACCGGCTTTATGCGCTTGGTGCAAGAAGCCAATGGTTCGGAAGGTCTGGTCTCAGAAGTATCACCCTGAATGCGCAGCAGATGCAAACAAGGCTTTGACCAAAAAGTACAAAGCCAAAAAGCAAAAAGAGCTGAATGAGTTAAAAGCATCTGGTGAGTTCAAAATTACTTGGGATGTGCAGGAGCCAGAACGTGCGAGACCTCAAAAGCGCGAGCCTCCAAAGTATACCGTGCGACAGATGAACGATGCCGCAAAACGATATGGCATGAGCTACGGCCATTACAGTACTTTACTTGCACAGGGAAAGGTGAAGGCTCCTGATGAACGGTAAATACTACGGCAAGCGGGAAATCCGCTGGCGCAGCCGGGAGAAAGAACGGCTGGAACACATCCAACGCAAGCGAAGGATGGCAAACGATGAAGAGGGCAATAAGCAACTTCAACAAAAGCAGCCCGTGGCAGAAGCGCTGGCAAAAGCGTGAACCTTTAAGACTGGAGCATATCGAGAAAGAAAGAGTGAACAAAAATGAAAAAAATCAAAGTCAGAATCACATTCACCGAAGCGGTTCTCGGCACATGGCCTAGCAATCAGAACATCGCGCGAGAGTTCATCGCCAGCAAGTCCCCTGATGCAAACACCATCGAGGACGAAGTTGCTGCTCTGGGCGCTGATGCTGTGGCAGATAAGGGCATGACGGTGTTTCCTCGCAACGAAAACGGTGAGCCTATCTTGTATGACTACCAGATTAAAGGTTTCTTCAAGGATTCCTGCGGTATGCTGGGTCGTATCGGCGGCAAGACCGAAACTGGCAAGAAGAAGGCCGTGAACGAAAGCGGCAAGCTGACGGCCTACAAGAAGGTCATTGATGGGTTGATTTTCGTTCAGCCCCGCATGATTCCCATTCATGTGAACGGCGAGATTACCGAGTGCCAGCGCCCGCTCCGCGCACAGACAGCGCAGGGCGAGCGCGTCAGTCTTGCCAACAGCGAGCAGATTCCCGCTGGTTCGACCTGCGAGTTTGAAATCGTTCTTCTGGATGATTCTCATGAGAAGGTCGTGCGTGAATGGCTGGACTACGGCGCTCTGCGTGGCATCGGCCAGTGGAGAAACAGCGGAAAGGGCCGTTTTACTTACATCGCTTATGAGGTGAAGGACTGAGCGCAACGGCATGGCATTGACGGCCCTGATTCGCGGAGGCAAGGCTGAGGTTCGATTGGCCGTGCGTCGCGATGCACGGCAAAGGCGAAGCATGGCGAAGCGAAGCAATGGCATAGCGTCGTGAGGTAAAGAGAGGCAGAGCAAAGGCAGGGCGAGGCTTCGAGCCGAGTGGCAAAGGCAAGGCAAGGAAACGCTAGGAGCTGCAAAGGAATAGCATTGAAAGGCAATCTGTAGCGAGGGCGATGCGAAGCGAAGTATGAAGAGAGGCAATGGCGATGCGCTGATTTGACGAGACTTGCAAAGGCATGGCGGAACAATGCTCAGACGAGCAATGGAATTGCATGGAACCGATATGAGCGGCGAAGCAAAGGCTATGGATGCAAGGCGTAGCTTTGATAAGCAAAGGCGGAGCGGAGCATAGAAACGCAAAGGCAACGGAAAAGAATAGAAACGATAGGCTAAGGCATTGAGTAGCTAGGAGCAGAAAAGCAAAGGCAAAGCAATTTATCGAAAAGCAACGGCAAAGCATGGTATAGCCGTAATTTGCAATGGCAAAAAATGAAAGGAGACAAGATGAAAGCGTTTATTGAAGTTGCCCTGATGTGGGGCATAGCACTGGCAGTGGTTTTGGCGGTATTTCTGCTGAACTTCTGGATGGTGCGTCACATCGGAATTCTGGTAGGAGCATCAGCTGCCCGTGGAATCATCACGGTATCTGTGGCGATGGCTACGGCATGGATACTGAGTTTTGGAGGTAATAAGAGTGAAAAGCCTGAAAGCTAATGTCCTTTGTACGCTTGGAATCGCGTTAGCGATCTTTTCAGTAGGATGCGGCGATGCAATTCAGAAAAGTCAGAGCACAGTAGCAATGTTTGGATACGTTTTCCTTTCGTGTAGTTTCCTCGCCGCAGCACTCGTCTTGTGCGCCATTGGGGTCAGCTCTGAAAATGAACGTATCGAACGGGAAAATCGCAAAGTAAAACGCATTCCTCACCACACCAACGAGTGGAGGGATGCACGATGAAATGCCCGATGTGCGGTAGTGACAACATTACAACGGTTGACAGCCGGTCTGCCCCCGACAGCATCGTTCGCAGAAAAAAGTGCCTTGTATGTAACTACCGGTGGTCTACCATCGAAATTGACAAAGACCAGTGGCACAGTGCGTTGCAAATCAAAGAGGAACGCAAGAGAGGGAGACCCAAAGATGATTAACCTTGACAGATTCGGTGGCGTGACAGAGCCGGATGATGGCGTGTATTTCCTAACCCGTGAGCAGGAAGCAGAAGCCAAAGAAGCTGACCGGCTGGCTGAGATCGAGGACTTGCAGTCTGAGATTGAGGGCAGGGAAGCAGAGCTGAAAGACCTCCGTGCACAGTTGGCAGACCTGATGGCTGGTTGATTTTATATAGCCAAGTTAAGCCGAAGTAAGAACAATGAAGCCTAATGAAGCCAAAGAAAGGAAACGTATGGACAACAGCAAAATCCATGAAGCTCTGATGGCTGTTCAGTCAGAGCTGAAAGCCCCGAAGGGGCAGATGAACAAATTTGGCGGCTACAAGTACCGCTCGTGCGAGGACATTCTCGAAGCGGTCAAGCCCATCTTAAAAGCGCATGGCCTTGTGCTACGGCTTTCCGACAAGCCTGTTATCGTTGACAGTTGGCACTACATCGAAGCCACTGCAACAATTGAATCGCAGGATGGTGCCACTTACACGGTGACTGCATACGCTCGTGAGCCTGAGTTTAAGAAGGGCATGGATGATTCGCAGATTACCGGCACAGCAAGTAGCTACGCCAGAAAGTACGCTTTGAACGGTCTGTTCTGCATTGACGATACGAAGGATGCCGACACGGACGAGTATCAAAAACAGACCGCAAGCAGGGCAAGCAAGCCTGCGCAGAAGCAAACGGAAGCGGAAACCATCCCACCATGCGCTTGCTGCGGAAAACAGTTGCAGCCTATTCAGTACAACAACCGCACCGTATCGCCGCTGGAAACCGCAAGAAGCACGAAGAAACGCTTTGGGCGCGTCCTGTGTTGGGAATGCGCTCAGAAACAGCCGAAGGAGGGCTAAACAATGCTTAACTCTATCGCAATTCAGGGGCGTTTGGTTCACACGCCCGAAGCTAAGGTCACGAAGTCTGGCAAGGATGTTTGCACGTTCAGCATTGCTTGCGACCGTCAGAGCGGCGGTCAGAAGGAAACCGACTTCTTCAACTGCACCGCATTTGGTAATACGGCACTGTTCGTTTCCAAGTGGTTCCAGAAGGGTAGCCTAATTCTGGTGACTGGTAGCATCCAGACCCGGAAATATATCGACAAGCAGGGAAACAACCGCACTGCAACGGAAATCATGGCAAACAAAGTTGATTTCTGCGGTGGAAAGTCTGACGGCAAGTCCTCCGACAAGGCGCAGGATGCACCGCAGAACTACTCTCAGGGCAACACGGATGACTTCTTTGTGATTGACGACAGTTCTGATCTCCCTTTTGACTAACGGTTACGCTACCGGGACAAAAGGCGAACCGCCTACCTTATATAAGAGCTGCGCTATCTGGCTGGACGGGCGTTTGGAAAGATGAAACACTTGGGCGATATCACAAAGATTCACGGCGACCAGATAGAGCCTGTGGATTGTATCACGTTCGGCAGTCCTTGCCAGGGCTTGTCTATGGCGGGAAAAAGGCTTGGATTTGACGACAACCGTTCCGTACTGTTTTTGGATGCCGCAAGAATCATTAAGGAAATGAGGACAGCCACCAATGGAATGTATCCAACTTTCGCTGTTTGGGAAAACGTCCCCGGAGCATTCAGTTCCAACGAAGGAGAAGATTTCAGAGCCGTGCTGGAAGAACTTGCCCGCGTGGAACAACCAGACGTTTCAATTTCTAGACCTCCGAGGGGGGGCAGATGGAGCAAAGCTGGAGCAATCGCCGGGAACGGATGGAGCTTGGCTTGGCGACAGCTTGATGCTCAATATTGGGGAGTCCCCCAACGCCGAAAGAGAATCGCTCTTGTCGTGGATTTTGGAGGGCAACGTGCCCCAGAAATACTATTTGAGCGCACGAGCCTGTCAGGGAATCCTGACGAGAGCATCAAGGCGTGGGAAGCCACTCCCGGAAGTTCTCAGACAAGCCCTTATGGACGTGATAGGGGGGGCAATTCCTACACCCTGAAAATCCGTAGTGGATGCGCTGGTGGCGGTAAAGGTGCGCTGGTACAAACCGAAAAAAGCGCAACGCTTTCAACACTCCAAGACCAGACATTGTTTCAGCCTGTTGTTTATGATGCTCGCGGAAATGGCGATGGCAAAATCGTACCGACCATTACAGGAGACCACGAAAACAGAATCACGGACTACACGGCTATCGCTATCGAACGCAAAACCTTCAACGAACAGTCTTTTAGCCACTACAAGGAAAGCGACAAATGCTCAACCTTGAAAGCGAAAGCGGGGAACATTGGAAATGGCAGCGAATGCCCGGTTGCAGAGAAAGCCATCCGTTGGATTGTTCGCCGCTTGACCCCTGTTGAATGTGAACGGTTACAAGGCTATCCTGCCGGATACACCGACATTGGTGACTGGACGGATAGCAAAGGAAAGAAGCACAAATACGCTGACAGCCCACGGTACAAGGCTCTAGGCAACTCAATCGCTTTGCCGCAGTGGTTTTGGTTGGTGCAGAAGATGCGCCCTTACCTAAAAGAAAAGCCTACACTGGGTAGCCTATTCGATGGTCTGGGTGGTTTCCCTCTGGTCTGGCAAAGAGCATACGGAGATGGAACCGCACGGTGGGCATCGGAAATCGAAGAGTTCCCGATGGCTGTAACAAAAAGGAGATTTGGCGAAGAATGATTACCTGTTGCAAAGACTGCACATCACGCCACCAAGCTTGCCACGACACCTGCGAGAAGTATAAGGCAGAGAAGAAAGACTTCGAGGAGCGCAAAGCATTCGTCTATGAGATGAACCACAGCCAGAGCGTATACCACCGTGATTATGAAGACAAGCACCGGGAACGTGGCAAGAAGCGGTTTCTCGGAAGTGAATTTAGAGGTGAACGATAAGTGTACATTTTATCTCAATGCAAGCACATCATCGTAAATACCGATTACGTATCCGAAATTTACTCGTGTAAAAGAATCATGCACTCTGAAATTTCGGGAAGAAGAGAAGAAATGGGTGCAATTTGTTACGAAAGCAAAGATGACGATGTGATTATCGGGAGATACCATAACGAAGAAACCTCAATGAAGGTATTGCAAGACATTATGGGAGCTCTTTGCAGTGGAAGCGTCACGCGTTTTGATATGCCAGAGGACAACGCATGAACACCGGCAAGCAGTTTGAAGCAGACTTCAAAGCATCCGTGCCAAAGGATGCGTGGTGCTATCGGCTGAAGGACAGTGCTGCCACCTACTACGGCGGCAACGAAAACCTGTCCTTCTCCATTGACAACATCTGCGACTTCCTTGTGTACCGTTACCCGATGAACCACCTGTTTGAGCTGAAAACCATTGAAACGCCCTCTATCCCTCTGGAAAAGGTGTTCGGCAAGTACGACAAGGCAAAGTGCAAATACCGTAAGGAAAAGCACATCACGGACATGGTGGATGCAATGGGGTACAGCGGTCAGACCGCCCATGTGATAGTCAATTACCGAGCGGTCAACCGCACCTTTGCAATCCCTGCCAGCAAAGTTCTGGTGTTCCGCTATAACGAGAGCCGTAAGAGCATCCCTTGGCAGTGGGCAGAGCAAGAGGGGATAGAGGTCAAAGCAAAAAGGCTGCGTGTCCATTGGCGGTATGACGTGGATGGACTGCTAAAGAGATTGGAGAAAGAAAATGCAACTGTCTGAAAAACAAGAATTGGTAAGGCTTCTGGGGATGTACCAAAGCGAACTCCTTATGGAAAACGAAGAAAACCTTAGAAAGAAAATGAGAAGCAATGAAATCCCGAAAAAGGTTGTCACAGATTATTCATACGGTGTAAAAGCTCAGTATGAACACGCAAGAATCATCATCAAAAAACTTTCTGTTGAAATCGGAAAAGAACTCAAGGCTAGTTGGGAGTTGTGGTGAAAATGACAATGGTTTGCGATAGGTGCGGTGAAACGTTTCCGCTTTCCAACGATGTGAAATACATGACACCGTTTGATGATGAACTTGACCAATTTGAAAGCAATTCTATTGTAAAGTGCCTTGCTGGAGATGATAAAGGGATTTACTCGATAAAAGATGAAACCGTTGTCCTTTGCCCCTCTTGCATGGCAAAGCTGAACGACTGGCTGAAAGGAGAATAAAAATGGCTGAATATTATGTTGGATGTGGGATATTTGGGGAAATCTATGCCGGAAAAATAACACCACCTGGAAAAGATGGCTCGCAGATGTGGAAAAACAAATCGGATGTGACTGACGGAGCAATCGAAGCGGTCGTGAACCATTTCATTATAGAAATGGATCGTGACGATAAGAACAAAATCCAAAAGGCATGGGAAGTTCGTGGCAATAGAACGCTAAAAGTAACGTTTGAGCTTGTCCCAAAAGGAGTAGTCAGATGAATAAATTTGGAAACTGCCCCTTGTGCGGCAAACAAGTCAAGCCGACCAACCTCCGTAAAATCGCACGACAGAACCAGTTGTACGGCTTCCGTATGGCTCTGGACGGCATCGCCGCCACATGGGGTGCGCTGATTCAGAACCTTCGGTGCGATGCAGACCTGACCGATGAACAGGTGCAGAAAATTATCCGCATTGGTGACAGGTACTGGGAGATGATTGGGCAGTTCAAGAACGAGGACATGACACCTGACGAGTTTGCGGATTACATTACCGCAAAGTCAGAACAGGTCGAAAAAGAGCTGAGGGAAAGGTGAAGCTAACAATGTTTGAATTTGTAACTCGCTGGCTGGTCTGCTTAGTCCTGCTGGCGGTAGTGGTTCAGTCCGAACGGACAATAAAGGACATGGCGAACAACCTGTTTGAGGAACGGCAGGCAATGCTTGTCTGGCTGTTCGTCAACGTGTGTCTGGCCGTTTGTATGGCTGTTGCGATGGGGTGGAAATGATGATTCAGGATATCAACATGGTAGGGCGTGAAAGGCTGGCTTTTCTGTATGGTCTTTATAGCGGCTGTGCGAAATTCGAAACTGAGCTTAACGCCAAAGGCATTTATCAGAAAATTGCTTCCGAGTTAGCTTGGTGTTTGGGATTAAACGATAACGACAGCAAATGTTATAAGATGAACGGAGAATAACCAATGGATAACGAACTTTACTGCCCGATGAAGATGACTAGCAACCCGTTTGGTCGGTGCGTCTGTGAGAAAGAAAAGTGCGCTTGGTGGAATAAGTGGGACTGCCGCTGTGTAGTCTGGATAATTTCGCAGAAGCTGGGCATAATCGGAATGAAGATGAAGGGGTGAGAGCATGAAAAAACGAATTTACCTTGTTCTCGAAACTGAAGCGGACGAGGATGACAAGAGCATCCTTGACGATATTGAGCAAGAACTTGGGATGGCTACACACTATTTCGAAACGGTTTCTTATAGCGAGAACGATTTCCCTGACAAATGGATTAGCGTCAAGGATAGGAAACCAAAACATCATACTCCAGTTCTTGCATTTTGCGATAACGGCGATATGATTTTTGGCTTTAAGGACTTTTACAAAAATTGGGCAGAAGTCGGTAGCGGAATTCCATACACCGTCACCCATTGGATGCCGCTTCCTGAACCGCCAAAGGAGGTCTGATACATGGCAACACCCCCGAAGCGTGGTCGTGGCAGACCGCCGCTGACCGAAGCCGAAAAGAAAAAGCGTGAGAAGCGAGCACAAAAGGCAAAAGAAGAAGCCGCTGCGAAGCGTGAAAAAGAGCGTGAGAAGAAGAAACAACAGATGCTTAACAAGCGGAAATCTATCCGCTCACAGGTGAGTAAAAAGGTGAAAGAACAGCAGGAGTTGGCTATCGAGAAGCTGAAGATGATGAACACAGGGGATTTGCAGTCAAGAATCGGCGATGAAGAGGACAAGAAAGTTGTCGGCATGATTGCGGCAAAGTATTTTGGTGACCTTCCGAGCGTGGACATGAACAACCCCATTGAAGTGCAGCAACGCCTTGATTTCTTCTTTGACGCTTGTATCGAAGCCAGAATCTCTCCTGTGGTGGAATGGATTGCGCTGGTGCTGGGCATCGAATGGCCTAGCCTGAGACAGATTATGACTGGCAAGCGCCGTGACGATAGCTTGCAGCAGAAGTACATTTTGAAGCTGATTCTGCAAATGCAGTCCATGTGGGCGTACAACGGTATGTATGGTCAGGAGAACCCGGCAGAGTGGATTTTCCGAGCCAAGAACTACTTTGGTATGCGTGACAACGTGGAAGTTACCGTTGCACCGCCAGAACAGCCGTTGGGCGATGCCCAGAGCGCAGAGCAGCTCGCCCAGAAGTACCAGACGACTTTGCCGAAGGAAATTGACGTGGAGTATAGAGAGGTGGACGACTAATGCAGACTGACAGAGGAATCTACCACAAGCGAGTATGCGACCGCTGCGGAGCGGTTCTTGGCGGCAGGATGATGAACCCTGACGAATACTTCAAGGACTGGGCGTGGCGCAGGGATACAGGCGACCTGTGCCCGGAGTGCTACGAGGAGTACAAGCGAGTGATCGGGCGGTTCAATACCAACAGAAGGAGAAAGAGAGGGCAGAGATAATGGATGTTTACTGCACCACCGAACATTGCTCTTGCATGGGCATCAAACAGTTTTCTGCTGGCAAGGCTATCCGATGCACAGCAGAATCCTGTAAGAACAAATCCGAGCCGTCCTGTGGCTCTTGCAAATGGTACGCAGAGCCGGAGGGCGTGTGTGTGAACGACCAGTCAGAACACGTTGCAGACTTCGTGTGGGATGAACGTGGATGCAAAGAATGGGAGAAAAGGGAAAATGGGTAACATCATAGACGGGATGATAGTGGTTTTAGTATCTTTCATGGTCGGAACGATTGTATGCGGAATGGCGTTTCTTGTTGAGAACATTGTTATATGGAATGGCTTTTTGCGAGAAATTTCCGGTGAAAAGCAAAAGATTCTCGCAGATGCGGTTCTCCACATCATCATTTTTTCGATTGGTTTTGGGTTCTTGTATGCGATGTACAAAGCAGGAGTATAAAAATATGACAGCAGGAGAGAAAATCAGGAAGCGCAGACTTGAACTTGGCATCACGCAGAAAGATGTTGCGAGGATGATTGGAACAGCCAATGCGTATGTCAGTGCAGTTGAAAAGCAAAAGCGTGACGTGAAGAAAGAAACGCGGCTGGCAAAATTCGCAGAAGCGCTTCAATGCAGCGTGAACGATTTGAAGTCGGATGTGCCAAAAGGCATGGTAGACCCAACCAATGATGACTTTGGAGCGGTTTGTAACTGCGCTGTCCGCTACTGCTTGGGCAGACGGTCATATATGCCTAGCCTTGTTTGCGGATACATCACACCGCTTTTGCCGGAACTGACTGGCAGGACGCTTGATTGTTTTGAACGTGACATTGCAGAGCGAAAGCGGACAGGGTTTGACTTTGGCGATTCCTGCGACTATGAGACGTGGGATGCGTTCTACAAGGCGGTTTGTAAGGAGATTGAAGGGAGAAAACATGAAAATCAGACCGATTGATGCTAATGAACTACGTCAAAACATCGAGACGTGGATTCAGGAGTATAACGATGGAACAATAGGTGGCCTGTCGTTAGACGATGTGCTTGACTACATCGACACTGCGCCAACAATCGAGGTGAAAGACAATGGCTAATTATCCAGAATACCTTGAACGAAACGCACTTATTGAAAGAATCGAGAAAGCATATTGCGATGGCTGCGAGAATTACAATGGAGTTAGATGCTGTGCTTGCGGTATTGGCAATGCCATTTTGACGTTGTGGAAGATGCCCCCGACAGCCTTAGAGCGTACCGCTGAATGGATTGTACAGGACGATACGTTCACAAGATTCGAGTGTAGCAGATGCCACACAAAAAATCATCATACACGTTAGAACTACTGCCCGAACTGCGGTTCTTTGATGGAGAGCAGGTTATGAGTAACACACTTTGGCATCCAGCAAGTGAACCGCCACGAGAACGGATGCAGCCTTTGTTGCTTGCGGCTAAAACAACGTGGCGTGATAAAGATGGAAAAATGTTGCAAGGAATCTCGCCAACAGCGTATTTTCTCGGCTGTTACGCAGACGGTCAGTTCTGGGATGAGATAGGAGAGAGACTGCCGAAAGATGTGACAGTGACGCATTGGATGGCGTTTCCGATGGTATAGGAGGGCTTATGGAAAGCAATATCGTTGTTACGCAAGATATGGTTGACGCATTCACGGCAGAAATGCAGGAAGCATACAAAAAGTACGGCGATGACGAGGAAATTGTTCATAGCATGATGGACGGCATCATGTGTGAAACCTTAGAAAAGCTGGGATTTGCAGAAGGTGTGGGAATCTTTAACGAAGCACCGAAATGGTATGCGTAAGGAGCGGTAAACATGACGAACAAGAAGTTTGGCATCATCATTATGGACTTGAGCCTTTTCGACTTTGGGCCGAAGCCGCCTTGCGGGTACATCAAGGCAAAACATATCCGCCCAGCGTACGGCAAAGGCACAAGGCCTGTCAAGGCACATAAGCGAATCACGAGAACGAGAGAGGGATTTAGAAAATGACAGAACTCAAAAGATGCCCGTTCTGCGGTGCGGAACCACCGACTGTAAAAGTGATTCATCCACTTAACGTTGACATGGCTAGTTGGGTAGTCTGCGGGAAATGCGGGGTGAGCACTTCTGCAACATTTGGCAAGGAAAAAGCCATCGAAGCATGGAACAAACGCTACAAAGAGGATTGAGCATGGACAAAAAACGAGACAGCTTTACATTCCAACGATACTACTTTGAAGCCATCTCCACACTCAAAAGTAAAGAGAAGTTGGAACTCTACGATGCAATCTGTGCATACGTTTTTGAAGAAAAAGATGCAACTTTGAACTCAAAAAAGGCAGAATCTTGTTTCATTTTGATTAAGCATCTGCTCGATGAAGAGTGGAAAAGAAGCGATATTGCGTCAAAAGGGTGGTCTACACGAAAGTCAGCTCATCCTCATGTCATAAATGAGATGAAAGTCAGCTCATCTATGAGTTCAAAGTCAGATGACAATGAGTCCATTGTATCAACTGACGGTCAAATGAACGTCAAGACCCTGCCGGAGAGTGCAGTCAAAAAGAAACCTGACATCTTCTCCGACTTTGCTCATGGCGATAAAGCCCTGCTGGAATCCCTGCGAGAGTTCGCACAAATGCGTACAAGAATCAAAAAGCCTATGACAGACCGGGCAAAACAGATGCTCTGCAACAAACTGGAAAAGTTTGATCGGCATGATTGGAAAGCCATTCTCGACCAGAGCATCTATGCCGGGTGGCAGGACATTTACGCATTAAAACAGGATGACCAGTACGAGCAAAGTACGGAGATGGAGTTTCCTAGACTATGACAATGGACGTTCAAACGGTATTTATCGGTGCGCTGATGCTTTGCAAGCCGAGCGTTGTGGATGAAATCATACCAGACCTTGAACTTGACTTGTTCAGAACTGAGCTGAGAGACGCTTTTGCGGCTGTTCAGGGCTATTGGACGGCTAGGGGTAAGATAGATATAGTCGAGATAAACACGCAGCATCCAGACGTAGCGCAGACGCTCTTGGCGTGTGTACAAACCTGTGAATCAGAGTGTGTACGAATTGACAGGGAGCAGATGCAGCGTTGGGCACAGCTTATCAGAGAACAAGCTGCACTCACTCGTGTGCAAGGTCTGGCATTCCAGATGACCAGCGAGTTTACCGACTATTCTGATCTATCAGACATTTACCAGCAGATGGGCGAAGCAATGAGCCTGAAAGCTGAGGAAGAAGATGCGTGGACATACGAGGATGTTCTGAACGACTATGTGCTTCACATGGACGAGAAGCCTGTGTATATCAAGACAGGCCTAGAGCGTCTGGATGAAGCACTGCACATCTCACCGGGTGATTTTATTATCATCGGCGGCAGACCGTCTGCGGGCAAGACAGCCCTGTCTCTGCAAATAGCAGCAAGCATGGCAAAGCAGAACCATACCGTGTACTATTTCAGTCTAGAAACCAGCAAACGCAAGCTGGGCGCACGTTTGATGGCCAATCAAATATACTGCCCTCTGGACACGGTGAAAAATAAGGCGGTCAGCTTGAATGAGATTGACGGACAGGCAAAGAACATGAAAATGCCCCTTTACATTCGCTCCGCTGCCGGGAAGAACGTGGCGTGGATGAAGGCTCAGGCTCTCCGTAAAAAGGCTCAAGTCATTTTCGTAGACTATCTTCAACTCATCCACGAAACAGGCGCAAAGGACAGATATGCCGCCATTACAGCTATATCCATTGCCCTGCACGAACTGGCACAGACCACAGGCATTGTCGTGGTGGCACTGGCACAGCTCAATCGAAACCCATCCAAGCCCGGAGCAACGCCTACCAACTCCGACTTACGAGAGAGCGGACAGATTGAACAGGACGCTGATGCAATCATCCTTTTGTCCGGCGATAACCCCGACAAGTACCTGTTCCGGCTAAGCAAGAACAAGGAAGGCGAGATAGGCGACCTTCCCATTACGTTTAACAAGCAGATTCAACGGTTCCAAGAGTATACTTGGATGGACTGAAAGGAGAACGACTATGAAATATCGAAAGAAGCCAGTTGTTATCGAAGCATTCAAACTAAATGCACGAGGCCTTGTTGGAGAAGATTGGTTCTGGGATGCAGTAAGTAGCAATGATATTATCACGCATGACTTCGGAAAGTTTCACGATGACCCTGCGTGGTGCGAGATTAAAACGCTTGAAGGGACTATGATTGCAAGGACTGGCGATTATATCATTCGTGGCGTAAATGGCGAAATCTACCCGTGTAAACCTGACATTTTTGAGAAAACATACGAAGCGATTGAGCGATAGTAGCCTAGCATCGCTTCTGCGCTCGTATCGTCACAGTAGAATAGGCAAGAAAAATAGATAACAGTGTCTAGGCAATAAAGTTACCGTCTGAACCCCATAAATATTTTTCACTACACAAAATACAGGAGGAAAAGACTATGGTTGTAAACACTGGTGGAATTATTGCCGCAATCATCGCAAATCAGAACGCTCAACGAATGCGGAGAGAAAGAGAACAGCATGAACGTGCAGAACGTGAACGCAGAAAAAAGCGTTTAGCGGAAGAACGAAACAAAACGGAAAAAGAGCAGAAGCCTTTTGACGAACTGAACATCATCCAGAAATAACGCAAAGGAGAAAACAACTATGAAAAAGATTTTGACCGTATGTGTATCCGCTCTGGCGCTCATTATGCTGATGACTGGATGCAACAAACAGGTGGTAGACCTGACGTATAGCTACTCATGGGCACAGCTGAAAATGCCTGATGGAACGATTGTCGAGGGCAAGCTGAACAGTTGGGACGATTACGAGGGCGACCAGCTGCAAGTAAAGATTGACGGTGTGACCTATCTGGTTCATTCGTCCAACGTGGTCTTGAGACATTGAAAGCGAATACGGAATCTAAGTGCATGGGCTGTCAGCAATGGCAGCCTTTTGTTTTTGCCAACTCAACGAGAAAGCCTGTTTTAAGGCGTTTTAGATGCTTGACGATAACTTTATCGACTTCATCACAAAAACGCGCCACAGACGCTCGTAGGCGGCTCTCCGTTGATGCTGATGGCGCGTTCCAGACTAGCCCACGAAACCAGACCAATGCAGAAGCGTGGAGAACGACTTTTCAAGGCAAGACGTGAAAGTTATCGGGTCAATCAGAAAAACGCGGCAGACAGGCTCTTACACGCCTTTCCAGCGATGATAGCAACCAGATGGGCGGATGATAGTGACTATTCGTCTAATCGCAGGGCTGATTGAGACGAAAGCAAGATGTGTGAGACGAAAAAACGCTTCCAGTATCACTTTCGGAAATGGCTTTCAAATTTTTGTCCCCTTTCCCCCTTGTTTCCTCTTCCCCCCTTTTGTCCCCCTCTTTCCCCTACAACCCCTATTACCCCCTATAATCCCCCTAGTATCTTCCGTGCTCCCCCTTTCCCTCCCCGTGTGTTTAGCGCGTCCGCGGGCGTTATATGCGCAAGCGCGCGCGTTGACGGAGCCGGGTGTGCTATGATAGTTCAAAAGTGAACAAATAATACTTATGCGAAATTGTAAACTGGTTCTTTCCCCCTACAACCCTCTATCTCCAAAGCTACACCGTTAGCCGGCAGAGCAGACCGTAGGCAAGAACTGGCGTTAGGTTCGGACTGGTGGATGGTCTACGACTATTTTACATGGAGAATTGACTTCATTTTGTAGTCGGTTTGATATGTACAAATGTTGCATATATTATTCCTAGCATAATACTATGAATTGTTTAGAATATCATAGTTCGTTACTGGGAATTAAATCGAGCAGGAACAGACCAAATCGGGTGGTACGATTATTTTAGCAGAATAATCCATAGATAGTTACTAGGATATATAAGCGTATATTATAATAAGTACGGTTGGTATACGAATTTGGTATGGCTAGGCGAGAATAAAATTGACATGTGTCTTGACACATATTGATTTTTGGGGATGTCGGACGACTTAGCGACTATCGCACCTTTCTTTTCTTAAAAGGCGAACGACTATTTCACACAAAAAATGCACGACTATTTGACGCTAATTCGCAAGAAAACACTACGACTATTACTCTGCGACTATCAGCGAACTGCTCGTTACTATACTATATATAGGACTTTCAAAAGTTAGTCGTCTGACGACTTTACGACTATTTCACGACTATTTTATTGGGAAAACTACGACTATTGTCTACGACTATTCCAGAAGCTGTTACGACTATTCCAGCCGGGACGCTGCGACTATTGCTGACCTCTATTAGCTATCGGGCGAAAGCCCGAAAAGAGGTGCGGCGAGAGCCGTCAATGGTTCCGCGCCGCCCGCTGCTGGACTGCCCCGCCGGGTGGAGTGTGCCAGCCGGTGCGCCCTGACTGCTGACCCGGTGCCAGACTGCAAGCCGCCGGGCTGACCCTGTACAGGTGGAGACGCTGCACCCCTCAGCAGGTGCGCCGGGTGCAGCACTTGCCAGCGATCCACACACAGTAGGAGCTGACCCCGCCGGGCTGGCATGGTCTGCGATATGTTGCGCCGTCTGGCATGGATCTATAACAGGGGGCGCAGCCCTGCGCCCTTATATACCTTATTATAATAGGCGGCTGTGCTGAGCTTTACAGCGTCTGGCGCGGCGGTTGTATAGGCGGCTTGTGCGGCTGCCGTATTGTATGCGCTGAAATAGGGAAAATCAACGGAAAAGCCCCTGTAAAGCCCTGTAAACGGTTTTGGCGTTGTGGTGGTATAATTGCATTGACGGCAGAAAGACAGCCGTAAACGATTGTGAGAAGCTGATACACCGCCGGGCAAAAAGAAAAGCCCTGCACCGTGTCGATGCAAGGCAAAAGAAAAGCCCCGCCAGCGTGGGCGGGGTAAAATCTGAAATTGTGTCAGCGTTGATTGCGCCAAATGTTATAATCTGCTGCCGTCATGATGGTATAACCGCCGCAAACCTTAACGACAACGCAGTCACCGGGGCAAACCTTGCGCGCATAGTAGCGGGTGGTATACAGTCCAGTCATTGTGTTATATCCCTTGTTAGTCATAATATAAGCCCTCCATTATTTGGACGCCTTAAACAGCGCCTGGAAAAACCAAAAACAAAACAAGATTGCGGATAAAATCACAGCTCGCACCCCCTTATACCACGCTAAACCGTTTGTATGTGGTCCTGCTGCTGCACTCTGCGTATATATCTGGGTGCAGCGTCTTGAGTAGCTTGCTATCCAGCCGGACGCTCTGAACGTCCTTGTAAATGGCTTTTGCCGTACCTTGCGCCATTTCCGGCGCGCCCTGCATCATGCAGATAATATCAGCTTTAATGCTTTCGTTCATTGCTTCCAGCTCTTCCAAAAGCCGCTTGTTTTCGCGGTATTCGTTCACTTTTTCTTCAAACAACGTCATTTTTTGCCCCTCCTTATTAGCTGTTAAGAAATGCAATCATAACCAACGCCCCGGAAATCATGCCGCCCACATACCAGAGGGCAGCCCACTGGGAAAAGTCAAGAGTAATCATTGTTTGCACCCTCCAATTAGTCAAATTCCGGCATAGCCAAAATAATTTTTTTGCACCTCTCAACGCTCAAGCGGTAGGGCTTTGACCTCATGAGGTTATCAGCTACAATCTGAGTGTATACCATCAATGGCAGCTCAAAGAGCCCGGCACACTTGGGATACAGGCGAACGGCCTGATTCCTGATTTCTGCGTTTAATTCGTCTGATCTGGTCATCGTTTAGTCCTCCTTATACTGCGGGATGTAGCCCAGCACCTTAACTTTTGCCGGGATGGTGTAATAAATATGCCCACAATCGGGGCACCAAACAGTATCATATTGTTTGCCATCGTCGCCCAGTGCCTTGCACTGCACCTCACAGGTAAAGAGCTTGAGAGCGTCCGCCGTGAGCATTGCCGCCACATCTGCTGCGGGCTGTGCATTAAACGCTGCCACTGCCTTTTCTGCGTCTGCCAGCGTATCAAATACGCCCAGCGTCCAGCCCGCGCCCTCTAAGATGTAGTCTACCATATACAAGCCGCTGTCACTGCACCAGAGCCATACAACGGGCTTAATGGTCATTTTGCGGTTATTCTGGGTTGCATAGAGCTGGTTAAGTGTGCCAGTCATTAACGTGCCGTCCGCAAAAGATGCGGTAAAAAGGTCTGCACACTTCAATGTGCTTTTCATGGTTTTTTGTCCTCCTGTTTTGTGGTGGTGTGGTGGTGTACATCCTCTGTACATTTACTATTATACATGATTAAACGTACAAGTCAATAGTATATTCAAGATTAAACGTACAAGCATATAAAAACGTTGCATATGCAACATACAAGCACTGCACACCCCAGCACTTGCCTCCGTTTCGATCGTCCCCGCACGGCCTGCCCTGCTGCCTGTGCTGTGCAGTCTGTCCGGGTGCGCTGGGGCTGTGGTCTCCACCGGCGGGGTATATAGCCGCCGCCCAGCCCCGCCCGGTCAGTCCCGTCACCACCGAAAAAATAAAAAAGGCTCAAAAAATCACCCCACCCCCATTGTCAATCTCAAAAATTCCGCCGCAAAAACAAAAAGACCCCTACAAAGGGCCTGCGTTCTGTGCTATACTTGCCTTACAAGCCTTGAAAGGGAGGAATCTACAATGGCTAAAAATAAAATGACAACATGTAAGCACTGTGGCGCAGAGATTGCCGCAAGTGCAAAGGTCTGCCCTCAGTGTGGCGGTAAGAATAAACCGCCCATCTACAAACGCTGGTGGTTCATCGCTATTATCGTACTGATTGTTCTGTCTGCCATTGGCGGCTCTGGTAGTAGCTCTGACGGCTCTGCAAGCAGCAGTAAATCAACATCTAAGGCAAGCACATCCACTGCTTCTTCCGTTGCATCTGTTGTACCTGAAATTAGTGAGGATGATTACAAGGCAGAGTGCCAGACTGTGGACTATAAGGAATTGTGCCGCTATCCTGAAAAGTATGAAGGGACTAAGATTGTAGTCAAGGTAAAGGTCTCGCAGATTATTGACGCAAACTTCTCCGGCAGCGAGAAAGCATGGAGAACTTACACGGACAATAGCGGATATGGCTTCTATGCTGATGACGAGTATTATATGCTGGATAAGCGTGGCGGCGATGCTGTAAAGATTCTGGACGATGATATTATCACCGTCTATGGTGAGTTCACCGGGCTTGAAAAAATCACCAGAGCATTGACTAGCACTACTGATGAGCTGCCACGAGTTGAAGTCAAGTACGCAGACCTTGTGGACGAATAAGGAGTGGACGTAAAGATGAAGAAGTTTGCTTCAGCAATTCTTGTTGCCGCTTTGATTTTTACCATGCCTATTAGTGCAATTGCTGCAAAAAAGCCTGATGAATGGTCTGGCCTTATTGAACTTGAGCAGACTAATGCAATACAGTATGAACCGTTAGGCATTAAGAATCATGGGTCTTATGCGTGGCGTGACGGTAGCACGATTTATATTTCTTATGCGCTTGAAATCGAGAATACGAACAAAAATCTTGCGGTCTGGTTTCCCCATATTGAAATCGCAGTTGTTGCAGAGGATGGCTCCGTGATTAAAACAGACGATGAATATCTGGACTGGGTTGCGGAAGATGATTCCTACTGGTATGCCGGATACTTCACATACGAGTATGACGGTACTATCCCTGCCGGTATCGAAATGGCTGTTTCGGCTCAGGACTATAACTATCAGCCGAGTGCAGGAAAAGAAGTTTTAAGAGCAGGTGAATTGGCTGTTACCAATACTTCAAAGCGTGGTAGTGGCTATGAGACAAGATTCACCGGAAAAGTGACTAACAACAGCGCATACAAGACAAATGCAAAGGTCATCGTTCTGTATAAGATGAAAGATGAGAGCGGAGAAGAAGTCCCTGTGTGCGGAGATATTGATTATGTCTTAGACATCCAACCGGGCGAGACAAAGAACTTTGAAATCCACCCCTATTCTGGACTTTCCAATTATTCTTCGTGGGAAATCGTAGCAATTCAAATGTAATACAAAAAGCCAGCGGCTAGATGTTCTCTAACCACTGGCTTTTCTTATGGGCTATTTACGATTTAAGTGTTGGAAACATGATAGGAGCGCTGACTTCTTCCTTTTCCCTGAGAATGTCGAGCAAACAATCATTGTATCCCATTGAATAGCTGTCCTCGCAAAAATGTTGTACGGACGTTGCTAGCGCTACACTTACAACCTCTCTTGACCGCTTATCCTCTGGCATGATGATTTCTAATGCCTGATTAAGGATTTCATGGCTTTTTTCTAAAACGGCTTTGTGCTCTTCATTCTCAGCTTGTAGCCGAAACATTTCTTCCGAGTAGTCCATCAGCACGTCTCCATTCTGATTTGCTCGCCAACAGGCAGATAGCCCGCTTCTTTGAGCTTGCTGTAAATGAACTTCTGACCGGCTCTTGTCCAGCGAGTGACTTCTTTCGTTTTGCCGTTCGGCAGCTCGATCGGGTGCCCGACAACATATCCGTTGCCAAGATACTTCTGGTAAGGAATCCACTGCTTGTTCACAGTATGTTGGATGCCAAGCCCTCTAAGAATCTGGTTTAGCTTTCGTGCGCTCATGCCGTAGTTCATGGCAATCTGCGTGGTAGTCAGGCTTTCATCGGAAAGCAGCATAGCCTTTGCGTAGTCAGAATCGGGCTTCATCTTGGCGTTTTCCGCTTCCAAAGCCTTTACTTTCTTGCGCTCCGTGTCGATAACACTGTTAGCGGCGATCAGAGCGCGGCTCAACAGCATTTCCGTAGATTCAGGTTCCGGGTTGGTAAGCTTCTGCTCCATCTGATTGAAAGCGTCAATGTACTTCAGCTTCCATTCAAGGGCTTCCTTGCCAGTAAAGCCAAACGTAAGCAAACTAAATCCATCTCGGTTCATGAGGTACATCGGATATTGTTTGCCACGATTTTCAAACGTTGTTTCGTAGAACATGGATTTGGTGGCACAATTTTGTGCCGCCAGTTCTTCGATTGAACGCAAAACCGTTTTGTGCTCTTTACCGAAGTGTTCTGCTACTTCACGGCTGGAAACGACAACCTGTCCGTTTTCGCTGATAAGATTGATAGCATATTTAACCTTTTGTTCCATAAAAACTCCTATGGTTCTTGCGGAACAAGCCAATTCCTGCTATAATAAGGCTGGAACAGCTTGTTCCAGTGTGGTTCATGATACGTTCGCTAAAGTTTGCCGACCTGAGCGAGCGTATCATTTTTCGTTTTCATTGGTCTCCGGGATTGGATGCACTTCAAAGAATGTGTCACGGATGGCTGCTGCCTGTGCGACCTTGTGTTCGGTGCAATAGGCTTTCAGCCACTGGAACTGCCGTTCGGTCAGTGCAACAGTGAACGTGTGATTGTGGCGTTCAAGATAAGGACTGTACATAAACTCACCTCCCTTCATGTAGGTGCAACCAGTATATGCAATATGTTGTGGTTTGTCAATTACGCAAACGCTTAATGTAGTACTGGTATCTGTACAAAATCCAAAAGTTTGTAGACTTGCACAAAATTTAACTGTTGTTTTTGGCTGCTCCGGCTTCGTACCCTGCCCGGTAGTTCAGTTCGGACAGCTTGCCCAGCGCTTCTGCGTAATCCCTGTCCTCGCTGGTCGGCTCTTTGCCGTGTGCGAGGGTTTTCAGAAATTCTTCGGTTGTCGTGGGAAAGTTCATGTTTTTTGCTCCTTTCTATTGCAGAAGCGGTCTGCTTCTGCTATAATAATTGACAGAAACCGAGACTGCGCCCTTGGTTGCGCAGCTTCTGTTTTGTGGTGGAATAGGTCGTCAGTGCTACTTTGGTCGGTATACTGACGGCCTATTTTTTATGCCACAAAGGATAAATCTACCGTTGTTGGCTGATTCATCGTGTGTTCTGCTGTCTTAGATTATAGACGCTTTGTATATAGTTGTCAACAGCCCAATTTGTATAATTTGCATCAGATATTTCTGATTTTTACTCATTCTAACGTAAATTTACGTTATTTGATAGTACTTTCGTAAACGGATTAGTTTACCCTAGTTATAGTAACTTGAAAATTATTTTTCGATAATTCGTAAGGCTACTATTCAAGTATACAGTTTGTAAAGCAACGAAAAAGTTTACAGCCCTTTGACCACCCTATTGATAGTAAAAAGCTAAAAATACGCAAACTTTCTCTTGACGATTAAACGTACATGGTGTATAATAGGGTCAAGAAAGAGAGCTGGTAAAAATGAAGAATGTGGCTGCGTATGTCAGAGTTTCCACGGATGGGCAATGTGGCGAAGATAAATTCGGAATGGAAGCCCAGAAAGAGCAAATCGAAGAATACTGCCGCAAGAATGATATGAATATCATCAAGTGGTTTACTGATGCTGGCGAATCTGGCGCAAAGGAAAGGCCGGGATTTGACAGTATTGTGTATGGCGATGTTTCTAATCCTCCGTATGAAGCGGTTGTTGTTGCAAAAAGTGATCGAGTTGCAAGAGATATCAACGTTTATTATTATTACAAGATGCTTCTGCTCAAAAAAGAGATTTCTCTTATTAGCGTTGCGGAAGATTTTGGGAAAATGGGAGTTTTTTCTACAATGCTTGAAGCTTTTACCCTTTGCTGCGCTCAAATGGAGCGTGAGAACATCACGAAAAGGACTTCTAGCGGCAGAGCCATTAAGGCTGCAAGTGGCGGCTATAGCGGCGGCAAGGCTCCTATGGGGTACGAGGTTAAGGATGGTGAACTTTCGATCAAAGAAGATGAAGCGATAATTGTTCGTCGTGCTTTTGAATTGCGTGATGCTGGCAATACAATTCGTGGCGTAGCGGACAAATTGAATGAAGAAGGTTACTGCGGCAGAAATGGAAAGCCGTTTACATCTAGCACAATTCAATCCATTCTTGGAAACAGAAAGACCTATGAGGGCTATTACCGTTACGGTAAAAGTGATGAATGGGTAAAAGGAAAGCAGGAACCTATTTTGTAAAAATTGCGATTGCAGTTTTTAATAGAAAAGGCGGCAGTCCCACCACAGAACTACCGCCAAAGTGACCACCACTAATCCATCAACAGAAAGAAATGGTAGTATAAGTATTATACCATTTCTTTTGGGAGTCCGCAATAACAAAGGAGAAAATATGGACTTTGAAAAGCAAATGGAAAAGTTGTCAGAAGATGAAAAACATTATTGCGTGTATATCTGGTTTTTCATTGAACACAAAGAACTCACGCCATTTTATGTTGGCATGGGCAGAAAAGGAAGATACAAAGACATTAAAAAGAGGAGCGAGACATTCAAACAGTTTTTGGATAAGTACGAATGCGTCACTCTGAAAATCTCTGATGAATTGCCTAGAGATGTTGCAAGAGCAATGGAAATTTCGACAAAATATAAGCTGAAGGAAAAAGGCTATCCGATTATTGACGCAGAAGAAGATAAAACCGAATATAAGAGAAGATTTCTTGATGGAATTGCAAAGGCAAAGGCCGCTGGGAAATATAAGGGAAGAAAACCAACCTCTTATAATTTTTCTTTGTATAAGGAACTTTACGAAAAGGTTTCGCAAAATCTTTTGACCGTCACCGATGCTGCCAAGCAGCTTGGTGTGACCCGCCAGACATGGTATCGGATTGCTGAACAGAACAGGTGAAAGGAGCAAGAGCCTATGGATAAGTGGAACAACAGAAACTCGTATGACTGGCTTGCGGGGGCAGTCGTTGGATTGCTTACCGGGTTCTTCATCGTAGTTGTGGTTGCGAGGTGCGTTTTGTGATATTTTCAGTTGACATTGTTCGCAACCTAGAATAAAACCAAATTAGAAAGGGGAAATAGCATGAAAACCGCAAAATTGTCAGAACAGAGCTTGAAACTCATTGAAACGCTGTGCGATTACACCGACAAGCCCGACATTCTCAATGCCATTGCAGACGCTTTGTACTATGATGCAAACGAGTTGAAACGCAGGCTCAACCAACTTGCAGAAGAAGTCAAATAAACTGTGCAACCCATTTATTAAGATGGAGTTTAGTAAATAATTTTCTGAAGTGAAATTATAAAACCGAATATTTAATTTTTGTGCAGTTGTAGGCACTCTTTACATTTTCAGGTAGGGGGTGCCTATTTTTTATGCAGCCAAAACAGTGCATTGCCATCATTGACAGCATCAAAGCGTATGAAAAGCAGAATCCGACCGAAGCACAGGTCTATGAGGACTGGTTTCAGGCAGTCGTGAACCTAAGGGACGCTTTGTCGCAAGATAAGCGGTTCGATGCCTACAAATACTCTGGCGAGCTGCGCTCTGTCTGTGCAACCGTGATGGGCAAGATGAAAACAGGCGAGGACGTGGCGAAGGTCTATGACATTATCAGCCGGACGTACCTGTTTGAAGCAAAGGACGTGTTTGACAGTTATTGCATCTATCTTGAATGGAATCGTGCGCCGGAGAAGAAGTTCTATCAGCCCAGACGCAGAGTGCTAAAAGTGCTGGCAGACGACCTAGAGGACTTGTTCTATAAGCGGATAGATTTCTTGGGGGTCAGTCTTCCGGCTCGCGTAGGCAAGAGTACGCTGTGCATTTTCTTCATCACATGGCTTATGGGCAACCGCCCTGACGTTGCATCGGTTATGAGCGGACACTCTGACAAGCTGACCAACGGTTTCTATGGAGAAGTCCTGTCCATCATCACCGACCCTGTGACCTACAACTGGGGCAAAATCTTCCCTGACGTTCAGCTTGTGGACAAGAGCGCAAAGGACGAAAGCGTTGACCTGAACCGCAAAAAGCGTTTTCCTACCCTTACTTGCCGCTCCATTGGCGGTACGCTGACCGGCGCAGTTGAAATCGGCGAGGGCGGCGTTCTGTACAGCGATGACTTGATCGAGGACTTGGAAGAAAGCTTGAATGTTGAGCGTCTGAACAACAAGTACGATGCTTACCTAAACCAGCTGAAAGACCGTAAAAAGCAGGGCGCATTGGAGCTGATGGTCGGCACACGCTGGAACGTGCTTGACCCTCTTGGACGCATCCAGAACCAGTATGCAGACAACCCAAAGTACAGATTTCGGGTGATTCCTGCGGTGGATGAGAACGGACACAGCAACTTCAATTATGACTATGGCGTTGGCTTTGACGATTCCTACTATGCCGACATGAAAGCCAGCATTGACGATGCAACATGGTGGGCAAAGTACATGGGTAAGCCCTATGTGCGTGAAGGCCTGCTGTTCCCTGCTGACGAACTGCGGTACTTCAACGGTGTTCTGCCTGACGGGGAACCTGATCGGAAGCTCATGGTCATGGATATTGCATGGGGTGGCGGTGACTTTACCGCCTGTCCTATCGCTTATGTGTACGGCGATGCCGTGTTCATTCCTGACCTTGTGTTCAATAATGGCGATAAGACCTTGACCAGACCGGAAGTCGTGGGCAAAATCATCCAGCACAAAATCAATGTGGTGCGTGGCGAAGCCAACAACGGCGGCGATGAATACTGTGACGTAGTGGATAGCCAGCTCCGGCAGCAGGGCTATCACTGCTCTGTTCGCAGCCAACGTGCGCCCAGTGGTCAAAGCAAGCTGTCCAGAATTATCCAGTATGCGCCGGACATCAAGCGGTTTTACTTCCTTGACGAGAAACACCAGTCGAAAGAGTACAAGGCGTTCATGGAGCAGGTGACGATGTTCACGCAGCTTGGCAAAGTTCCGCACGATGATGCACCGGATAGTCTGGCGCAGCTTGCCGATGAACTTTACAACGGAATCAGTAAAATTGAGCCTGTCAAGAGGCCATTTTGATTAAAAACACAATATATTGTGTTCGCTGGGTCTATTTATTTGATTTCACCACTTGACAACGCTTATAATGTACACAGGAAGTTTTGCAGCTTCCCTTAAAGGAATAGCTTACACGCGGGGTTTTGTCATTTTTACTTGCGTGCATGTCAACAAGCATATTCCTCCTTTCACCGGTGGAGGTTTTCTCACTCTTTCACCTTCACCGGACTTTATATGTTGCGTTTCCAATTGTTTGGGGAATGCCAGCCTGTCTCCCCCACGACTGGCAAGCAACGGTTCGATTCCGTTACGCAGCACAACGATTCACTTCTGTTTTCATGGAAATTTTCCTTTTACAACCTCCAATCGTTATTCCCGGCTCTCGATGAAATGGGTTTTGTGACATTTTACCATTTCAAAGAGCAACGATGAATTAAGCCGGGTACATGACACAGAGTGGAGCAGTCTTGTAGCTCGTCGGGTTCATAGCCCGAAGGTCGGTGGTTCAAATCCATCTTCTGTGTCCATCAGCGATTTGCTCCAGTCGGGGCAATCGTGGCTTTTGACACCCGACAAGTCAGAGCCTAGCATGACTGGTAGTGCGAACAGTTTCCCAGTAGCTTCTGACAGGGCTGTGCTAAACAGCCTGTTTCCAGAAATTCAACGAAAGGAGTGCTCATGCTAGTTAGAATTTGTTGCCCTTGTATTAGGCAAAACCCAATCTATAAGAACGTCCGCTGCAATCGCTATCTTGGCGAAGTAGACGGACGATACCATTTCAAGTGCGACAGATGCAAGGGCGTTATCGAAGGAGACACGAAAGAAGGATGGGTTAAAATCATCCATCCACCCGAAAAGTAAATAGTTTTGAAGCGCAGTTTTGGCGCAGTGAGATAAACCTTAATAGGTTTGTCTTGCTGCGCTTTTTATTTTGCCGGAAAGGAGGAACGCATGGCTGAGTATCAGATGGTCGTTGGCGGTTTTTTGAATAATCCGCTGACCGGACGCAGACCGATTGAAACACCGGAGACGGAAATCAATCGGGAGAATGTGCTAAAAGTGGTGATGGGCAAGGCAGAGCCTATTCATCTGCTGAACAAGAATGAGATTCGTTTTTTGCACAACTACTACTTGGGCAGTCAGCCTGTTCTCCTCCGCACAAAGGAATATCACGCTGAAATCACGAACCGCATTGTAGAAAACCATGCCAACGAGTGCGTGGGCTTTTACACAGGCTACATGAGCGGCACTCCCTGCTCTTATGTGCGGTCTGAAACGGCAACAGGTGACGGCGAGGAAATCGCCCGGCTGTCCAACGCTTTGCAGTATGAGGGTAAAGATGCGCTTGATCGGCGGCTCTGGCAGTGGATGTTGGAGTGCGGACAGGGATACCGCATTGTTCTTCCTGACAAGGGGTACAACGGCAACTACCCGGACGAAACACCCCTTCTAGTGGACGTTCCCGACCCCGACATGGCGTATGTGATTTACAACTCCGGCATCGGGCACAAGCCCACCGCCAACGTGCTGCACATCCCGCGCAATTATCAGAACGACTTGAACGACCTGATTTGCGTGTACACGCCAAACCGGTACTTTGAAATCGACAACGGCAAGGTCACAAAATCGGAGAATCATTCTCTTGGAATGCTGCCGATGGTCGAATACAAGCTGAACCCGGAGCGTATGGGTCTGTTTGAACCGGCTATCCCCGTGCTGAATGCCATCAACGACCTTGAAAGCAACCGGCTGGACGGCGTGGCGCAGTTCATTCAGTCCATCATGGTGTTTACGAACTGCCTTGTGGACGAGGATGCGCTCAACAAGGTTAAGAAACTTGGCGCAATGTGTCTGAAGTCCACCGCTGGTCTGCCTGCTTCTGTCTCACAGATTGCAAACGAGCTTGACCAGCAGCAGAGCCAGACCCTGCTTGATTCCATGTTGAACGTGTACCGCAGCCTGACTGCCATGCCTAGTGCAACCGGTAGCGAGAATGCAACGTCTGACAACGTGGGCGCAGTTATCGTCCGTAATGGCTGGAATCACACCGAAGCAAGGGCTCAGCAGTACGAGAATATGTTCAAGTTCTCGGAACGTCAAAGCCTGTCTGTGATGCTCAAAATTCTGCGTGATACGGCTGGTTCTAAGCTGATGGCAAGCGACATCAATATCAAACTGCCCCGCCGTCAGTACGATAACCAGCAGAGCAAGGTTCAGATTTTTGCACAGATGCTTAATCAGAGCATTGACCCGCAGTTGGCGTTTACTACGCCCGGTCTGTTCCCTGACCCGCAGGCTGCTTACGAAATGAGCAAGCCCTTCCTGATTGCCGCCGGAAAGCTAGGCAAGGATGGGAAAGCACCGAAGCCGCAGGAACAGCCCACAGACCATATTGTTGACACCAACAAAATGGTCGGCAATCAGGCTGATGGAAAGGAAAGCAACAATGTATAAGGGCAGAGCACTTTCAAGAGCAGAGATGGCTTTATTTCAGCATATTTACGATTCACTTTCATATGCAGAGAAGCTGATTTTGCAAATTGAGCCGAATCGGGAAAGAAGCATTGCGCTTACTCACCTTGAAGAAGCCGCTCTTTATGCCAATGTAGCGATTGCTCAAACAGAGCCGAAAGAACCTTCTAAAGAACAGCTTGAACTTTTCAAAAAGATTCTAAGCAAAATCGACAATGAAACAGAGGGCGAATAACCCTTTGCTATAAACACGGCAGGGAAGCCGGGATACAAATTTCGCAGCGTTGCAGGGAAGCAACGGTAAAAAAACGCAGGAGGAAATTAACGATATGAAACTCAATGTGTTGCTTGGTGATGCCTACAAAGATGGCATGACCGCCGATGAAATCATTTCTGCGCTGGAAAAGGTTGCAGACCCTAACGCAGAGATTGAGAAACTGCGCAACGCCGTGACGAAAGCCAACGGCGAAGCCGCCGAGTACAAGAAGCAGCTCAAAGCAAAGCGTACCGATGACGAGAACGCCGCACAGGAACAGGCTGACAAGCTGGCAGAGATGCAGAAACAGATTGAAGCCCTGACTGCCGACAAGGAAAACCTCGTCAAGGAAAAAACCCTTGCATCTTACCGTGAAAAGTTCGTTGCGCAGGGTTATGACGCTGAACTGGCTGGAAAGGCTGCATCTGCACTGGCTGACGGCGACATGGACAAGGTGTTTAAGTTCCAGTCGGAGTTTATGACCGCCCACGACACCGCATACAAGGCTTCTCTGCTGAATGATATGCCCACGCCTCCGGGTGCGGATGGCAATGGTAACAGCGCAGATAGCGCAGGTGTTGCCTTTGCTAAACGCTTCGCACAGGAGCGTGCAGACGCAAACAAGGCATCGAGTGACGCAATGACTGCTTTCCATTAAGGAGGAAAACATGAAGTACACCAATACTCCGGTATCGGCTCCTGAAAGCACTATTCTGGCTGCTGATACCTACGTTGCCATTCCCTTTACTGTCAAGGAAACCAATGCCGTTCCGGCTGGTTATCCCATGGCAAAGACTGGTCTGAAAGCTGCTGCCACTACTGGCACTAGCGCTGCTGACGCAGCTACCGATGCCATTGGCATTCTGCTGCACACCGTTGACCCTGCCGTCAACCCCAATGGCGCACTGCTAATTCAGGGCGTTATTGATGTGGACAAGGCAAAGCTGTCCGGCTTTACCTATTCTGCAAACGATATTGCCGCTCTGAAAAAGGCTGTTCCCGCCGTTTTCTGCCGTACTGATGTTGGCGCAAAGAGCGAGTAAGGAGGACTAAATTATGGCACTGAATCTGAACGAAATTTTCTCCCCTGCTGCGATTGCCGCCTATTGGACGAACGACCCGACCAATGCGCAGCCCTATGCTTCCGATGCTCTGTTCCCTGCTCGGAAGAAGGTCAGCATGGAACTGAAGTGGCTGCGTGGCCACAAGGGCGTTGGCGTTTCGCTGAAGCCTAGCGTTTTCGATACCAAGGCTACGTTCCGTACTCGTCAGGGCATCAAAATGACCGAGACCAATATGCCGTTCTTCCGTGAGGGCACTCACATTGACGAGGAAGACCGCCGCAAGATTATCTCTGTTCTGGCTACTAATCAGGAGTTTGCGGCAGACGTTATCAATCGTGTCTACGATGATACCGCACAGCTTATTACCGGTGCTCGCATTGTGCCTGAGCGAATGGTGTGGCAGCTTCTGGCTCCTAAGACTGGCAAGCCCGGCATCTCTATTGAGTCCAACGGCGTGAGTTACGTCTACGATTATGACCCGGACGGCACTTGGCAGCAGTCCAATTACAAGGCTTTGACCACTAAGGAGAAGTGGGACGCTCCTACCACTGCAACCCCCATCGCCACGATGACCACTGCCGCAAACACCGTGCTGGCAAACACTGGTGAGATTATCACCGATGCCTACATGAACACCAACACTTTCCACAAGATGATTGCTGCGGATGAAATCAAGAACCGGTTCCTGACGGTTATGAAAACCGCCACCGCCGTTCTTGTCGATTCCGAGGCACGTTCTGTTGTCGAAAGCGCATCTGGCATCCGCATTCATCTGTACGACAAGATGTACAAGCCGGAGGAAACCGCAGCTGCTGAGAAGTATCTGCCTGATGGCTATGTCGTGCTGGCTCCTTCTGGCTCTCTGGGCAATATGTACTATGTTGCCACCCCTGAGGAAGCCGACCTGATGGCTGGCATCTCCAACGCACAGGTTTCCGTTGTGAATACTGGCGTTGCTGTTACCACTGAGCAGACTGTGCATCCTGTCAACACCAACATCTACGTTTCTGAAATCGTCCTGCCGTCCTTTGAGCGCATGGACGCTGTGTACTGCATCAAGGCTTACTAAGGCGAAAGGAGGAAAGCAGCATGGGAGACCAGTATTCCGAAGCGGCAGTCAAGCTGGGGCAGTACATTGCCCCAGCACTTGACCGTGAAATCACGGACGAGGACTACCCACTCTTCGACCTGCTGCTTGATTTCGCCAAAGACAAGATATTTGCACAGGGCTACCCCTTCGGCAACAAACCGGACGAGTTACCCTTGCAGTATCAGTCGTTGCAGATACGCATTGCAGCGGAACTGTACAACCACATCGGCGCAAACGGACAGACGAGCTATACCAATAATGGCATTACTCGTGTGTGGGAATCGTCCGATGTAGCGCAGTCCCTGCTGAACGAAGTAGTTCCGAGAGTAGGTGTTATCGGCTGATGTTCAATGGAAGCCCTCTGGACAAGCGCCCGCTTTGGTATTCAAACCCTATCGGCGAGAAAACGCCTGTTGTGGACGAGTGGGGAAATGAGACTGGCGAATCCGCATACGAATCGTGGAGCGACCCCGCAAAGCTGATGCTGAATGTCAGCCCGCCTACTGGTTCTGCGGAAGCAAACCCTTTTGGAGCGTTCACGGATTACAGCTACGTTGTCAGTTCGTCGAGCAAAAAGCGCAACACACCGCTTTACGAAGGTACACACGTCTGGTTTCAAACGGACGTTTCAAAGCCCTTCAATTACACTGTGGTCAAGGTCGCAGAGCATATTACAGACACGCTGTATGCGCTGAAAGAGGTGGCTGCAAGTGAAAATTAAAGTGAGGCTGAGCGATGCCGGACTTCGTGATGCGGAACGTCAGATACAGGAGTACAAGACCACACTGAACAAAAAGGCTAGAGCGTTTGCTTTTCGTCTTTCTTGGTTGGGGCTTGAAGTCGCAAAGGTGCGTTTCGCTAACGCAGAATACGCTGGCTCAAATGACGTGAAATGCCACATCAACCAAAAAGACAAGACTTGTACCATCGTCGCAGAAGGCAATGCGGTTGCCTTTATCGAGTTTGGCACTGGCATACATCACAACGGATATGGCGGTGAACTGCCGCCCGGTGTTGGCGCGCATGGCTCTTACGGTAAAGGGCAAGGCGCAAACCGCAGATGGTACTACTACGGAGAAGCCGGCAATTCTGGAACGCCTGTCAAACAGGTGGATGGCAAAGGCCAGTTGAATTACACCGATGGTAACGAACCGGCTATGGCTATGTGGGGAGCTGTTGAGGAAATGGCTTCTCAGGTAGAAGCAACGTGGAGGGAGGTCTGGAATAGTTGATTGATTATTTCAATTCCATCTTCACGGCTGTTGCGACCGAACTTCGGAAACAGGTTCCCGGCATCTTTGTCACTGGTGAAATCAATGACAGCAACGTCAAGAAGTTTCCATGTGTGCAGATAGAGGAAAACAGCAATCTCCCGGTTCATCGTGATTCTGCCAGCCGAAGCAAGTACGCCGCCGTTTCCTTGCGTGTGCGTGTCTACTCTAACAAAACCAGCGGACGCATTGCAGAAGCTCGTTCCATCGTTGGAATCGTGGATTCTGTATTGGAACCGCTCAATTTTTATCGCAAATCGTTTGCCCCATTGAATGGGCTGTACAACAATTCCGTCTATCGGATTGATTGCAGCTACGGGGCAACAATCGGAGAGGACGGAATGATTTACCGAAACTAAGGAGGTAAACATTCTATGAGTACTGCTATCTCCGGTCTGAATACCACCCTGTATTGTGGTGCTACCGAGTCTGCATTGACGAAGTTGTGTGACATCAAGGATGTCCCGGATATGATTTCCGATCCGAACCTTCTGGATGCCACCACCCTGTCTGATCCGATGCAGAAGCAGATTTTTGGTATTAACCAGTCCGATATTAAGCCGTTTACCGCAAACTACAACAAGGAAGATTACGAATCGGTTCAGAAAGCTGGCTACGATGAATCTGCCGAAGAGAACCCCGACAAGTACTATGCAATTAAGATGCAGGACGGCTCCGGCTTCACTTGGCAGGGTATGCATCAGGTTGGTCTGTCCGGCTTTGGCGTGGATGAGGTTGTGGAAATGACCATCAACTGCATTTTCCACACCAAGCCGAAGTTCGTTAAGGCGCTGACCATCAATGGCGGCTAAACCGCAAAAATCGAATCAATCAAACCGGGCAGAACTGAACAACAGATTTGGTTCTGCCCCTATTTATAAAGGAGAACATTTATTATGGCTGCAAAGGTTATCAATTTTCATTCCCCCGATGGCAAGAACACTTATGAGCTGACTTTCACCCGTGACAGCGTGGAAGCTACCGAACGTGCAGGTTTTCAGATTGGCCAGTACACTCAGATGACCAATCTGCTGTCCAACTCCCGTGCCCTGTTCTACGGCGCTTTTATCGCACGGAACAAGGGCATCAAGCGCAAGGTCGTAGACGAGATGTTCCAGCACATCGAGGATAAGGAAGACCTGATGGGCGTTCTGCTTGAGATGTTCATGGACGCTTCTAAGTCTCTGCTGGCAACTGATACTGAGGACAAGACCGCAAAAAACGCAACGTGGGAGATTGTGTAACCGCACAATCTCAGGAAACAGACGGAGAGGGAGAGCCATTCTCCTTCTCCAAGCTGTTCCACGATGTAGAAGCCTATTACATCTCCATCGGTATGACCTACGAACAGTTTTGGCACGGCGATGTCTGGCTGGCGAAGGTCTACCGTGATGCAGAGGAGCTGCGGGAACGCAGGGCCAACGCAGAAGCGTGGAGAAATGGCTTTTACATGGCATCTGCGCTTTCCTCTACGGTTGGCAATATGTTCCGAAAGAAAGGGTCTAAACCTATCAAGTACATGGATAGACCGATTCCCCTTACTCAAAAGGAGAAAGACGAGTATGAATACCAACGCGCAGTTGAGGCGCAGGAGCGAATCAAGAGAATGATGTTCTCCATGATGGAAAGTGATGGTGGTAGTGATGGCTGATGTTGATATTACGAGCTTATCCGTAGAAATTTCTGCGGAATCGCAGGGCGCAGAGCTTAATATCGACAAGCTCGCTACCGCCATTTCTAATTTGCGGACAAAGGGCAACGTCACAAAGGTTGTGAACAGCCTTGACAAACTGGCTACTTCTATTGCAACGCTGAAACAGGCATCCGCTGGAATGTCTGGGCTGGACAAAATTACCAGCTTTCTGAATGGACTTTCCAACGTCAACACGACCGCAAGCGCAAAGAGCATCAACACGGTCGTGAATGCAATCAAAAAGATTCCTGCGGCTGTGTCTGGCTTAAACGGCGTGGATTTTTATTCCATGTCTGGAAGCATTACTCAGCTCACTAACGCTTTGGCTCCATTGTCCATTCTGGACGCATCAAACCTTAAAGCTCTTGGCAGTGCTTTCAATGCGATCGGAAAGGTTCCTGACCTGACCGACAAGCTGAAAGCGACAGACCTCGATTCTTTTGCAAGCTCCTGCCAGAAGATTTCTGCTGCTCTTGCTCCCCTTGCATCTCAGCTCGACAAGGTAGGCAACGCCTTTTCAAAGCTCCCACCGCAGTTGAGCAAAGTGGTCACACAGGCAAACCGCGTGACCGCAGCCAACGAAAAGCAGCGTAAGAGCTATCTCAGTCTGTCCAATCAGATGAACGGCTTTATGCGAAACATGGCAAAGTTGGTTTCGTTGAAAGCAATTGCTGATTATCTTGGCAACGCTGTTGCGAAGTTTAACGATTTCTACGAAGCGGCTAATATGTTTGGCGTATCGATGGGTGACATGACAAACGAAGCGAGCGGTTTCATTGACAAGATGGAACAATTGCTTGGAATCGACCCGTCAGAAGCCATGAACGCTATGGCGAACATTTATAGCATGACAAAGAGTTTCGGACTTGCAAAAGAGCAAGCATATACTTTGTCTAAAAGCCTTACCCAGTTAGGCTATGACCTTTCTTCGCTAAAAAATATTCCTATTTCGCAAGCGTTTACGAAGATTCGTTCGGCTATGGCTGGCGAACTTGAGCCAATGCTTCAGCTTGGCGTTGATATTTCTCAAGCAAGACTTCAGCAAGAACTTCTTGCGCTTGGCTTTAATAAGCAGGTTTCCACGCTTTCTCAGGCAGATAAAGCTACCTTGAGATACATTGCAATTTTAAAGCAGACCACCGATGCACAAGGCGATTTTGCTCGGACGCTCTCCAGTCCTGCGAATATGATTCGCGTTCTGAAAGCACAGTTGTCTGGTCTTGCGCGAGATGTTGGTTCTTTGCTTTACCCTGCCATGAAATCCATTCTCCCTCCTCTGATTGCGGCAGTTGAACTTATCCGGGAGTTCGTTCAGTGGGTGGCAAAGCTGATGGGCGTAAAAGTCGTGCTCACTGACTTTGCCAAAAGTGCTGACAGTGTTGGCGGCATCGGTGACGCAATGGACGAAACAACCGATTCGACAAAGAAAGCCGCCAAAGCCCTCAAGGACTACACGATGGGTTTTGATGAATTAAACATCATTGACCCCTCGCAAAACTCCGGCTCGTCCGGCTCCGGCAGCGGCGCATCTGCTGGCAACATCTTAGGTGATGTAGACTTGTCCGGCTACGATATGTTCAAGAACTATGTCGGCAACGCTGTGGATGAAATCAAGGAAAAACTTCGCAAACTTGCTCCTATTGTTGCTGCTATCGGCGCTGGTTTTGCCGCATGGACTATCGGGAATGCGCTTCTTACTGCGTTAAAAGACACTCATGATTGGGCGTACAAGCTCGGCAAAATCGTTGGTGGTCTTAATCCAGAGCTACTTTTGGTAGCCGGAACGGTGGCTCTTATCGTTGGCCGATTTGTTCAGCTTTATCAAAACAGCGAAAATTTCCGGCAAGGTTTAGTCCGTATCAAAGATTTGATTTACCTTGCGGGTCTTGGGTTTACGCAAGGCTGGAATATTTCTTTGACTGATGGGAAACTTGGCGAGTCTATCAAATGGCTAAAAGAAGCTCTTTCCGATCTCGGCCAGGCGATTTGGAATTTAATTCCTGAGGAATGGCAAGGGAAAATCTCTACCGCATTTGAGACTATACAAAAAGTCGTCAAAGACCTCGACCTCGATTTGGGAGATTTGGTCATGACGCTTATTGGAATCGGGCTAACCATTAGTGGCCATCCTGTTGCTGGTCTTGCGGTTCTTGGTTTTGAGGCTGTTTCTGTTGCCGTGCGCAGCCTTGGCAGTGAAAGTGAAGCGGAAGCGTTTCAGCTGAAATCTGATTGGCACGATGCTTTCGTGAATTTTGGCAAGATTGCAGCCGAAACGGTGGCCGACATCATAACTGCCCTCGGAAATCTTATCAATGATTTTGCGATTCTTATCGGATGGATTCAGAACGGCGTTTCTGAAACGGAAATGCTCGACATCCAAATGAATGGCAATTTTCTTGAAGGAGCCGTTGCAGCACTTGCTCAGGTCATCCACAACATGGGCGTCTTTATTGGGTGGATTACAAAAGGTGTTGACGAGTCCGACCGTCTTGCTATTGCCGCTAACGGGAATTTTGCAGAAAAGTTCGTTCTCTTGATTGCCGATGTAATCAACGGAATCAAAGACGCTGTTGAGTGGTTCGGAAAGTTTGTTGATAAAGTGTCCAAATTTAATCCTATCAGCGTTGGTAAGAATATTATTGATGGTATTGCAAAAGGCATTACCGGGAACAAAAACGTCTCCAACGATGCCGCAAAAGAGCTTACTGATGGGATAAAAAAAGAGACGCAAGATGAACTTGATATTCACTCTCCCTCTAAGTGGTTTGAAGGAATTGGCAGCTACGTCGTTCAAGGCCTTGCAAACGGTATCACTGGTTCTCTCGGTTACGTCAACGATGCTATGAATAAACTCGTAGACGCCACTAAGCTCAAGGGCGAAGAGATGGCGAACTATGGCATTGACTGCGGCACAAGCTACGTCAACGGCATCATTTCCGGGCTAGACTCTAAGTGGGCCGAACTCGACAACAACCTCAAGACCAACTTCTTCGGCACAGTGCAAACTTTCATTCAGGCCGCGCAGAGTGGTGACTGGAAAACAGTCGGCACTACTATTGCTGCTTCCATCTGGGGCGCTATGGGCGATGAGCAGCGTAAACGCGTCAAGTCCGTTGCAAGCGATTTGCTTGGCAGACTGAGCAAAGAATTGAAAAGCCAAGCTTCTTCCCTGCTGAATACAGCCGCTACCATTGGCAAAAATCTGGTGAGCGCACTGACTCAGAATTTTGGCGCTGCCACACAAAATACGGCAAAGATGGTCGAGAACATTACCAGCGTGTTCACTAAATCGAAGACTCCGCTCTCGACCGCAGCGCTTGCAATCAGTAAAGGCTTGTCCGGTGGCTTACTGAGCCAGTTCCCGAAGATGCTTGCTGGCGTAGCTGGTTTGATTACTACGATTGGCGGTGCTTTTACCGCCATGCTGGAAGCAATCGGTGGCACGTTGTCTGTGCTTGGTATTCCTACCGGCTTTGCAATGGTTGCCGGTGGCGTGGCGATTGCCGCTGCTATCGCAGGCATTATTGGCAGTATCAGCCGTTCTAACTATAGCGACAGCTCTCAGTATGCTGGCACATCCAGTTATGACTCTACCTATGGGTCTGGTTCGTATAGCAGCACCTATTCTGCCGCAAGTGGAAACTCCGAAGAGATGAGAGATGCTGTGTACAATGGCTGCTATAACGCATTTCTTGACATCTGGCAGCGGTACGGAGAAGCAATCTCCGATGGCAGAGATGTGAAAGTGTACCTCGATGGCAAGCAGCTCACTGCTTCCGTTGAAAAAACGCAGAAAGAACGTGGCATGTCCATTATGGGTACTGAAGTTTACTCTTACTAAGAAAGGATGGTTCAGATGGCCAATATTCCTGCACTGGTTACGGTGAATGGCGTAGAGTTGCCGGAACCCTCCTCTTATGAGGGAACGACTAGCACGATCGTGGACTCTGGGCGAAATGTTCAGGGTAAAGTTGTTGGCGCTGTCGTACGACATGACGTAGCAAAAGTCTCCATGTCATGGAACTACCTCACCGCACGGCAGTGGGCCGACATCTTGAGTCTTTTCACTACGAATTTTTACTGCACTGTTAAATTCTATAACCAAGCCACAGCCGGTTATACCACCCGTCAGATGTACGTCTCCGACCGCACCGGCGGAATGTGGCGTAGAGGGCCGAAAACCGGTGGCGTGATGGGATGGACGGGGTGCAAACTTTCTCTTGTGGAGGTATGACACATGGTTGAAGTCTCCGATAAGTGGAAAGAAAAATTTAACGAAACGCTCGTCCCGGAATCTTTTGTAGAGATTACCTGTGGAATTACTGAACCTGGCATCAACAAAAAGGCTACCATCGTCACGTCATCGGCGGCCCCGTTCTCCACCTTTCACAATATTGCGCTTTCTGATAACGCTTCCATTTCGAGATATTCCACAGGAGAGCCCAATCTCACTGTTCTTGATGGAAGCTGTAGCATCGTTCCTTCTTCTCCTCCGTATGGAACTACTGGTTTTTTGAGCGCCGAGATTTTTGACGATTCAAGTCACCCTGTTATTCGGCTTGAGCTTCCGAGCGAAAACAAATCTTCGATTCCCGGTGTTTCAATTTGCTGGTCTACAGCGTTTAACGAATACGCTACAGATTTTTCGGTCAGCGCATATCTTGGAGCCAAAAAGCTGAAAACCGTGACTGTGAACGGAAACAAATCCATTCGTTCTGACGTTGAAGTAGAACTTTCCGGGTTTGATGCTGTAGAGCTAGAGGTGCTGAAGTGGTGTCTCCCCGACCGAAGAGTAAGGGTCGAGCAAGTGAAAATCGGAAGGTATCTGGTGTTTGACAAGACCAAAATCTTGTCCTACAGCCATTCTTCTGCAAGAGACCCTATCTCCGGGCAGCTTTCTCAGGAGTCGATTTCCTTTAGTTTAGACAACAGTGACCGCGCATGGGACTCCGTAAACCCTCAAGGGATTTACAAGTACATCTATGAGCGCCAGCCTGTCACCGTTCGTTATGGAATGGATGTTGATGGAAAGACTGAATGGGTGAGCGGAGGAATGTTCTTCCTGTCGGAGTGGAGCGTCCCTGCCAACAGTATTGAGGCGTCCTTTCAGGCGCGAGACGCTTTCCTGTATCTATCCAGCACGAAGTACACCGGAAGAAAATACGGCACGCTCTATGAGATGTGCTACGATGCCTTGGAGCTGTTGGAAGCGGATGAAATTACCTTCGATATTTCGGATGAACTGAAAGATTACTCCACCGACATTACAAGCGATGAGTCTACTTATCACAATTCCGATATTTTGCAGCTTGCGGCAAACGCTGCTGGAATGGCTTTGTACCAGACTCGTGATGGCGTGATAAAAATTAACAGAGTCTACGGAGCCGATACATCCAATCCCGTGTTGGACATTCCAGTACTGAACAATTATTCTTGGCCGGAAATCACCTTTGCTCAAAATATGCTCAACGTGGTGACCACCGCAGGTGGCGTTACCTACGCTTATCCCGAAAGCCCTTCGGGCAAAGGCGTCAGCCAGACTTTGAGCAATGTTATGCTCACAAAGGACATCCTTGCAAAATCCAGGAATGCCCTTACAGAGTCTTATGGAGTCCTTTCCAACCGCCGCAAGGCTTCTCTCACATATCGGGCAAGCCCTACTATTGATGCTCTTGATATGGTAAAGATTCACCATCAGTTCAATTACGATGCTGTCTTGCTGGCGACCAATGTAAAGTACACTTTCAATGGGTGTTTCAAAGGTACTGTAGAGGGGTACATGATGGCAGATGCTCAGGCTATGTCTCTTGACCATACCAGCGAACAGCTTGGCTGGGGCGAGTCCGTTATTTTGTCTGCTACCCTCTCCCCTGCTTCTATTGACTCTCCTAAAATCAACTGGGCAGCTTCTCCCGAAGGAATCGTCTCCCTTCACGTTCTGACGAATGCAGAAGGAAAATCTACCTGCCAAGTCAAGTGGAACTCTCCGGGCAAGGCTGTTGTCACAGCTTCAGCAGGCGGCGTCTCCGCAGAATGCTCCTTCGCTACGGCGTCTTACAATCTGTTTGATGTTGCGGAAGGCAGCACCGTTCTTATGAATGAGGGTGGCAACGTGGCCGAGTTCATCGTTGCAAAGCATGACTACGAAAGCGAGCTGAATGGAGTCGGGCGAACTCTTCTGGTTCGAAAACACTACGCGGCTATCATGGCTTGGAGCTCTACATGGTCTACTTACGCCAGCAGCAGCGTAAACAGCTGGCTCAACGGAGAGTACTTCAACTCGTTCAGCTCCGCCCAGAAGCAAGCTATCGACAAGACGACTATCTATTATACTCCCGGTTTTTCTGACTCTTATTGCAATTCTGGCAGTAGCAAAGTGACTACGATGGCAAAAAGCATTTTTCTGCTTTCTCACCACGAGTTTGGATACGACACGGAAGGCTCTGATGCTCCGAATTGGACAACTAGCAGCCCGAGCTATAAGCACAACGAGGGCACTCCCCTGCAAAATGCATCTGGAATCCTGAAAACGATGCTTGCCTCTGACATGGAGGGCTCCAGCAGAGGACGATCTATTTGGACGAGAACTCCTTACCTGTACTCGCTTCAGATGCTTCGTGATATTGCTGGCACAAGTTCAAGCGCCAACAAGTACTGGCGACCTCTGTTGGTCAGCAAACTTGTAAATGCATACGCCGTGTATGATTCTACGTTACAAGTGAATACCAATGCAGAGACGATTTCCTACGCCACCAATGATGAAACCCCTCGTAAGTACGATAATGTTGTTCACCCTGCATTTACCGTCCCAAAGTCTCTTGCTATTGACGCTGACGGCAAACTGATTTTTTAAGAGGTGAAGTATGGCAACGTGGATTACAGACCGCACACAGGCAGATATTGACCGTGTAAAAGAGCTAACAGCCAAAGCCAGAACCGGCACATGGACAGAAGAGGAGCAGCAAGAATGGGCTTCTGGTATGAAAGGTGCGCTCAGCTACACCGATTACAACCGCATTGAAAACGGAATCAAAGAACTTGCTGAAATCGTTGGCGCATCTTATTCTGCAAGGATTGTACAGCAAAACATTCAAGTTGTTACTGCGAAAAATGAAAGCGGCGACATCCCCGCGTGGGACACTTATCCCGCCAAGTACGAGTTCTTTATGCCGCTGACGGCCAAGAAAGCGGGCCTGCGGCTCCGCTCGCTGGAATTCCGCGTCAAGGGCTATGTGCCAGGTACGATGCGCACCGTCCTGCGCAAGTACGGCTCCACGACCGCCCTAGTGGATAAGTTCATCGACATTATCCGCGGCTACAACGACGTGGTGTTGGATATGGGTGATTTCGCGCTGGAAAAGGGCGTCGAATACCAGCTCTATTTCGCCGCCTCTAACAACTTCTACCCGCCCTCTGTCGAACCCTCATGGGTCGTCGCAAACGACTACGTCAACATTACAAATGGAAGCGCTTATTACGGCGACGACAGCAAGCTTATTTTTTCAGGAACAATCGGTTTAACCGTGCCTGTGGAAGCCGGTTGGACAATCAATGATTATCTGACCATTGCGGATGCCACTCGGTGGATTGATAACGTGAAAGCCATTCGTTCTAAATGCAGCGGCAAAAGTTCTACCCCGGGAGTTCCCGAGGCGCTGAGTTATCATTTTGCGGTTATCAACCAAATAGAAAAAGTTTTGTCTGACATTGAAGCGATGGCAAAGGACCATTTACTTTATTGTTCAGATACAATATGCGGAGGTGAACCCTATTATGCATTTTGTTGACCGAAAAGCAAAATATCCCGGGCGTTGGACTATGATGAAATCTGATGGCACATCAGAAATCATCACTTTGATTCGTAATGATGAACCTGTTGTCGAGGGTACTCCAATGAACGCCGACACCCTCAACACTCTGAGTGATGTTGCAGGGGCTGACATTGCAAAGGAAAAGGCAGAAGCCGCCGCAACCGCTGCGTCAACCGCAAAAGACGCTGCTGAGTTAGCCGCAAACTCTTCGGAAAAAAGCAAAGACGCTGCGGCGAAGAGTGAAGCTGCGGCGAAGCAGTATGCGGACAATGCAGCGGCTATCGTAAGCACCGACCCCACCCTGACCGTCAAGGGCGCACCCGCAGATGCCAAAGCCGTGGGCGACCGCATCAACGCTATCAAAATCGAGACCGACAAGACCCTCACCATCTCCGGCGCTGCTGCGGACGCTGCGGCTGTAGGCAGCATCGTACTGCCCCGGGTGGTGGTGCAGACGGAAGCGGGAAGCACCGTCACCGCAGTCAGCGGGGACAAAAAGGTAACTGGCACGGCCACCGACGGCAGCTTTTCTGCGGCCCTGCCCCACGACGGCGAGTGGGAGGTCACCGCCACGCTCGGCACCGGCGTGGCCACGGAGACAATGCAGGCGGAGTATTGCCGCACCAAGACCCTTACCCTGACCTACTACACCCTGACCGTCACGGTTAAGGCGGGCAGCACCGTCACCGCCCAGTGCGGGGACAAGACCGTCTCAGGCACGGTGCCGGAAAGCGGCAGCGTCAAGCTGTATCTGCCCATCGCAGGCACGTGGACGGTAACGGCCACGCTGGGCGACGAGACCACCACCGCCACCGTAGAGGTCACCGAGTACAGGGACTATCCCCTTGAGCTGGCCTACGTCCACATCTACGGCGCAAGCTGGGACGGCACGAGTACGACCAAGTGGAGCCGCACCGACGAGGCAGCGGAGTTTACCGACCCTGTACCGTATGTTGCGGGCGCAAAGAGCTACGGCAGTCCTTTTGATGACCGTCTGCCGTGGAGCGGCATGGTAAAGAGCGAGCGCACCGGCGGCACGATGGTGGCTATCCCCAAGTTCTGGTATCTGTTGGAACAGTCCGGTTCCGGCATGAGCATCAAGATCGCCGACAAGAAGGTGGCTGGCTACTCCGTCTCTCCCGTTCACATGGACAGGGGAGACGGCAACGGCGAGCGGGACGTGGTCTATGTTGGCCGGTATCACTGTGCCAGCGGCTACAAGAGCAAGACCGGCAGCCCCCCGCTGACAAGCATGACTCGCTCATCTGCCCGGACGAGCATCCACAGCCTCGGCTCTGCCATCTGGCAGTGTGATTTTGCCATGCGGTTTACGCTCTGGCTGCTGTACATCGTCGAGTTTGCCGACTGGAACAGTCAGGCGAAAATCGGCTATGGATGCAGTCCGAGCAGCAACACCTTTACGATGGGTTATACCGACTCGATGCCGTATCATACCGGCACCGATCAGAGCAGCCGGGCCACCTACGGCGGCACGCAGTACCGCAACATCGAGGGCCTGTGGGATAACGTGTTGGACTGGTGCGATGGCTGCTACTACAACAGCAACGGCCTGAACATCATCTTGAATCCCTCCGAGTTCAGCGACAGCAGCAATGGCACGGCGGTCGGCGTTCCGTCCAATGGCTGGCCGTCCGCATTCAAGGTCAAGACAAACGGCGGCTTCCCGATGTTTATCCCCACATCCGCGTCCGGTAATGATGCAACGTACTCGTGCGATAACTGGTACTTCAGCTCGTCGGGCCCGTGCCTCTGCGTCGGTGGTAGCTATAGCCACAACTCCAACTATGGTTTGTTCTGCGTCAGCTACAGCAGCGCGTCGAGCTATCGCGGGGACATCGGCTGCCGCCTCCAGGAACTCCCCAACGGGGGAGTCTGAGGGGGCCGCAGCCCCCCGCAGATAACCGCGCCGTAAGGCGCTGAACTTTATATGGGACTGTCTGTGCATTGCCGGTGTTTTTTGTTCTTAGGCCTCGTGCGATAACTGGAACTTCAGCTCGTCGAACCCGTGCCTCTACGTCGGTGGTAACTATAGCCACAACTCCAACTATGGTTTGTTCTACGTCAACTACAACAGCGCGTCGAACTATAACGGGAACATCGGCTGCCGCTTCCTTTTTGATATTTCCAACCTCACAGATTCTTGGCACAGACAGCCGCACACCCCACGGTGAAGATAGGCATTTTGGGAGCAGGCTAGTACACTCCGCAGGGAGCGCTGGAAAGCCTGTACAGCTAAAAGGAGGTATCCCAATGAAAAGGGCTGGAAAGCTCTTTGATACGCTAATCTCAGATGATAATTTGTTGCTTGCCATTGATGAAGTCAACCGCACCCACCATTGGTGCAAGGGCCACCGCCCCAACACCTGCACGGCGTGGGTGGAAGAAACCAAAGCGGAGCGGGTGAAAGACCTGCGCCGTATGCTCATCAAGGGTTTTGAACCGAAAAAGCCCCATGTCAGCCAGCGGTGGGACGCGAACGCCCGGAAGTGGCGCACCATCAGCGAACCGGCCCAGTGGCCCGACCAGTACGTCCACCACGCCCTCATCCAGGTGTTACAGCCCAGGATGATGCAGGGAATGGATTTTTACTGCTGCGGCTCCATCCGGGAGCGCGGGCCGCACCGGGAAAAGAACGCCATCCAGCGATGGATGAAGTACGACCGCAAGGGGACGAAGTACGAGTTTTGCGGCGACATCCGCCACTTTTACGACAGCCTGACCCCGGAAGTCGTCATGGCCCGGATGCGGCAGCTCTACAAGGACTGCCGTGTCCTCGACCTCATCCGGCGCATCATCCGGGACGGCGTAAAGCTGGGGACGTACACTTCCCAGTGGTTCGCCAACGCCGTCTTACAGCCCCTTGACCGGCTCATCCGGGAGAGCGGCTATTGCAAACACTACGCCCGGTACATGGACAACATGACGGCATTCGGTCCCAACAAACGCAAGCTGCGGAAGCTCCGCTTACTGGTCGAAGACTGGCTTGACGCCCACGGCCTGCAGCTCAAGGGCGACTGGCAGGTGTTCCCGGTGGCAAAACCGCAGCGCAAAGAGCCGCTGCTCCCGCCCCGGCGTGGCTATGAGCGCACCAAAGGCCGCCTGCCGGATGCCGTAGGCTATCGCTACGGCAGAGGGTACACCATTCCCCGCAAGCGGAATCTGCTGCACATCAAGCGGGCGCTGGCGCGGTATCGCAAGCGCAGGAGGCAGGGGAGGCCCATCACGCCCAGAGCGGCAGCAAGTCTGCTCTCGCGCCTCGGACAGCTCCGGCACTGCAACAATTATCATCTCTATCAATGGCTGTTTCGGGGAGAGCGGGTCGTCCGCGACCTGAAGCACGTCGTCCGAGAGCATCGGAGAAAGGAGAACCTGACGTGGACTATGTTTTTGGCACAGAGGGCGGCGCAGAGGTCCTCAAGACCATCGGCGACACTCACACCATCCTGACCGGCTACCACCAGCTCGAGAGGGAGTATCCCGACCAGACCATCACCGACAGTTTCCGGGTCGTCCGCAAGCTGCGTAGCGCGGAGGATGCGGAGGGGCGCTGCTATGACTGGTACGAAATCGATCGCCACTACCGGATGACCGACAAGACCGGCCCCGTGGCGGAGCGGCTGGCAAAGACCGCCGCGGAGATGGAAGATGCCCTGTGTGAGCAGGATATGGCATCACAGGAGCGGCTGGCGACTATCGAGGACTCACTGTGCGAGCTGGATGCCGCCGTCAACAAGTAAGGAGGGTTTCAAAATGGATAAAATCTGGGCAAACAGATTGATTGCCGGTACCAAGACTTGGGCAGAGATGCCCGCATCCCGCCGCACCGAGGTCAAAGCCGAGCTGGCGAGGCGGGTGACCGACGGCGAGATCAGTGAAGAGGATTATAAGCGCATCACCGGGGAGGACTACTACAATGGATAAACTGCTGGAGCTGCTGGAAAAGCTGGTGCGGGCCATCTTTGGCCCGGGGGACGAGCGGGACACCGGCGAACCTGAGCCTGCGCCCCAAGCCCCCAAGGCAGAGGCTGTCACCGGCTGGGAGGGTGGCCCGCCCTATCGCTTTGTGGATGTGAGCCGGTATCAGGGCCTTATCGACTGGGCGCAGGTGGCTGCGGCGGGCTACAAAGGGGCAATGCTCAAGACCGTGAGCACCAACCGCAAGCTCTCCAAGCGGGCAGACGGCCTGTACATCGACCCGACCTTTGAGACCAACTACCGCAACGCCCGGGCTGCCGGGCTGGATGTGGGCGTCTACTACTACACCTACGCCACCAGCGAGGCGATGGCCGATGCAGAGCTTGCCCTGCTGCGGCAGGCGGTGCGGGGCAAGGAGCTGACCCTGCCGGTGGCGGTGGACGTGGAGGAAAACAAGCTCAAGCCCATGAGTACCCTCGACCTCACCAACCTCACCGCCTATGCGCTGGAACAGGTGGAGCGGATGGGCTTTTACGCCCAGCTGTACACCTACACCGGTTACAAGTATGAGCTGGACATGGCTCGGCTGTCCTCTCGGTGGGACGTCTGGCTGGCCGACTACACGGGCGAGACCCCGAAGGTGCGGTTCAAGTATAGCGCCCACCAGCACACCAGCAAGGGCAGCGTTCCGGGCATCACGGGCAACGTAGACCTCAACGTCACCACCGTCAACTACCCGAAAATCATCCGCAAGAAGGGCCTGACCCGTCTCCGGGAGGGCAAATGACCGAAAAAGAAGCTTTGCTGTGGGTGCTGGGCATCCTGGGCAGCCTGTGCGCTGCAGCCATCACCATCGACAAGGTGCTGGAAATCATCCACAAGTACATCAAAAAGGCTCAGGAGCCGGACAACGTGCAGAACAAGCGGCTAGATGAGCTGGACAAGCGCGTCGGAACCTTGGAACTGGGGCAGCTCCAGCATACACAAGCCCTTGCAAGAGACCTCCGGCGATTTGACGGCATTGACGAAGAAATACGCCTTGTTCTCGTTGGCGTACAAAATCTTTTGGATTCGCAGCTGTCCGGAAACAACCGGGAAGGTATGCAAAAAAGCAAATCCGATATCAACAACTACCTACTGAAAGGAGTAACAAATCATGGAAGCAATGTTTAACTTTATCCCCGCGCCCATCGCACTGGTACTGATGTTCATCGGCTTTGCCGCGCTGGCCGTTGGTGCCATCCGGCTGGGCTACAAGCAGTACGTCAAGAACTGGGCGCTGGAGCTTGTGACCATCGCTGAGGACAGCATCATGGGCAGCGGCCAGGGCGCTAAGAAAAAGGCACAGGTCTTTGCCGCACTGCGCGGCGCACTGCCGGACTGGCTGAAGCCTTTCATCACGGATGAAGTGCTGGACAGTGTGATCGAAAAAGCTGTCAGTCTGATGAAGAAGGCACTGGCAGAAAAGAAACCTACCATCAACAAGGGGTAATTTATGAGCCACATGAAAGCGGCACTAAGCAAGGAGTGATTGTATGAACGCAGTGAATGTCGAAGATTTGCTCGATTTGATTGAATCCATGAAACGCGTATCTGCGGATGAAATTATTGCTGCATCAAAAGAGAGCAATGAGCTGGAGCGCATCGCACACATCGCAACGGAAGCAACTTATAATGCCGTTATCGAAAAGCTGGAAAGCCTCCGCGTGTACGCAGTAATCGTTTTGGATAGCAAGGAGTAAGGAGACAAAAAATGTTTCATTATCACTACATCAAAGTCATTGCTGATTCCGAAAACATGAGCACGAAAGAAATCACTTCTGTTCTGCAAAAATACTTTGCAAAACAGAACAATGGTTTTTACCTCGAAATCGACTTGGATGACCATGCCGCTGATTTCGATGGTAGCGGAAAATGGCTCAAGCGGTTGGAAGGAAATATTTTGTGGCTAAATGGCGAATACGTTGCGTTCAGCGGTGTACAAGAAAACAACCCGGACGATAGCGTTATCGTCAAAATTTCCGCAATTCGTTATCTCATTGTTCACAATAAGGAGTAATATCATGGCAAGCATTACATACGAGCATCCCGGTGGCTTTACCGAGATGTACGCCGCACAAGAGCAATTTCGGCACGTCACGAAAATGGTGACAAAACGTCACCATTTCGCCGCGCTTGGCAATATGGTGCGCAACGCAGGACAGCTGCCGCAGCCTTTCTGGCTCGGTGCTGCCTGTGGCGGCGGCTCGTGTAGTCTTTCCGCCAGCGTTGCAAGGGCTTAATGCAGAACAGATAAAAGCTGTGATAAAACGTGCGCCGCTTGGGAGG